CTTTTTTTTTACTGCGACTTTTATAGGGAATAAAACTCGTTTCATCATCATTATAGTTTAGATAATCCGATTCATCATAAATATCTTCATCTCCCCAGTAGCAATAAGAACCATTTTGGTAATAGTTAGAATATCCATAATTACCATATCCGGCATAAGAATCTTCTTTATATTCATAAAATTTAGGATTTTGATATTGATCTTCTAAAATTTCCTTTACTTTTCTCTGAGTCTTATACATTTCGTTAATATAAATACGCTCATAAGATGTATGTTCATCCATATAGCCTGCCGATAAATTTACTCCTGCAAAACCAAATTCAGGACAAACTTGACAAATATCTGTATAAGATCCATTGTGAGTTTTAAAACCAAAACTATTGATATATTCTTCGAAGTCTATATTATCTAAATAATAGTATACAGATTCTCCAAAACCTTTTCGATCTAATTGAATTGCGAAATTAATTTCTGTCAAAGCTGTTTGCACATCTTCTCCAAAGTAATTTTCTACATTTTTTGTGAAGAAACTAGATCCAATAGTTCCAATTTCCTCGTCCCAACAAAATAATACATGAGGACGATATCCTTGTGTTAGCATATCTAAAATGCTAAAAACTCCACAACGGTCATCCCCACCAATGCCATCGGGACACCATAAAACATTTTTTTCTTTATCGTGGAAAATAGTTTCCTCTGTTGGAGCTACTGTATGGACTGTATCCAAATGAGCCAACATAAGAACAGGAATATCTCCTTTAGCATAAATAAAACTACCATCAACACGATAAATATCTCTAGAATTATACATCGATTCTATTTGACCTAATAAATAAAAATGAAGTCCTTCTTGTGTCATTTGTAAAATGTTTTTAAAGGTTTGTAAACCTAATTCTTTCTTTTGCATTTTATAAAATTCCCCCTTTTTTAATAATCCCAATCATCTTCGTCGTCCCAATAATCATCTTCATCATAGTAAGCATCTTCGTCAAAAAGACCTCCAGCTTCGATTGATCCATCAATGAAGAAATTACAAGTTGGACTTATGACTGAATCAACACCTACTTCAAAACGAATATTGCATAATTCAGTTTTGTCAGTTTCATCATAAAAATCTTTATTGAAATGTTTTCTTAAAATATTTTCAGAATTATTTTCTCCTTCAATATTGTATTTTTGTTTGTCTAAAACAATCATTGGAACTTTGTTCATAGCTCCATGTGTAATATCATTATAGTGAATTTCACTACTTTCTCTAATAGTATCTTCTGCATCAGAAGAATCAATAAATCCATAAGCAACATTGTCTTCTCCAAAAGTATCTACAAATAATTTACGTAAAGCTTTAGTATTATTTTTATTAACTCCTGGGTATGAGCGAGATAAAAAGATAGCATCTAACTCTGTATTGAACATGCCCATTCTACGCCAAATTTTATCTGGGATACTATCTTGACTTCCTAAAATGATTTGACAAATAAAACTTGAACCATCTAATAAATAAGAAACTGGTCCAGCACCGTAACAACCATCAATAATAGAATGGCAAGAAGACCATTCTCTGGTTTTGTTTACAGACATCATTAAAATATCAAGGGGATCAATAGAAACTTCTAAAACTCCCCGAGCCAATAATGATTCATTAAAGGCTGATAGATAAATTTGTATTTGATTAACCAATTTTTTATTTTTTAGGACACGCTTAAGAGATTTAGAAATTTTTGCTCCAGCTTGGAATGATTCACCTAAAATTTCTTTATTTGTCATAAAACGGTTTTTTTGTAATTCTTCTAAAGAAAAACTACTAAAATAAAGTGCTATAATTTTCCCTTCATTTTCTTCCATAGTCATTGATTTAATTTTAGACAAAAATGAGGAATAAAAAGCATCTTTAATTTCTGAATTTGACAATGCGTTTTCAACGCTTCCTTCTAGTCTTAATTTGTTTCCAAATTTCTGAAAAATAGGAAATTTTGCTTGAGCCCAATCTCTTGCCCATGCTCGTCTAGTATCTGTATCGAAACCACCATTGATGCTATATAAAATATTATCAATCTCTTCCCAAGATTTTTTCATCATTGGTTCCATCAAATTTAATTTTTCTTCGATAGTATATGTTTTTTCCATTGCAAAATCTCCCTTTTTTTATTTTATTATTGTAAATTAAAATTTACTCCTTGTTCTGTTAAAAAATATTTCCGAGGAGTATCAGCAGTTTTGTCTACTAGTCCTTTTTTATTCAATGAAGTTAATACACCTGGAACTCCATTAGGCATCATAAATGCTAATTCTGCCACACGTTTAGAAAATACTGCATCTTCTTCTTTGTCAATATGAGCTTCTTGTAAAGCTTTTAAAACTTGCATACCTTTTTCTGTTAATTTAATTTCTTCCATTTAAAATCCGCTCCTATTTTTTATTTATTAATTCATTTTCTATAATATAATTATAACAAATTGAACTAACTTTTTCAAATTGTTATTTCTCATAAGCTATTTTATCTTTTTGTTTCTTTCATTTAACTTATAATTAATTATATCATCTAATATATAAAAATTCAAATAAAAAATCCCAATCATCTAGATTGGGATTAATTTTAAATAATTTATGAGGCATATGGAAGAACTGTAATTTCAATTGTAGATTGATCAGAAAGAGTAGCTGTTCCTCCAGTTACTTGACCACCTTCATTTGTTGTTAAGGTAATAGCTGTAATAGATTTTCCATCTGCACCATTTGCTCCAGGAATTCCTTGTTCTCCTTGGTCTCCTTTAGGTCCAGCAGGTCCGATAGGTCCAATTTCACCTGTTTCCCCCTTATCTCCTTTAGGTCCAGTTTCGCCTGGGTCTCCTTTAGGTCCTTTTTGTTCTTGCAAGAAATCTACTAAAGAAGCAAATGATTCTTGTGTCATAGTTTTTCCAGTTGCAAATAATGCTTTAATTTGTTCTGCGCTCATTTTGTTTCCTCCTATTTTTTAAATATATTTGAGAACTTATCTCTTTTTATTATGAAAAAGTCTTATTCTGCTTTTCCAACTTTTGCCTTACCTACTATAGCTTTCCCTACAATAGGCTCTTCACCCGATTCCTCTTCCTTTTTATAAGCAATAGCTCTATCAGTAGGACAAATCATATAATAGAAATCTTCCATCTTGTTTTTACGATGATTGATAACCATATAATTTTCTTCATATTCTCGTCCGCAATGAGAACATACATAAATATCTTTTTTCATTCTCTTTCCTCCTTTTGGTAATCGCTAATACTATTAAAAAGACCTAATTTGAAACAATAAAATAAAGCCCTATTATAAAATAGGGCTTAAATTATATTATTCTTTTACTTCGCCAGTTAATAAGAAGTCAATGAATTCTCTATTAATAGGACTATTCCCAGTCAAACGGAATTCAAAAGAACTATCTTCAAGAGGTTCCCATGAAAAACCTAAAGAATCTAAAATAATTTTAGTTTTTAATTGAAATTCTTCTCCTCGATTTTCACATTTGAAAATATAGTCCTTTAGAATTTCAAAACAATCTTTTTTAGATGTACCTAATTCTTGATACTTTTTGAAAGTTTCATTCATTTTCCAAGCTTCATCAAGAATGTTTGGCAATTCCTGAGAAAAGATTTCTTTCCATTCGTCAGAATCAATATCTTCTGCGTCTTCGTGATATTTTCCATCAACTCTCCAAATAAAGCAGTCATGGATACAAGCAGTTACTCCATCTGACAATTCTACAACATCTTCTTGAAGAATATAACTATCAAGAGTTTCACACCATGCAGCATCAGAATTTAAGATATATTCTTCTAAATAATCTGAGTAAGTAGCATCTTTTGCATAAACCCAAGAGTCTTCTTTAGATCCAATGGCATGAACAGCTTCTTCGCTCCAAATATTTTGTCCTTCTTTAGTAGACCAAACGGTTTCTTCTCCACAATATTCGCAAACATAGACGATATCTCCAAAAATATCTAATACTCGAATACCATAATCTTCATCAAAACGTTCTTCACAACATGGACAGATTGATCTTGAACCATAGTAGCATTCTTCACAAAGACCTGAGGAACTTGCAGGATCATCTTTAGAACCACATTCGAGACAAACAAAAGTACTTTGTGCATTAATTGGGATAGTTTTGCCTTCTTCATCTTGGAAAATAACCGGAGATCGTAAACCTCGAATTGCATCATCCCAGTTGAAAGCATCTACATAACCATATTCATTACAATCTGAACCATTTCTCCAACGAAAACGAGTTAAATTTTCTTCAATTTGGTTAATTTTCGCATTACCTTCCCAACCCAATAAAGATAAAGTTGCATTACTAATCATATTTTGTAATCCATTATTCAAACGAGGATATCCTTTTTGAGATAAAAGAACTGGAACAGTTTCTTCTTCATAGTCAACTTCAGAAACGAACATCATTTGACGCCATACTTTTGGAGCTAAATAACCAAACTCTTCCAAATCTTTTTCCATTACAGTAAAACCAACAAAAGCATCTGGTCCAACCATATAACCTAGTGTACCATTATTATATTCACCTTCGTCAGGATGCATACATGAACGCCAGCTATTTCCATAACTAATTAAGAATAAATCTTCTGGTCTGATAGATAGAACAATTTTTCGTCCATCAAAATTTGCTCCTGATGTAAAGCTAGCCATTTCTCCACCAACAATTTTATTTTTAATATCAGAAACAGCTTCTTTTACTCCTTTAGTTGAAGAAATGTTTTGAGCAGTTAATGCTGACACATCAACTAAAGAATTTAAAACTTTAGTCAAACGTTGTCCATGAAAAGGTAACATTCTGAATTCATCTTTCATAATTACCTTTTTATTTTCAACTCTAATTTTGTTTAAAGTATTATAAGCTGATGTTTTAAAAACGTCAATGAAATTATAAGAAATATCCAAATCACGTAAATCATAGTATAATTTATCCTCTACATAATTTTTCATTTCTTCAAATGAAAATTCTTCCATGAAATCTTTGAAATCTTTAGGATCTAAAACAATTCGTCCATTTGTTCCATCAAAGATTTTTTGTAAATAAGAGTTTTTCATTTCCATTCCTTTTGCATAATAATCTAAATATTGCGAGTCAGATAGTGAACCCCACTCATAAAATTCATTAAAGATTTCTTTTAGATTTGCTTTAACCTCTTCAACGTTATAATTTAGCATAAATGAAAAACTCCCTTTCTTTAACTTATATAAATATTATATCATTTTAAAAATTACTTTTCAAATAATGTTTTTGAAATCTAAACTTCATTTGAATTTTCGTTTTTAAAACTTGATTACAAAACTATTATATAATTTTTAAAAAAGTTTTTCAACCAAGAGAGACAAGAAACTAGCCTTTTCTTAAAAAGCACTTGACTTTTTTCGCTTAGTATATATTTTTATAAATATTTTTTTATATAAAAAGGAAGTTTTTTGCTTATATATTGTCACCACCCCCACTACTGTCCTCTCTTGGGTTGACTTTTCTGTGTTTTATATATATAATTAATATAGAGTTTTAGGTAATTATAAAAGTAAAAATTCTTGACTTTTTGATTATTATATGTTATAATTAATTATAAAGATAAATAAAGAACTAAAATTTGAAGGAGTGTATTTTTAAATGAAAGAAGAAATTATTAAAAAATTTATGAGTGCCTTAAATATTTCAAGAGAAGCAGCTTTAGAGCTATATGATTATGACGAACGAGTAGAAAAAAGTAATAAGCCTGTAGAAGGAGAAGTTGTAGTTAAAAAGGTTCCTAAAACTTCAAAGAAAAAAGGTATTCAAAAAGAAGAATTAGATGCAATGAAAGATTTGTTATCTAAAATGTTCCCTAATGGAGAAGAGTTTAAAAATAGTCAATTGTCCCCATTATGTGAGGAATTAAACTTAACTAATAGACAAACTCCTTCAAGATTAAAAGCATTAAAAGAAGAAGGTTTCTTAGAAGATTTAGGTGGGTCACCTAAAAAATATAAGATTAAATAAGACAGAATGTCTTGGTTTTTTCAGAGAAACTTTCTTATATTGAGTTTTAAATAAACTACCGATATAGGAGAGGATGAAAGTTTTATGTTAAATGTAATGAAAAAAGATGGTCATATTGAAGTTTTTGATACGAAGAAAATTCAGGAAGCAATTTTAGCTTCTGCAAGGAAAATTCTTTCTAATGAAGAAGAGTATGATATGCAGCAAAAAGCTTTAATTATTGCGAATGAGGTAGCTCGTTTCTTAAATTCAACTGAAGATGAAAATGCAGTTATTATGACATCTAAAATTCATAATGTTGTTCTGGAGATTCTATCTAAAGAATGGGAAGTTGTTGGAGCTTCTTATGGAATGTATAGGAACTATAGAAAACAAATGGCTAAAACATTTTTAAAAAGTTATGAGGAATCTGAAACTGTTCTTCATGATGGAGATAAAGAAAATGCTAATAAAGATAGTGACTTGAATAGTACAAAACAAGCCTTAATTGCGAACAATAATATGCGTGGTTATATGGAAACATTTGAAATGGATAAAGATTGGATTGAAGCTCATAAACAAGGTTGGATACACATTCATGACTTGGCAGAGCGTTATTTGCGCCAGCAAAATTGTTGTTTGTTTAACATGGCAGGTTTATTAGATGGTGGTTTCCAATTAAATGGAACAGTTTATGCAGAGCCTAAACATTTTGATTCTGCGATTAATGTAGTAGGAGATGTTACTTTATTTGCATCCGCACAACAATATGGCGGTTTTACTATTCCTGAAATAGATACTGTTTTAGCTAAATATGCTGAAAAAAGTTATCAATCAAATTTAAAATTTATTTTAGATAAATTTGGAGATATTGCTAATAAAGATATTATGGAAACACTAGAACAAGCAGCTTACGACATGACTGTTAGAGAGCTAGAGCAAGGATTTCAAGGCTTTGAAACAAAATTAAATACAATTAGTAATTCTTTAGGACAAATTCCTTTTGTAACAATTACTTTTGGTTTGGATACAACTCAATGGGGAAGAGAAATTTCTAAAGCTATTTTGAATGTACGAATTAAAGGAATTGGAGAAAATAAATCAACAGCTGTATTTCCTAAATTATCTTTTTTACATAGAAAGGAAATTAATGGAAGTCCAGAATCTCCTAACTACGACATTAAACAATTAGGAATTCAATGTTCTCGATTAAGACTATATCCTGATTGGTTATCACTAGATAGTGGAAATCTTGCAGAAGTATATGAAAGATCTAATCAAGTTGTATCTGGGATGGGATGTAGAGCATATTTAAGTCCATTTTGGGATGAACAAGGAAACGAAATTTACACTGGACGATCCAATATTGGAGCTGTTACGTTGAATCTTCCTAAAATTGGCTTAGAGTCAAAAGGAGACTGGAATAAATTTTTTGATCTAATAGATAAATATTCTGATATTGTTTTTGCTATTCACGAAGATTATTATACTAAAATTAGTAAAACAAAAGGCTCCTCTAATCCTCTATATTTTTGTGAAGGTGGAGCTTGGACAAAAGTAGGCTATGATGAAGAAGTTGGAAAAATATATGAAGCTTCAACTGCTTCATTAGGATATATTGGAATTTATGAAACATTAAAAGCAATGGATGTTCCAAAAGAAGAATATCTTAAATATGGGACTAAAATTGTTGCATATTTGAAAAAATTAACAGAAAAAGCTACAATTAATTATAATCATTTATATGCACTTTATTCAACTCCAGCAGAAAGCTTGTGCTATAGATTCCAGAAAATTAATCGTAAAGATTATGGAGTAATTAAAGATGTGACTGACAGAGAGTACATTACAAATTCTTTCCATGTCCCAGTATGGGAAGATGTTAGTGTTCCTGAAAAAATTGCTTTTGAAGCACCATTCCATAAACTTGCAACAGGTGGGCGAATTTCTTATAATGAATTTGTTTATGGAGTAGATAATTCTGTACTAGAACAAGCAATTAACTTTGCTATGGAAAATGGAATGTATTATGGAGTTAATGTTGTTGCAGGAACTTGTAATCAATGTGGTTATAGTGGAGATTTTCATGACAATTGTCCTAAATGTGGTACCCATGATATCACAGTCGTAACGAGAGTTTGTGGGTTAACTATAAAAAGTTCTCTTTAAAAAACTTAAAGGCTCACGTAAAACAGGATAAATTGCGGGAACATCCTAAAGTTCTTAACTACTAAGCAAATATAGTGATATATTTGTGGCTGAACTAATCACTCAGGTATAGTAAAAAGGTTAAGAAATTGGACAATCCGCAGCGATACCTCTCATTAGAGAGAGACGTTCAACGACTATAAACCTGCTCTGGCTTAATTTTAAGCTAAATGTATAGTCTAGTCCGAGATAATATGTAGTATAATAGGAGTTGTTACAGTATAGATTTTTATGTATACATTCATTATACTAAAGATACAAAAGAAATATTTTATGTAGGTAAGGGTATAAATAACAGAGCTTATTCAAAAGTTAAACGAAATAAGTTTTGGTGGAATATTGTTAATAAGCATGATTATTGCTTAAAAATTTTATATTCAAATTTATCAGAAGAAAAGGCTTTCCTTTTAGAGAAGGAATTAATTAAAAATCTAAAAGCTATTGGATTAGCAAAAGCAAACTTCCATGAAGGAGGTTCAGGAGGAAATACAATGAAATACGCCCCTCTTGGAGAAATCCAAAAGTGGAAAGAAAGTTTATGCTCCGCCCAACAAAATTTAGATTTAGAAACTAGACAAAGATTAAGTCAAATTCGTAGTCTAAATGTAAGCGGAGATAAAAATCCTCAATTTAATAAGCCTGGATTTAATACAGGTCGCAAATTTTCTGATGAACATAAAAATAAAATTAGCAATGCTTTAAAACAATATTCTATGACAGAAGAACACAAACAAAATATAACAAAATCACACAACAAATATCTATTAAAGGTTATTACAGATAATGGAGAAGAAATTATTTTTAGTTCTCTAAAGGAAGCTTCTGAAACACTAGGAGTTCCTAAGACTACATTATCTAGTTGTGGACATGGAAATAATGGCAGAAACAAAACCCATTATTCTTCCAAATATAAACTTACTGCATATTATCTAACATAAGTATCCCGAAAGGGACGGTAGATTCGATTTATCCTTTGATCAGATTCATGGTGACTCACGTTATAATCCTGGTAAACAAAAAGAAGTTAAAGAAAGAGTTAAACATAATTTCAAATAAAAGGAGAAATGTATGAAAGAAAAGGAACAAGAGGTTATTGAAAAGTTATATGCTTATGTATCAGAAATGGATATTGTTTTAGCAGAAAAGAAACTACAAACAATTTCTTTAATACTTTTTATTCTTATAGGAGGATATTGTTTAATCTTTTCTTGCCCTGTATTTATTAATATTGTTTCTTTATCCGGCTTAGCTTATTTTGCTTTTACTTTATTGGCAAATTTAATGCTTGAACGACTTTTGGATAAAGAAATTTCAAAAAATGAAGTTTTATTAGAACAAATTCTTAAAAATAAAGAAAAATAAAAAGGAAGGAAGTTTTTTAAAATGATGTTTATTGCAGTTTTTTGTGGGATTTGCGTCCTATTATTAATTGGTTCTGGAATGAAAGCAAATATAGGAAGAGATACTACGAGATTAGAGAATATGGCTTACTTAATGTTTGCCATATTCTTAATTTTGTTTATCCTAATTTTAATTGGGGGAGCATAATATGGCTTATTTACACAATATAAAAAAATATGATATGGAAAACAGTGGTTTAAAAGGAGCCTCAGTTTCTTTGTGGTTTAATCATTGTCCACATCATTGCCCAGGATGCTGGAATTCAGAAACTTGGGAAAGAAATGAAAACTTATATGAGGATAACCAAGAGGTAATAGAAGAGGTGCTCGATGGTCTTGATGGAGGACCAATGAAATTAAATACTCTTGCTCTTTTGGGAGGAGACCCTCTCAGTCCTAAAAATATAAAAGATACATTAGAAATTTTATCGGCAGTTAAAACAAAAAGACCAGAGACAGAGGTTATCTGTTGGACTGGTTTTACTTGGGAACAAGTAACTAAAAGTAAGTTACTTAAACCAGTATTAGAATATTTAGATGTATTAATTGATGGTCGTTTTATGATAGACCGTAGAATCGAAGGTAAAAAATATGGCTCTGACAACCAAAGATGCATTGATGTGAAAAAATCTCTTCAATGTGATAAAATATATTTAATGGAGGGATTTTAATGTTTAGTTTTAATAAAAAAACAGAAAAAAGTTCTGTGAAAAAATATCGTAAAAAACCTGTTGAGGTAGAGGTATGGCTTTTTAATAGAGAAAATTTAGAAACAGCAGAAAGTTGGGTACGTAAGTATTCAGATAAAATGACTTTATTTTCTCAATATGGTGGAGAAAAAATTTGGATAGAAATAAAAACTTTAGAAGGTGTAATGAAAGCTTCTGAAGGAGATTATATTATAAAAGGGGTTAATGGGGAATTATATCCTTGTAAACCAGATATTTTTATTAAAACTTATGAAGAGGTGACAAATTAATGTATGAAACAATAGTTATAGGTGGCGGACCAGGAGCAATGTCTGCCATTCTTTATTTATCTCGGCTTGGTTTAAAAACTGCATGGATCTATGGTTATGGTTTTGGAGGACAAATTCAAAATACAGAAGTTGTAGATAATTATCTTGGGAAGGGGAAAATTTATGCCCCAATCTTAGTAAAAGATATGTATTCTCATGTAGAAGACTTAGAACATATTACACAAATTTTTGGTATGGTTGAAGATGTTAATAAAATTGACGATTCAACTTTTATAGTTACTACCGATATGGGAGAAAAAATTAGTGGTAATACTGTATTAGTTGCAACTGGAGCTTCTCCTAGAAAACTTGGAGTTAAAGGAGAAGAAGATTTTGCTGGTTTTGGCGTTTCTTATTGTGCTATTTGTGACGCTCCTTTGTTTAAAGATAAAGAAGTAGCAATTGTTGGTGGTGGACAAACTGCTTTAGAGGACGCACAAATCCTATCTCGTCATGCAAAAAATGTATATTTAATTCATAGACGACAAGAATTTAGAGCAACAAATGTCGAAGTAAAACAAGCAAAAAATACTCCAAATATCCATTTTCTCTTGGACACACAAGTTACTTCCATTATGGGAAAAGACGATGTTGATTTTATTGTTATTAATGAAAAGGGAATTGGTCACAGAACTTTATCGGTGGATGGTATTTTTATAGCTATAGGACAAGTTCCTCAAACTGATTTTTTAGTTGAAAACTTTAATCATATTTTGCGAGATGGCTATGTAGAAACAATGAGAAATAATAAAGTAGAAGATTTAGGCATTTTTGCCATTGGTGATGTAGTTTATGGGAATAATAAACAAATTGCTATTGCTGTAGGAGAAGGTGCGAATGCCGCAATAGAAATTAATAAATATTTATCAGACCCTAATTTTTGATTTTTTATGTATAAAATGTTAATATAAATATATAACAAAATAGGAGGACAAAATTATGACTGTATATGCTATGTCAGATATCCATGGAAATTTTCAAGCCTTAGAAAAAGCTTTAGATTTCTTATTTAATAAAACAAAAATTTCTATTGGTGAAGATAAACTTATTTTTCTTGGAGATTATATTGATCGTTCTCCTGAAGGGTATTCTGTTTTAAAGACTATTTATGACTTACAGCAAAAATATGGAGAAGAAAATATTATTGTTTTAATGGGGAATCATGATGAAATGTTTTTAGAGTGGTTAAAAGAGCCCTCTAATACTCTTCATTTAATTAATGATAAACCATTAACGACTGTCAAAAGTTTTATAAAACCTCTTAACAAGGAGTGGAACTTAATTTTTGACGGAGTAAATGCTATTTATGATATAAGCGATCCTAATAATCAAATTAAAGTTACGCAAGAAGTTATTGATACAATCAAGACAGAATATAAAGAATTATTAGATTGGTATCAAAACTTAGATTATTTTTATGAATATGGAAATGCCTTGTTTGTTCATGCAGGTTTTGAAGAAGAGCCAAGTGGGCTCTGGACAGATTCTTCTAGAGAAGAAATGACTTGGAAATACCCAGCTTCCCTTGGTTATACTCCGTGGAATAGAGAAATTATAGCAGGTCATATAATGACAAGAGAATTGCATTCAGAAGAAGTTCCCCAAGAGAAGAGAGACTCTATTTATAGAAATGGAGATCACATTTTTATTGACGGGGCTGCGCCGATTACAAACCATATTAATATTTTGGCTTATGACGAAAATGGTTATCTATATTATGACGCTGAGACAGGAGAAATTTTACCAGAATAACCTAAGCTTTTTATTGTCATTATTAATTTTCCCTTTTTATTATCTTTAGCAGAGATAAATAAAGAGAGGAGAATTAATATGAGAATCAATGCAGATAAAATAAGAGAATATAGAGAAGAGCATGGAATTAGCATCGACGAGATGGCTGAAATTCTTAATATAGATGGAGAAGCACTTTATGAATACGAAAGTGGAGTTCCATGGTTTGAAGAAGATGCCTTAACTATTTTTACTATTAATAATATTTGTGATAATTTAGATTTTATTGCTATGGATATTGATATTGATGAATTATTTGAAGAATATAATATTTAATTTTATAAAATTCAACTATTGGATTTCCTTTAGTTGAATTTTTTTATTTAAAGTTATATAATATATATGTAAGTTAATTAAGAAAGGAAGTTGCTTAATGAAAGAAGAAATTTTGAACATCCTGTTAGTTGATTTAAAAGAAGATTTAGATAGAGAATTAATTGTATCAGTAGATTTACTTTAGGAGGCGAAAAGCATAAAAAAGACTATTAAAATTCATGTAGATGGAAGTTACAAACAAAAAGTAAACCCTGATGTAGCTGGCTGGGGATTTTGTGTTGAGGCAGAAGAGCAAGAAGTATTATATACTGCTTCTGGTATTGTAAACAATCCAGTCTCTAGACAGATTGATGGAGAGATTCAAGCTGCTAAGGAAGCTATTAATTGGTGTCTTGAAAATGTTATAGATAAAGTAAATACAAAAATTGAAATATATCACGATTATGAAGGCTTAGGAAAATGGGCTGACAATCTTTGGAAGACAAATAAACCCTTAACTACAGAATATAAGCTTTTTGTTTCTAATGCTCGATTCTCAGGACTTAAAGTTTATTTTATATGGGAAAAAGGTCATAATAATAATTTTTTTAATGAAATTGCAGATGAGTTAGCAACTTCTGCCGTTGAAGATTCTGTTGGTTAAAATATCCAATAGAAAATACTATTCTACAAGTAGAATAAATAAAAATAGGGGGTTTTAAAATGAATAAAGATTTATTAGTAAGGGGTGTAAAAAGTACAGTAAAAACAGTAGAAACACAATTAAATAGAAAAGTTCATTCTGTATATTTGACAGGTAGCGCTCTTTATGGAGTTTCTACTCCCGAAAGCGATTTTGATTTTAAGGTCTATGTATACCCCACTTTTTCAGATTTATGCTTTAACGAAAAGCTCTCTAAAGAGGTGGCTGTTAATGAAAACAATGTAGAACATGTCTCTGTAAGAGATGTTCGATTCCAGTATGATGAACTCAATAAATTGTCCCTCAATAGCGCCCACTTACTCCATCCTCCTCTTTTGGGGAAAAGATTATTTACAGAGGAACAGTTAGCACAAGTTTTAGAAGAGAGAAAAGATAATTTTCTTTTTAGTCTTGCTGGTGTTTCTTTGTCAGAATCTAAAAAAGAAGATTCAGGGAAAAAACTTTCAAGAATGTTGTTATTAGAGAATATGTTTACTGCTGTTTTAGAGGATAAATTTACTCTAAATTATTTTTTTGACAAAGATTCCTCTAAAGAAGTATTAGTTAGAGAAAATTTTCATAGATATACAGACTTTGCTAAATTGACTCCTGAAGAATTGATGTTGACAGCCAAGGACTTTAAAAAACAATATAGAGTTGACTGTAAAAAATTGGAAAAGGTTTTAAAAAATCAATTATTAGAAACAGTAAAAACATTTTACAACGTAGGAAAGGAAGTATATTAATGTTTAACATATTAATTACAAAAGATATGAAAATAAATGGAATTACAATTAAGAATGTTCCTGTTAAACAATTAGAAGGCAAAAACGCTCATGGAATTACAAAAGGAGTTGCTAGTAAAATTCAAGATTTAGTTTGGAAAGCTAACGCACTTAAAGTTAATACAATAGATTTTAGCTATAATTTAGGAAAAGAATAGGAGAGTTTTTTATGTTTCTTTATTATGATGAAGGTTTAGTGGAAGATTATATAGACAAAAATATCGTTAAACCTGTATTAAAATTAATTGAACAGACAATAGAAGATGCTGGTAAAGATCCTTCAGAATGGGAATTTTTGAATTTATCAGTATCTTTAAATGATACTGAATTAAAACATATTGAGATTTTTGGAGAAAACAAATTTTATTTTCGATTTATGGCAGAAAATATTCACGTATATATTCACAATAAAGAATTATATATTACAAAAAAACAAGATTCTGGAATAAAATTATCTGATGATATTCTCAATGAAGAAGATATAGATTTAATGGCGAAGGGAATTGGGAATTTTTTGCAAAATTATAAGGAGGAAGAATAATTGAACACATTAAAAATGGATCATTTTGTTGCATCTAGTATTTCTGAAATCCTAGACAATGGAGTTAATTCTTTAGGGGCTCGTCCTAAATACGCCTCTGATGGAAAAACTGCTAATAGTAAATATATAACAGATGTATTTATTAAATTCTATTTGAATAAAGGAGAGTTACCTATTAGTAGATTACGTCCTGTATATACTGGATTAGCTAGACAGGAGCTTTTTTGGATATACCAAGACCAAACATCTGATTTGCAGCCATTAAGAGATAGAGGGGTTCCTTGGTGGGAAGATTGGGCTTTAGAGGATGGAACTATTGGACAACGTTACGGAGCAACAGTTAATCGTTATAATCTAATTGATAGATTAATAGAAGGATTAGAAAAAAATCCATATAATCGTAGAAATATTATTAATTTATGGCAATATAAAGACTTAGATGAAACAGAAGGTTTAATGCCATGTGCTTTTCAAACTATTTGGGATGTTAGAGAAGTTAATGGAGAAACGTTTTTGGATATGAGTTTAATTCAACGCAGTTCAGATTTTCTTGTAGCTGGTATGGGTATTAATCAAATCCAATATGTAGCATTACAAATGATGGTAGCTAAACATTTTGGGTGGAAAGTAGGAACTTTTTCTTGGCATGTAATGAACTTGCATATTTATGACAGGTATTTTGCTCAAGCTCAAGAACTAGTTACTAGATTTGAAAAGATGAACCAAGAGGAACAAAAAGAAATTGAGTTTTATTTAGACGTCCCTGATAAAACTAATTTTTATGATATAAAACCGAGCGATTTTGTACTAAAAGGTTATTCCTCTGTAGGAGATCAGATGAAATTTGATATGGCAATTTAATAATAAATTAAGACACCTTAAATGGTGTCTTTTTTTTGTACTTTTTAGCTATAGGATTTTAACGTATTTGAGCTAGGAAAAGCCTCAAAAAATTAAAAGGAAGGTGTAAAATATGTTTAAAGAAAAAGATTTACTTATTCCAATTGGCGTATTTACAGTCGGGGAATCTAAAGAAGATTATATCGAAATGGACCCGTATGAAAAAGGCACTGTTGACAAGTTAAAAGAATATAATGAAAATGGCGTAGTAGAAATGACCGCAGAAGGCGAAAAGAAAGATTTTGATGGATACTCAAAAGGAGATTTCTTCTCTTTTGGAGATAAGGGATTCCCAGTAGTTCGAAGCAATGAAATTTTTACTAAATTAGATGTTGATGGACAATTACTATCATTCCCTAATCATAAACTTATGGAAGGTGATAAATAATGACTCGTTTTTATAAAGGAATCGCTGGTCGTCGAGGGGCTAATCCATCAGGAGTAGTTATTCACAATGATGCAGGTTCTGTTTATGCTAATGCTGCATTTTATCGTGGATGGTTACCTTCCCATGATGCAGAAAATGGCTTTGCTCATTATTATGTAGCTAGCGATGGAACATTCCAAGCAGAAGATGAAATGAATATGGCGTGGCATACTGCAAATTCAACTGGTAATGCGTATTATATCGGTATTGAAGCATGTCAGTCAATGGGACCAGAAAATATTTTTCGACAAAATGAAGAAAATTCTATTAAATTAGCAGCCCAAATCTTAAAGAGATATGGTTTGCAACCTAATAGAAATACTGTAAAATTGCACAAGCAATTTTCACCAACTTCTTGTCCTCACCGTTCTGTTGCTTTACATGGTGATGGATACGTAATGCAAGATTATTTTATTGCTCGTATTAAATCTTATATGGGTTCTAAGCCAACTCCAACCCCAACCCCAGCACCAAGTACTGGAACTAGAAAATATAATATTGACCTAGTTAATATTAATTCAAAAGCTTTCCAAATCAAAGGTTGGTTTACCCCAGCTAAAGCTACGAAAGGTCAAGATATTTGGGTTTATATTATGAGAAAAGGTGGAGCAGAAATTGCCCGCTTTAAAGCGAAAAAAATTCAACGTCCAGATGTTCAAAAAGCAGTTCCAAATCCTAACGGAGCAGATGTTGGTTTCCAAGTAGACGCTCTTACACCAGAAGGTGTTCTAGGAAAAGATTTTGATTTGTTACTTCGTTACAATAACGATAATAAAGAAGAAATTCGCACTAAAGAGCATTGGAAAGCTCCTGCATTAATTAATGAAGGATACCTAGATAAAGTTGCTGGAGATGCTACAGGTGTTACGTTCGCCGGATGGCATCTAAATACACGTCAAAAAGATGGATTTAAACATTATCTATTTGTAACTGATACAAAAACTGGAAAAGAATATGTACGATTCGATATTACAGGAGGGTCTTACTTAGCTTCTCCAGATATCGCTAAGAAATATGGCCCAGAAATCGCTCAACGTAGCAACTGTCGCTTCCATAATTGGTGTGCATTACCAGCAAATCATCCAGCCAGAGGTAAAACTGTTAATATTATTAGCCGTTATGCTCCTGCAAAAGAAATTGACACAAAAACTTCCACAGATAAACTGTGGGGAACTTATAGACTATAAAAATAAGATTAAAAATACCCTTACAAATAAGGGTATTTTTTTGCTTTTTAAGCATAAATTTGTTATAATAATAACAAATAAATTTAAAAAAAGGAAGTGTTTTTATTGATTTATGCTATAGCAGCAATTGGACCGAATGGAGAATTAGGATTAAATAATAAATTAATTTATCATTCTTCAGAAGATATGAAAAGATTTAAAATTTTAACTTGGAATAGGAATATTTATATGGGATACAAGACTTGGGAGTCTTTACCTGTAGAGGCGTTACCCAATAGAATGAACACTGTGGTTTTAGATATGGAAAGAGGAATATCAAAAAAATTACAGGAAGCCATGAAAAATAATGATAATTTAAAAGTCATTGATGAATCAATGTTTCTTGCTCTCTTGGAGATTCATTCATTATCCTCAGATGTTATAATAATTATTGGTGGAGGAAGATTATATGCACAAACTCAATATTATTGGGATAGACTGTATTTAACAAAATTTTATGAAGAGAAACAGGCAGACACATTTTTCCCAGAAGTAGATTATAATAATTATACTATAAAGAACTTCCAAAAGCAAGAAGATTGTGAATTTATTGATTTTTATCGTATAAAATGATATAATTAATATATACTTAAAAAGGAGATAATAAAATGGGAAAACTTGTAGAATATATTTTAGTTAACAAAGAATTAAATATGGGTGTTGGTAAAATTGCTGGTCAAGTTGCTCATGTACAAACAATTATTGATAACAAAGTTTTTGAATTAGATGATAAGATTTATTTTTTGTCAGAAGAAATTCTTGATGAAGATGTTATGGATATTCGTTTTGCTAAAGAAAAAGAATTAATCAATAATTATTATGATTGGCTTTATTCTGGGTCTCAAACAAAAATTATTTTGCGGGCAAAAGAAAAAGATTTGCTTAAAGCAATTGATATAGGAGCAGTATATGTTAGAGATAATGGTTTGACTGAGATTCCTTCAGGTTCGTTAACAGCTGTTGGTTTTTTCCCACAACCAAAAGATAATCTAGTAGATTTTACCAAAAAATTTCAATTGTTATAAAAGGAGATTAATATAGTGAAAATTATTGGATATGTTTTAATGGAAAGAACTTCCTATAATCAAATTTTTGTAAAACTCGAATTTAATTCAAAAGGTGAATATTTGAGATGGTTAAAATTTATGGAAGAATTTGAATCTTTAGACTTAAATAATTTACCAGATTCTAGATTAGATAATCTAATCGAAAAATGGTATCCTGAAGAAGGAAAAGATATTTGCTATGATTTTGGTTTAATTGATAATCATGGAGAATATGTAAATTATATGTATTCAAAAGATTTCTTTATAGAAACCCACGACGGGCTATATAAAAAACTTGCTACTAATAGTTTAGACCAATTAGAATATTCAAAACAAGATTTAGATATTGCATATCGAACTATTATACCAAAAGCCTTAGAGAGTTATACTTCTTATATTTTAGGATTAAATCCAACATTAGATGGATTAATTCAATTTGGCAAACTTTCTGATTTACACAAATTTTTCCCTTCTCTATATTCTTCTTTAGATTTAATTTTAAAAGTGGTTGATACTTTCTTGGCAGAAGGATACGAGGTCATTAAAAATTCTGAAGGCTGGTTTGTTAAAGTGTTTTAATTTGATTTTTTGGGAATAAGATGATATAATATTATTATAATAAAAGATAAAAAGGAGAAAATATTATGAAGAAAACAAAATTTTATGGAGTTGTTTCAACAAGTAAAAAAGTGTCTGAGGTGGCACGTACAAAAGATTCAAAAGGACGCTGGACTTCTGAAGTTCAAAGTGTTTCTCGTCCAATTGATATTTTAGTAACTTCTGATTTTACTAATCGCATTGATGCTTTAAATGATATTGAGGCACAAGCTTCTAAATTAGGTACACTCAAGTTCACCAGCGCTTTTAAATAACATATAATATTAGAAGGGAATTTTTATAATTCCCTTTTTACATAGGAATATAAAAAGAAAGGAGAATGTAATTTCATGAAAATTAAACCTTCTCATAAAATGAAATTGGATGAAGTAGGAGATTACCTACAAAAGGTTTCTCGTGGGGTAGGAACTATTAAGCCAAAAAAGGGTAAAGGCTCGTATAAAAGGAAACCTAAACATAAAGGGAAGTGGGATTAATGGATAAAGATATAAAATATACAATCTCAAATGGAGGCGAAACAATTGGTTATTGGACGCAAGAAGAATATGAAACCTGGATGGCGAAGATTCATGGTACTCACGAATACTCTGAAGAAGAACAAAGAAAAATTGAAGAAGTTAGAAAAAGATTAAATAATATATCTATGACAAAAAATAGTGATGGTAGTTATAGATTTATTAAAGAGGAGGAAAACAGTGTCAATTAATTTATTATATGGTAAACCAGTAGCAGATTCAATTTATGAAAATATTCATTATCCAAATAAAAAAGTTTTGCATATTTTCCAGGTTGGAGATCTAGAAGAATCTAACCGCTATATCAAAAATAAGATTAAAAAGGCTGAATCTTTAGGTATTCCAACTCAGCTACATAAGGCTGAAACTAAAAAAGAGGTCGATAAAATTTTAGAAGAACTTGTATCTTTAACAAAGATACCTAATCGAGATAAAATATCTGGTATATTTGTTCAACTTCCTTTTGAATTTGATCGCTATATGGAAGATACATTTTTGCGCGTAATTCCCCCAGAATTTGATGTTGACGGTTTAACATATTATAATTTAGGACGTCTATTAGATGGACGTAGAACTGATCTAAATTTTGTCCCAGCAACAGCACATGGGGTAGTAGATATGCTAAAATATTATAATATCCCAATAGAAGGAAAAATTGTAGGTGTCATCGGTCGTTCTAATTTAGTCGGGAAGCCACTTATTCCTCTTCTCTTGGAAGAAAATGCAACTGTCATTAGTATGAACTCCTATACTGATAAAAAGAATTTAGCTTCTCTTAGCAAACAATGTGATATATTGGTGGTAGCAATTGGAAAAGCTAACTTTATAGATAGTAATTTCATTAAAGATAATGCTACTATTATAGATGTTGGTATTAATTTTGATGAGTCTGGAAAGTTAGTTGGAGATGTAGATTTTAATTCTTTGAAAAAAGAAGGTTGGAATGGTAATCTTTCTCCAGTACCAGGTGGAGTTGGACCATTGACAATCGCTAATTTAATGAGAAATGTAAATATAGGAGCGTGGAGATAATGATGGATTATTTTAGTACGGAGCAGGTTAAAGATATTTTATCATTAAAAGATTTACAGGGTTATACTATTGATGCTATTTTCCAAGATGATACTCCAGAGCAGGGATATAATAGTTTAATCAAAGTATTTTTGGGATTAGAAAATGTTTTTATCTGTCAAAGAAAAGATTATCTTACTAAGGAAGATTTATACTCTGATGATTCTATGGTAGAATCTATTGCCAAAAAAATTAAAGAATGCCTGTAAAAGGGTATTCTTTAATTGAAATTATTAATTTAAAATGATATAATTAATTATAAAGTTAAATAAGGAGGTAAAAATGATAGAATTAGCCTCTCATATTGTAGATGTGAGTTTAGAACGTAAAAAATATGTTTATCACTTACAGTTACAAAAAATCACGTATTATACTGTATTACAAGGACTAAAATTAAATTTAATAGACAAAGATACCTTTGAAGAATTATATAAATATAAGTCTGATAGATTTACCACGTCAAGATATGGTCCACGATCTGAAACTATATTTCTTCGATATGGAGTTTTTGGGGCGGAAAGGATTTTTACTAATTCTTTCAGCAATTATTATTTAAGAGATATGGATTTTTCCCGCCTGAATCCTATTATTCTTCCTCTTTTGGAAGAACAGACAATGGATTTATGTAGAAAAAGTATGAAAAATCCTATTTTTGAAGAACGATTTAAAAATAATAAAGAACTTAGCATTGAAGATATATTTGAACTTAGCGAAAAATATTCAGATTTGAAATAAAAAATATAAAATGATATAATTAATTATAAAGTTAAATAAGGAGGAAATTTTAAATGAAAAAGAGTTTAGTAGGGTTCTCAATTGTTGCAATGTTTGGTTTAGGTTTAGTAGGATGTACTAAAGGAGAAGTTCCTGACGAACAATGGAAAAGTGAAGATTCTACTGAACAGACAGTAGAAAGTAGCACAGTAGAATCGTCTGAACAAAAAGAACCTTATAAAAAAGATGAGGTTCAATTATCTACACTAGAACAACAAGTTTTAGATGCTTTTCAACAAAGTTTCCAATCAACAGGACCGGTTCGTTTTGATTCTGCAAACAAATATTATATTATTACACCAACAGATCCTCAATTTACACAAGAAATGGCAGCTATCATGGATGGCACACTAAGTTTAGACATCTGGACTAATTTAGTTCAAAATGTTCAACAAACATCCTTGGGTTTACAAGATACTCTTGGTAGTGGATATACAATTATTATTGAAAATCCATTTGAAACAGGTCAGATGTTTTTGGCGGTAAGTGATGGAGAAGTTGTTTTCGATGGTTTGACAGAATATATGACTGGTCAAAACACATAACTTGAAAAAATATGAATAACATGTTATAATATTTATATAAGATAAAGTTACTTGAGTGGTCTTAAAAAGGAAAGACGCATGGTTTAATCTTCCATGAGACGTTGGTTCGAGTCCAACCTCAAGAATATCAGGATTGGCTATCCTTTCACCTTATAGCTAGAGGTTGATAAATATAAAGTGGAATTAACCACAGTTGGCTGCTCCCTAGGTTAAAGAAGATACCTATTGGGTCGGGGCATAAGCTAAGTTAACTAATAAACAACTTCTTTTAGTTAGCTTTTCTCACGAGTGGTTGTTGAGGTTCAATTCCTTCTTAACCTATGGGCGGGGCAACACTCTACCGGAGATAAAAATATATAATTTAGTTTAATGTTCTCGAGAATGGTTGAGATATGGCGGAAAGGTAGACGCAAGGAGAGTCTCCCCATTGGAGACCCCTGTGCATGACGATGCAGTGTAGGTTCAAATCCTACTATCTCAGTTAAACAGGGACTTGAGCTAATTCATTTTAGCCAGTCCTTATCCCGAAAGGGAAAAAATAATTTGACATTTTAAGCATAATATGTTATAATTATTATATAATAAAGATAAGAAATATAAAACGGCTTGTTGGTCAAGAAGTTAAGACGCTCGACTTTCACTCGGGAATCACAGGTGCAAATCCTGTACAAGTCATTAATTTTATTAAAAGGAGGAGTACAATGTCAACTATAGTTGGGAATTTTAGTTTAGATTATCCAAGAACTATTAGTGGTGAACAGAAAATTGAAGCTTTAGAAAAGATCAATAAAATGGGAGATAAAATCATCGATCAATTCTTCTCTAGCCAGGAGACAAATGCTCCAACATTTTTTATCAATAACCGACTTACTAGGACATATGGTAGATATTTCCCTAGTGAAAATAAAATCGAAATGTCCGGTCAGTTTACAAAGATCGCTCTATATCTTGCAAAAGACGAATCTTTATTTGAAAAAGTTTTGAAACACGAACTTGCTCACTGGTATTTACATAAAAGTGGGCGTAAATACAGCGATGGAGAGCCTGAATTTGAAAAATTGTTGTCTTATATTGATTCACTTTCGTCAGGAGCAACTAATAAAAAGCTACAACTAGCTCCAACAACACCTCTTTTAACATTTAAAGTTCATTCTGAATGTGATAAGTGCGGAACATCTAATCTTTCAAATAGACGATTGAATAATCGTTATATTCACACTTCATGTGGTGGTTTGATAGTTGATAAAGAATTGGTTATAGTTAAGTCTTAAAACATATTTGAAAAAAATCTTTCAAAATGTTATAATTAATATGTAAAAAGAAATAAAAAAACTTATTTTAAAAGGAGAGATTCATCATGGAAAAACAAACTAAAGCAGATATGTATCGTAACGCAGCAAAATTGTTGGAAGTAAATGCTCCTGAATATGCAGAAATGTTATTGGAAGATGCCCAAAGAATTGAAGCTCGTAATGCAAGTCGTCGAAATGTTGATACTAAAGTTCAAAAAGAAAATAAACACATCGCTGCTTTAGTAATTGAGTTTTTCCACAATGATGCAGAAGATGGAATTGCTTATGATAGTAGCGAAATTGCAAATGCAGTTGGTATCGAAGTTTCTCCTCAAAAAATGTCAGCGATTATGCGTTTAGTTGGGGATGAAGTAGATAAAGTAAATCAAGCTACGAACAATAAAGATCATGTTGGATATAAAAAGAAAGGAACTGAATTAGTTTCTGACGAAAAGTAGGACAAAATGTCTTAATTAAATATCCCCATATTTTATTGGGGATACACCAGGGTATAGGAGAATTTGGTTAATCCGCTGCATTTGGGATGCAGAGATTGTTGGTTCAAATCCAGCTACCCTGATTGAAACAACGTGTTAAAACGTTGGGCGTGAAGGGATTTATTCCAACACGTTTAAACATTCACCTATGATGAAATGGTATCATGACTGGCTGTTAACCAGTTCTTGTAGGTTCGAGTCCTGCTGGGTGAGTTAATTTTGCGAGAGTGGCGGAATTGGCAGACGCACTAGATTTAGGATCTAGCGTTTTCAGAACGTGTGGGTTCAAGTCCCACCTCTTGTATAATAAAATGGAGAGTCCCTGTTGGCTAAAGGAAGAATGTCTTGAAAACATTTGGCGGTAACACGTCCAAGGGTTCGATTCCCTTACTCTCCTTAAAGAATCTTACAGCAAATATTAATACTTTTAATAATATTTGATGAGAAAAATAAGGTCTAGGTTCGACCCCTAGTATAAGTTTGGTACAACTTATGTGGTGTAATGGTAGCACACAAAAAGCAGATTCTTGTTTTTGGGGAAGGTACCTCCCCAGTATTTGGAGGATTATGCAAATTGGTGAAGCAAGTGGTCTGTAAAACCATGACGTAAGATACATTGGGGGTTCGAATCCCTTGTCCTCCATAGACTGCCTTTGTCAAGCAGTCGAACGTAACTAATTTTTTCACTAAATAAATATCGAATTGTGGCTGATTTCTACGGATTCAGAGCGGAGCATCCCCGCAGGTTGGGCATACTACAGTCCCCCCATGATGCTTCATGGGTTATACATAACTAGGAGGTAACATGATGTATTTAAAATTCATTGGTTTAAACGGAAGTTTAGGTTTAGTGAAGAATAAGATGTACTTTGTTACCTCTGAGATAAATGGACACTATATTATTTTGAGAATACATGGTGTTCATGGTAAAATAGTAACGTGTCCATACGAAGCTTTAGAAAAAGTATTAGAAAATTGGCAGGTCTGTTAGTATACAGATAACAAGATCTGCATAAAGCCTATGGAATAACATACACAGAAGATTATGTATTGTCCCCTCTTTTGGACAAACATTTTGGCGCTATGGTCAATCGGTCAAGACACTGGTCTTTCTAACCAGAATCCCGAGTTCGAATCTCGGTAGCGTCATAAAGAACGATACAGCAAAACCTTACTCAAATATTACAGAAGAGATTATGTAAGGAGCCGTAGATACCAACCGAAAAATCTACGAGTTCAATTATGGTTGGCGTTTGAGTTTTTTCTAGGTACTTTTCTTGAGTTTACGTTAGAACTCGAAAAAGGTCTAAACTTCGTTCTTGATAAATAAACACAACTTTCCTTTCTTCCTGTCCATGTCACTGGACAGGTAACACGGGTATGGTGGAATTGGCAGACACATCAGACTTAAGATCTGACGAGAGGTATCTCTCATGCAGGTTCGACTCCTGCTATCCGTATAAAGAACCTAACAGCAATCACATTTAATGGGATAATAGCATATCTATAATATATAGGTTCTTGTTTTTTTTATAGCTGGCGGCTGGTTGGATATCAGGGCAGGGTTCATAACCCAGCATAACTCAGTTCGATTCTGAGGCGTAGCAATCATTGAGGAAAAAACCTGACGAAAAATTAGCCCCTAGTCAAATTTCCACTTTGGCGGCTAGGTTGAGGCGCACAATAGGCATAAAGACACCTCGTAAAAGGGCAAGCGCAGTGTCCTTACCAAAATAAAACAGCGGCAGCCTTTACGCTGGTTTCGTATAATGGCTATTACAGTTGACTTGTAATCTTCAAATGGGAGTTCAATTCTCTCAACCAGCATTTATAAATGAATGAGGCATTGGTTAGGTCTACGATAAACATAGGGATATTTAGTTATCTACAGGTGCTAAATATTGTGTAATTCATTTTATTTTTTTGATGATTCGTTCAAAATTTATAACTTAGGAGGGTAATTATTATGAGATACACCGTTGAAAAAGGTGACACATTGTATTCTATTGCTAGAAAATATTACGGGAAGCCTTGGTTATGGAGACTAATTTGGTTACATGGTCAGAATAGAAGCATCAAAGATCCTAATAAACTTAAAATTGGTCAAACAATTTATCTTCCGTTTAAGTAAGTATATCTCCGCTAGAAATTAAATAGGTATGCGTAGCTTAAATGGATAAAGTGACCTATGAAGTAGATAGGGGTTTAAATCCTCTATCATCGGTAGTATAAGGAATGATATTTCGCTTGTACAAAACGTTAAGAGACTCTCACACTGACATCCCAATAGAGAAGGATTTGAATATCTTCCTTCTCTTGGTTTTTAATTTATGCGCTGTTAGTGTAGTGGTATCACATCTGGCTCCAAACCAGAAGATGGGGGTTCGATTCCTTCACGGCGTGTTAGTATTTAGTTAAATATAAGTCCTAGCTTAACTCTAGGCAAATACTAGTTATAAGAGTGGTCAAATTGGCAAAGGCGTCCCTGTAACAAGGGAAGTAGGAATTAATAGACCTACATTATAGAGGTTCGAGTCCTCTCTCTTATATAAGCGAGTACTATTGCGCTTAATCTAATATTTTAGATGCGTACCAAATAGTGCCGATATTAAGTTACTGCTCGTTAAAGAGTTTCCTAATATTTATGATATCATATGCAGAAAATATAAGTAATAGGAAATAGGCTAGTCATGCAGAAAATGCCTATAGTAACTTTATTTTTATTATGCGTGTATATAGTGCGTAACACAACTTGATTCATGATATACAGTTTTGTTATTTAGCTATCACTAGTCTCATCTAGTAAGGGCACTGAATGAGGAGATTAGTAGAGAGGAAGGCATTCCGAGAACAGGTGAAAGTCCTGACACATTCGCCACACCAGTGTAGCTCAGTTGGTTAGAGCAATCGCTTGATAAGCGATAGGTCAAAGGTTCAAGTCCTTTCACTGGTATTTGCCTTAATTGGAAAACTATTACCTGTCGTTAGTTTACGTCTTACACTTTGGTGAAGAAACGTTTTTCGGGAGGTAAATATATTCACATATAGGAGATAGATAGATATGATATTACAAATTTTGGGAGAACGAAAATACGTTCCAAAAGACAGCACTGAATCAACCACTAAACCTTTTATCGAACTTATTGATGGGGTACAATTTCTTTTAGAACAAGAAGATTCTTTTTCATTATTAAATTCTAAACACGAAGAAATTACAAGAATTCCTAATAGTCCCTATCAATATGGCGTTCCAGAAAAACCAGGAACTAAAACATATGTAAATTCTGTATATGTTTTAAATAACGAAGGCAAAACATTACGAAGACTTTTTGAAAGAGGTCTGGGATAATTATGAAGAAAAAATTAAATAAACTATAAATATCTTATAAAGGAGGTATTTATAGTATGAGTAAAAGTAGGAAAAAACAACCATATTCAAGATATGTTTGTATGAAAAATTCTTCTGTCAGAAAATCCAAGAAACAAGTAAATCGTCTTTATCGAAGAAGAATGAAACAAGGTCGATATGATGAAGATACCCAAACCCCAAGTCTATATAAAAGACATGTAGATTGGGATTGGGATTATGAAATGAAAAAAGGATATTTCCCTAAAGAAAAGTATCCTGATTTTTATGAAAAACTTATGAGAAAAAAATAAAACTCCCTAAAATAGGGAGTTTTTTATTTGAAAAAATTAATTTAAAATGATATAATTAATTATAAAGTTAAATAAAGGAGATTTAAAAATGAATAAAAGAGAAAAAATATTTAATAAAGCTAAAAATATCACTGCCAAAACTGAATTAATTAGAGGTGTAGTACAAAATCCAATGCTCCCCGAAGAAGTAGATTTAGAAGAATTCAAAAAAGAAATTCAGCGTATCAAACGAGAATTAACAGATTATCAAAATGAAGTTCTCTTATATTTTGCCTCTATTGGGGATGAAGAGAAAGAGAGAATTAAACAAGAACAGTTAGAATTATCTGAATACTGGGAGCAAAGGTGGGAAAATACACTATGAAAGTATTTGTAGACGATTTAAGAGAGTGTCCTGAAAGATATGAGTTGTTTAGAAGTGCAGAAGATTTTCTTGCTTGGAGACAGAAAAATAATGATGTAGAAATTGATGTTTTGGCATTGGATCATGATCTAGGAGAAAACTGTTTGAATGGGTATGAATTGGTTCAAGAATTAGTAGAATCGACTAGAATGGACAATATTAAAACTATTATCTTTCACACAGATAATTTAATTGGTATGAAAAATATGTATTATTATTTAAGTAATGCCCAAAAGCATGGGATTATTAGTAAAAATATTGTAATAAACCCAAATAAATATAATTGTTTAGATGGTAAGTTTACTCATAGTCTATATCGTATTATTAAATAATTTGAAATTATTAATATAATATATTATAATTATATTATAAGATAATTAATCATATTTAATATTATTAATGATATTAAAAAGTTGCTGAAGAAGAAAAAGAAAATTTTGAAGATGAAGAAAGTTGGTTAGATGGATGAAAGTAGGAGACACTGTTCTTATCCTTAAAGACTTTGAAGATCTCGCTTGCAAGGGCTGCATCGGAGTAGTTGAAGAGATAAATATAGTATTGTATAAAGTATGTTTTGTTTCAAAAGAAGGCGTTAAAATGAGTTGTCCTTTTTTTGAGGATGAATTGGAGGTAGTCTAATGGTATTTGCATTTTTATTATTAAATGGAGGAGCTATATTAGCAACGACTGGTTTATTTTTTCTTATTATTGCTACAATTTTATCTATTAAACCGAGTACTAGAGAAAAATATATCAATATAATTACTAATTTTTATTATATTGCAGGTATATTTTATATTGTTTCAGCTTTTTTCTCTTTCGAAGTTTTAACTATATTCTTAAAAGTTTTAGTTGGATTAATATGCTTATATAATGTTTATTTAATCAAAAAAAATAAAAATTGACTTTTTTAGTATAATATGTTATAATATTTATATAAGTTAGGAAGAAAAAGCTTCCTAATATGTCGCTATAGTGTAATGGATAGCACAAGAAACTTCTAATTTCTAAGTTTAGGTTCGAATCCTAATAGCGATGTTCACAGTAGAATAGCTTATGTTTGGTTAAAGCACTCACCTTATAAGTGAGAGAGCGTGGGTTCGAACCCCACTTCTACTATAAAAAATAAACAATGAAAGGAGAGTCGTAAAAAATGGAAGAAACACTAGACCGTGCAATAGAACTATTAGAAGAAGCAAAAGATTTATTGAATGATGTTCATGCTTATGACAGTGACACATATAATTCCATTTGTGAATTTTTAGACTCTTTATAATTAGGACAAAATGTCTTAAAGTATATATAAACTATTTTAAAGAGTTATACAGACGCGAAATTAATTCAATAGGTAGAATTATTTAGATGGGTTCAAATCCCATATTTCGCTTAGGTAAAGAATCTTACAGCAAATATCATATGTTTAATAGGCTAATTCAAATATATTATATAAGATTCTTGAAGTTATTTTTAGCCGATTAAGAGATAAAGGAGATAAATAACTATGACATTTTTAGATAATTTAAAAGAGGAAGCAACAGTTGGACGCACTTTTAATGGTGCAACTACCTATACTACTTCATTAAATGCTAATGTTGACTTTTTTGCATTAGGTGGATCTATGCGATACCAAAGTGTTGGAGATAAGGTTTCATTATTTGAAAAAGCATATAATGAAGATAGAGCTGTTGCATTGAGAAATCTAGTTTATATGCGAGATATTCGTAATGGTGGACTAGGTGAAAGAGATATGTTCCACGCAGGAATTTGGTTCTTAGCTAAAAAGAAAGACGAAAAAGCACTTCATGTTATCATGAATAATGTAGCTGATTTTGGTCGTTGGGACGATCTATTTTTCATTATGAAACAAGATGAAAAATTGTTTGACTATGGACTAATTATCATTAAAACTCAGCTTTTGAAAGATATGGACAATATGCGAAAGGGTAAAGAAATTTCTTTATTAGGAAAATGGTTACCTAATATCAATGCTAAAAACGAAGAACGAAGAGCATTTGGTCTTAGAGTTGCTAATGCTTTAGGATATACTAAGCCTAGTGATTATAAGGTTTATCGAAAAATGTTGGTCGGTCTAAGAGAAAAATTAGATTTAGTAGAAGTAAAATTGGCTGCTAAAGATTATGATTCAATTGATTTTTCTAAGCTACCTTCTCGAGCAGGATTTAAGTATCGCTCGGCATTTTGGCGCCATATTTCAGATCGTTATTCTGAATTTTTGGAAGCTGTAAATAATGGCGAAGCTACAATGAATGGAAGTTTGGTAATGCCAGATGAAATTATTGGGGCTTATGGATATCGAGGGTACTTTTCTTATGAAGAAAAACCTGAATTAGAAGCTGCATGGAAATCTCTAAAAGATACTGTTAAAGGTTCTGATGAGAATGTAATTGTAGTTGCAGATACTTCTGCTTCTATGTGGGGTAAACCATGGGAAGTAGCTGAAGGTTTAGCAATTTATACTGCTGAACGCTTGAAAGGACCATTCAAGAATAATTTTATCACTTTCTCTAGACGTCCACAATTGGTAACTCTACCAAGTGATTGCTCCTTACGAGATAAAATGAACGAATATTCTCGTCATTCTATTATCGAAAACACAGATATTGAAGCAGTATTTAATCTTATTTTAGATACTGCTATCAAGAATAACACTCCAAAAGAAGAGGTTCCATCTAAGATTATCATTATTTCAGATATGGAATTTGATTCTCAACGGGGGAATGACGTTACACATTTCAAACTTGCAAAATCTCGTTTTGAGGACGCTGGTTATGAAATGCCAGACGTAATTTTTTGGAATGTAGAAGCTAGATTAGGAAACTTGCCTGTTCGTTACAATGAACAGGGAGCAGCATTAGTATCTGGATTTAGTACAAATATTCTAACTTCCATTTTGAATGGAAAATTAGAAACTCCAGAAGCTATGATGTTGGAAACATTATCTAATCCTGCATTTGACTTCATTGATGAAGCTATCTAAATTGCCCCTTTTTCTACCTCTTAATGAGGTAGTTACGCTTCTTTAGCTCAGTAGGTAGTAGCGCCAGTCTGAAGAACTGGAGGTCCCTGGTTCGATTCCAGGAGGAAGCATTAATTCAGCCCAGGAAAGTGCCAATATTATATTCGCTCTCTTGGGTTTTTTCATATTTGAAAAAATATATTAATCATGTTATAATTAATTATAAAGTTAATTAAGAACCTTAAAAATGTCCCTGTCGCCAAGAGGCTCAAGGCTATGGATTGCAAACCCATAATACGTGAGTTCGAATCTCACCAGGGACTTATTTCTTATGAAAGAAGGGGAAAAACTTGACTAAATTTATTACGAGTGATTGGCATTTCTTCCATAATAATGCTTGTGGTCCAGAAGGGTTTATTTCTACTAGAAAAAAGTTTTCCTCTGTAGAAGAGATGAATGATAATATTATTAAAACTATCAATCAAAAGGTTGGTAGAGATGATACTATTATTCATTTAGGGGATATTGGTTTTGGTAAACCTAAAAAATTGTTTGAAACATTAGAAAAGATCAATGGACAAATTATTTTAATTAAAGGAAATCATGATAGCTCAAAATTATTTAAGTATATTATAAACAATAATTATCATTATCCATATAGCAATCCTAAAAAACGTAAACAATCTCCTGATAGAGTTAAATTTTTAGTTGAAGAAGTTGGTTTAAGAGAGAAAATGAATGGTAAAGTTTACTATTTAACTCACTACCCATTTCAACTAGGAGAGCAGCGTAAAAATATGCGTTCAATTTGTGGACATATTCATGAGCAAATTGCTCCTGAGGCTAATATGATTAACGTAGGTATTGATTCTCCTGAGATTATTTCAAAAATTTCTAATTTTGGAGAACCTCTTCTTCTAGAAGATGCAATAGAATTAGTTGATAAAAAATGGGAAAAATGGTATAATGATACTATAAGAATTTTGGGAAGTTAATCTTCACTTTTATGGAGCTATGACTGAGAGATTAAAAAGGAGAATGATATAAATATGAAGAAAAAACAAAACACTACTAAAGAACCAGTTGAATTGACACAAAAGATTGATTTTACTGAATGGTTGAAAAAACAGGAGGCAACCTTTAGAAGTAAAGTTTATAAAGAACATAAAAAATCTAAGCCCGTCAAATAGGGCTTTTTTTCTTGACTTTATTTAAAATATATGTTATAATATAAGTATAATAAAAATAAGGAGGAATATCACATTGTCAGATAAAACTAACACAGTAGACGTTGAATATTTAACGTATTGGAAACTAACTCCAACAGAAAAAGATCGGCTAAAAACAGATTATGGTATTTCTAGAAATAAAGCTAAATATGATATTGATAAGCATACTGTCGTACCGCAGCCAGTAAATGCAGAAGATTTAGATTTCTTCCCTGGTGAATTTGTAGCTTCTTTTGTTATCTACGAAGGACAAAATTATCCAGTCTTTTTAAAAATTAATGATCCTAATGAATATGTTGATTTACCTATTGAATCAACACCAAAAGGAGATGAGTTAATTGATTAATGATAAGTATGCCTTTCAACAAGAAATGAACGCCCGCACAAAATTAGTATTTAAAAGTCCTATGGATGGAATTAATTTCTATGATATAGCTTTTGTTGAAGCTAAAAAACTTGATAAAAAGCTTAAATCTGAAGGAAATCCATTAAAATCTTGGGATGATGAACGATTACTGTCGTTTTTTGAAGAAATTGCTAATAGATATAATGTAAACATGGGGTAGCATAAGCTACCCTTTTTTGATTTTTTGTATATAAAGTGATATAATTAATTATAAAGTTAAATAAGAAATCCTTCCTTTTTCATAGAGAATATAAAGATATGTAGAAAAGGAGGGGTTGTATGGCTATTAGAAAAGATTATAATTGGCTTTCTAGTGAATCTAATAAGAAAGCACTAGAAGAGAAACTTTCTTTCTTCAAAGAAAAAACTGGTCTTGACATAAAACATTATTACGATAAAGGAAACTTTTGTTCTGGTTTTGCTCATGACCATGTAGTAATAGAAGCAAATAAGCAGATTTTTGCTATTTCAGACGATAAAACTATTTACATTAATAGGAACAATAATTGGGAGGTCTTTAAATATGAAAGTTAGTTTAGAATTAAATAACGTGGAACCAGGATTACTTGATTCAATTGTAAGATTAGTAGGAGATAATCAAGTAAAATTTGATATGACAGAAGAAGTAGAAGCCTCCTTAGAAGAAATTATTTTAGACCCATCTTATTTATATCAAATTAATGGAGAATACCATTCTATTGTAGATATTGAACAAGATGCTCAAATTGTTATTTTTTCTGATGTATATGCAAACATTCGCACATTTTTCTTGGATACTTTGCAATTTTATAATATTAAAAGAATGGCAGACCCAAGTTTATTAGATAAGTTTTTAGAAAAACAAATTGAACTTGACGGGGGATTAGAATGAAAGTAATTACAGACCCAGTAAGTTCAACGCCGTATATAGTCTTAAAAGAAAATCCTAATATTCTGGCTCTCTTGGTTTTTAACAAAAATGTTTTTAGTGACTTAGATATTGTATATCTAGAGCCTGAAAAAGTTAAACATTTTCACGAAGTAGAATTAAATGATTTTTTCATAGAAATTATGAAATTTACTCGAGAACGAGAAGGTAAAATAGTAAAAAGTATTGAATCGTATAGAATTTTGCCAAAGGAGGATAATTAATTTGAGAGAATATCTTGATTTTATTATGTATAAGATTAATCATTCAATGGGACCAATTTTAATTGGGGGGATAGCTTTTGTTGCATTAATTGCTTTTGCTTTCCCACAATTAGCTTCTATTACTATATTCGGATATGCCTTAGTATTTTTAATAGGGTTGATAATTTCGATTTTAGGAGTAATTTTAGCTAATACAATATACTTTCTTGTCGTGAAACAAGAACAAAAGAAAGAAAAGAGGCGAGAAAAATAATGAGAGATTTAGATTTGGAAAGCCTAGAAGAACATAAGCCTCCACGGACAATTATAGTCCCTGATGGAGTCAATATTAAACTTGATTTTTTTAAAAGGCAGGTTGAGGATAAAAAACCAGTCATACTATCAAAAAATCCAGGATTGAGCGAATTAGAAAAAATGTTTACAGATCCTAATACAAAAATTTATGGATGGAAAAAAGACTAGATTTTTTCTAGTCTTTTTTATTTTGCCAATATTCTTTTATACCTACATTAATTTCTTCTTCATCAGGAATATAGATATCCCCAAAAACTTCTTCAATAGTTGGAAAATTACTTCTAACGATTTCATCTTTTACTTCAATTACAGCATATACTTTATATTCTCCAAATTTACCCTTTTTCTTTTGGCATGCTAATTTAACTAAGCCCAATTTATCTAGCAAATCTAAAATAGAATCCATAGCGTCGTAAGCTGAACCTGAAGATTTTTTGCCTAATATCTCGGTAATTAAATAACGTTTAGTAAAGAAGAAGATTTTGTTCTTATCTTGATAGTACCATTGCATTGCTCGAAGAAAAGAATATATTGTGATAACATTATCTGTTTGTATTTGATATAGATATTTAAGTGTTTCTGGATGAATAGTAGTAAATAAATGTTTTATAGGAAGCTTCATTTTATTATCTTCTTCCAAAATAAAACCATATTCTTTTAACTTATTAATTTGACGATTTATGGTTCGACTTGATACACATAATTCATTCGCAGCCTCTTGACTAGAAAAGTCTTTTTTATTAATATATCTTGGCTCTCCTTTTTTTCCATTCCATTTAGAAATTACTTGCAAATATCCATATAATCTATCAATATTTCTTAAACTTGTAAAATCTTGTGTCGTTGGAATTTGATTTTTATGATTGTTCAAACTTTCTGACCTCCTTTCTACTGAAATACAAAAAAATTAGGACAGTTTGTCTTGAGATACCCATTTGATTTTTTATATATAGCATGATATAATTAATTATAAAGTTAAATAAGGAGGGCAAACAGTAAATGATATTTTTTATTATAGTATTTGCTGCAATATTTGTCAATATGTATCGGCGTGGACGAAAAGTAATTGATGAAGAAGATCAGGGCGTAACCTTTTTATTTTCTGTCGCTATTGGCAGTATATTTCAAGCTACCGCTATTTCTTTAATAGCTATATTTTTAACATTAAGCTATTATAAAATAACTAATAGTTATGAATTATCTATGGTAGTTACCCCATTGGCATATATTAATTCAGAACAAGATTATATTGTTCATAAAGATGGAGAATCAGATGAAGTTGATTTTTATACTTTTGCTACATTAGATGTAGATGGAAATACAAAATTATATAAAAACATACAAATGAACGAAAATACTGATGTTGTTATAGATAATAAAACAAAAAGACCTAGATTAGAAAGAGCAGTAGGTTTAATTCCAACAACTCCATGGACGTATATTATAAGTTTAAATCGTAAAGAAGCTACTACTATTGGTTATAAATTAATAGTGCCAGAAGGAAGTGTTATAGAAATACATGAACAGGAGGAATTAGATGCGGGTGGAAAATAAGGCAATTGAAAAACTAATTAAAGAAATGGATCAATCCTTTGAAGAGTTTGAAAAAAGTATGAATTATACTTTATCTGCAACACCTCTTATTCAAGAAATTAAAGAAGCAATAGATCAGCAAAAAGAAACCCAAAAGAGCAAGAAAAGGAGCTGGCGTGATTGGTTAAAGAAATTGTGGCATTAATTACTGTTTTGTTTTTAGGTATTGTTGGTGGTTTTATTATTTTGTTTAGTATAGTTGGAACTCTTATGTTGGTACCGACTAATATTATTGGAATGATTATTGTTATTATTGTTGGACTAGCTATGAGTAAATTATATTCAATTGCAGTTCAAAAAATTATGCCTTATATAAGTAAAAAATTAATCAACTAAGAGTGATTCTTAGTTGATTTTTCTTTTTTAAAATGATATAATTAATATATAAGGAAATGAAATGGAGAGAAGAAAATGAATTTTTTAGATTTTATCTTTAAAAAATTAAACACTAAAGAAGCACAGACTAAAAATATTTCTTTAAATAAAAAAGGCAGAGATTTGATAGTTAAATTATATACCGAAACAGAAAAAGAAAATGATATTACTTTTAGAAAAATATTCCATTATGAAGTAACTTTATTAGAATATGGTTTACAAGTCGCTAAAATAGAAGAAACTTTTACTTATTTCCGATTAGAGTCAGAAGAAGACAAGAATAAGGCTATTCGAGCTATTGCTTCGGGATATTTTTATCCAGGAGTTGTCATTGCAGGACAAGAAGACAATCCTTATATTAAAAATAAATTAAAAGAATTAGCTTACGAAAACGAACGATTAGAAAGATTTCATTGGGCTTTATATAATACAGAAATTTCTGGAGTTCTTGATATTGGACTTGAGAAGAAATTTAGAAATGTTGATGACCCAGATAATCAAAATATAGATTCTGTTGGATTTTTATTTTGGAATAAAAAATAGAAGGTGATAGATCTTATGTTATCAAATATATTTTACTTAGCAGGATTAATATTTTGTGGATATATTTATATCATGTTTATAATTGAAGAATTTCTTAAGGATATACGAAAACCACCATATCGAAGAAAGTGAGTTGATCCTATAAGTGGCAGATTTTCTATTATTAATCTTTATTGCCATTACTGCCTCAACATTTCTTTTAATATCTTTGCTTCCTCTTGGAATAGCATTTATTTTAATGAATTTAGTACATTTCTTTATTTTAAAAGCAATAATTTTAGGAATAGGTTTTTATTTAACAATAAAGTTAGGAAATTTAATGGGAATGATTTTATTTATAGGATAGGAAGGAATTTAAATAATGGTAGAAGAATTAAGAAAAGATTTAGATAGTTTAATAAAAGACTATGAAGAAGAAATTGCATCTTCTGATTTTATTGAAGTTAAAATTTCAATAAATGATAAAGATTTTTACATGAAATTAATAAGGGGGCAAAAATAAAATGTTAATGATTAGTGGTTCGAGAGGTAGTGGAAAAACTTTTACTGCTTTATTATATGCTAGTAAAATGTCTTATCGTTTGGTGGTTAGAGATGAACGAATGGTTAATTATGTAAGAACCTTAGCAAATGCAACAAATATTCCTTTAACTAAGACACCAATCACCTTTAAAGAGTATGCTAAAATTTGTAAAAGAGAATTTGGTGACGAAACAGAATTTGGTTATGTAATTGATGAATTACAAGATTTTGAACAATCTTTTTCTGATGTTAAATTATTAAACTGCCAAGCTTATACATGTACCTTAGTAGAAAGTTTCTTCAAAAATGAAAAATGAGGGAGATAAAAATGACAATTGATCAGATAATTAAACAATTAGAATCTCTGCCAGAGGACGAAAAGAAATTAAAGTTATATGTTTGTGATACAAACGGAGACAATTATGAGATTGATTCTATTTCTCTATATGACGAAGAAGCTAAGCATAGTCCTACTAATCCTCTTGGTTTTAATTATTCAATTAAAAGAGGTAATGAAAAATGAAATATGTAGCAATTTTTATGCCAGATTTACTTTATATGGACGACAAAGTAGGGGACTTCCATTTCATCTGGAATCCCCAGACAAGAATGTTTCACCAGCGTTGTGATTTTGATACAGCTTATCCACCACTTGTTATTCTTGAAGGTTCTGATTGGTTATTATTTTTAGTTGATGGACGTGATGGTTGGGGAGAAATTAAAAAAGCATCTAAAACTCAATTTATAATTTCGCAAATTGCCATGGAGGATCAACTATGAATGTAAACTTAAAAGCATTTTTGATTACTGCTGGACTAGTTTTGCTTGCAGGATTTTCATTACTTTTTATAGTTCAGAATATGGTATTAGCCGGTAATTTATTTATAATTGGTTGCTTGGTTGGTGCCGTTTATGTTTTATTTGGTATTGTAAAAGAAATACTAATACACAAAGAAAATAATAAAAATAAAAAGGATGATGATAAATGAAAAAGTAGAGATGAAAGGGGCGATTCCTCATAAGTGAATATAAAGAATTAGAGCAATGGAAAGATATAGCAGGTTTTGATGGTAATTATCAAATTTCTTCTTGGGGAAATGTTAGAAGCGTTGATAGATATGTTGATGCCCGAAATGGAAGTAAAAGACTTGCAAAAGGGCGTCTTCTTAAACCTCAGCTAAGAAATGGATATTATGCAGTTCATCTATCGAAAAATGGTGAGTTTGCTTATTATAATATTCATCAACTGGTAGCTAATGCTTTTATTCCTAAGCCAGAAAGTGAAGAAGAATTAGTAGTGAACCATATAGATGAAAATCCATTAAATAATTATTATCGTAATTTAGAATGGATTACTCAGAAACAAAATTTAAATCATGGAACTGCTCAGATTAGAAAAAGTACTTGGGTTCGAGGATACTATAAGGGTAAGATGGTTTATGATATTCCTGTTTTAAGTCAGTCTTCTGAAGTTGGTCTTAATAGAAGAAGAATTGGAGAATATTTAAATCATAAAAGACCCTACAAGAACATTGAATGGATAGAAGTCACCGGAAAAGAAAAAGATCAGTTAATTAAAGAAAGAACAGATTATTCTCCATGCGCCTATGAATATATAGAAGAGTTAGAACCAATTTCCATTCCAGAAAAGGTTGAGAAAAAATTAAAACGTTTTGATACACCACAAATAGTCGTTGGTTTTGACAAAGATGGAAATGAAGTATTAAGGTTCGAATCTATTAACCAAGCAATCAAAAATGGTTATACTCAGTATGGACTATATAGATCTTCAGTATTAAATATAGAGTATGAAGGACTATATTGGAAATTTTTCGAGACATATTTCTCGCACGATGATACTTAATTTTATGGTGCGACACGACATGCAAATCAATTAAGTAATATATAGCGTTCCCTTCGGGAACGTAAATAATAGCCTTATATTTTACTCACTTCGTTCGTAAAATATAAGGTACTGGGCGGCTTCGTACGTGGTGATTTTTATTTGAAATTTTTAGTTTTGCGTGTTATAATTAATTATAAAGTTAAATAAGGAGTTGAAAGTGTTGAGGAAATATTTCATTGATTCACTATTAAGCGATGTGCCACGAGTTCGTGGTAGAAAAAGAATTATTTTTTATGTTGGGGAGGATAATGCATTGGAAGAAGATTTATTGGAAGCCTTGCAAGAATCTAAGTTCGACGTTAAATGGCAATCTGGTGCTTCTCCAACACTTTTTAGTGCTATTGAAATGAATGGCTCAATTGCAATTTTTTGTACTGAAAGAGAATCAATGGATAGCTTTGTATTAACTTTTTGTGATTTAGATTCTGTTCTTTCTTATGAAGAGGAAGAAGTCTCTCGTAGACTTCAGTATGGGCTTTTTGCTAGAGCTTGGAGGGGTAGATAGTATGAGTATGTTGCAATATTATTTGTCGAATTTATTAAGGCAGTGTCGAGAAGATGGTATTTTTTATGTACAATTTGATGTAGGTAACAATAGAAATGTGATGAAGAAACTATTAGCTTCACTTGTATCAATAGAAGGTTCCAATATTGTTTGGGGCGGCTCAGGATTTTCTCTTACAAGTTACTGTCCTGAGATTGCGCAAACGATTGTTCTAGTTAAAGAGCGGACTGTATTTACAACTTGTCTTATTAGTCCTGAAGATGATTGTTCTGTATATGTTCCATTTCATTTAATAAGTAAAGTATTGGAGGAAGGATAATGGCAATTAAGATAGTAGGACCGATTAAAGAATTAACGGAGAATGAAGATCGTATAGGTTGGATCTCTCCTGCAATGGATATTTTTAAGGGTGAGATTTTTCAAAAAGGCGATTTTGAGAAAACAAAGACTTGGAGGACTAATATAAAGACATACATTCCTAGGGCTAGTGGCTATTCTTTTACAAAAAGATGGGTCTTGGACACAGAAGATATTAGGTCTGATTGGTTCAAACACGAGTAAAATCCTCCGTTTTGGTAAAAAAATGAGGAAAAATAAAAAAGAAAAAATCCGTGTGATAGACGGTTAAGACGCACAAAACCTAGCCTAGAGGACACATTAGACGGGAAAATATACGAAAAACTATTCAAGAGTACCGAAAAATCTTAATGTTTGAGCAAAAATTCTCAATGTTGAAATGAAAACTCTCAAAAACCCTCAATGTTGCGTGGCACCCTCCAGTCATAGTTTAACGCGAGGCTGGCCCCGTCCTCCCTTACAGCAAACACGACAATACGCGACAAACCTAGAAAGGATGATTTATTTGAATAAACAGCTTAAAATGGCAGTAATTGATGAAGCTAAAATGGTATGTTACTTTGATGATGGTACTAGTGAAACTCATCGCTTCAGCGAATGGAATGTAGATCAGATGAGACTCCATGCAATTAAACAGGGCGCCGCCTTCGTATGTGCAGTATCGGCCGCTAGTGGACACATAGTAGAATATTATGTTAATGATAAGCCAAAAGTGCAGAGTATATCTATGAAGGAGCTCACAGAAGGTAGCAGCCCCTACTGGAGACCCCAAACAGAGAGCAACGGCCCCCACTGAATAAAAAGCAATAGCCCAACTCTTCTCTCTTGGGTAATAACATTTGAAAAATTATATTCATAATGATATAATTAATATATAAATGAGATATGAAAAATAAATAAAAACATAGGGGGCGGATATGTCCCCCTAGTTTACTCCCCCAGTTTCGGGAGGAGCATTTAGGATTTTCAATTTTCGTTTTTCAATTTTGAAAGGGGATTTTAGATTATGAAATTATCACGACTAACTCAAGAAGATGTTCTTAAAATTATAGAAAGCACTCCAAAAGCACAATTTCAAAAACAAAAATCTGGAGAAGGAATCACGTTAGGATTTATTCTTAATAGATTAGCTCGTAGCATGGTAGTAGCAGAAGGTGAAGAAGAGTTTTCTACTTATCAAACTAATGGAGAAGATTTTTTAATTGGAGAGCGCTATAATGGAACTACTAGTTTCTATATTATGGCTGAAAAAGATGTTGATGGACATGACATCAACATTAGTCAATCTGATAGTATCTCTAATTTAATCTTGTATCCCCAACTTTATACTCATGAAGAAGCTAAAGTAATTGGAATGCGTCTGCGTAATACAGTTAATGACTTGTTATCTTATAGTTCTAACCTTAGAGTAGACACGAAAGTAGATCCATATGCAATTATTCAAAAAGGATTATTAAACTATCTAATGCCTAAAGAAAGTAGAGTTATTCCAGGCGCCTATGAATACATGTATAATAATTTAACAGATAAAAAGATTGGAGATATCGTTAGTCCTTTCTATCTATCTGAAGAAGTACGTGCAGGAGCTCCATTCTCTGTTAAGAAATCATTAGAAAAGATTGATCCTGAACTTGAAATTAAGAATCATATTGGCTTATATGCAATCTGGTCATGGCCTCAACTATTTACTTCTATTGAGGAAACTGGTTGGGAAGGCTCATCTGCATTAAATGACTTAGGTATTGACCAAGACTTTATCCAAAAAACGCTTGAAAAATTTGATGAAGATGTTAAAAAACATATTGTAGAGATGCAATACGTATATACTTCACGCAAATATGTGAGCGAGGAACATATACGCGATAATCTGGCTAACCTTCAAGTCCCTACAAAGATGGGTCCACTTGAGTATGGAATGGTAGCTAACTTTAGTGGTACTACAGGAGTTTATAATTTAGTATCTATTCTAGGCAAACATACACTCTCTAACCCTCGTCACATGAGAGGATTCCTTCAACCTGCAACTTATGAAGAAGCAATTGATGATCTAACTATTGGAAATATTATTACAACTGAACCTTATGGACAAAACAGAGTTATCTTTGACAGAGCAAGCAGTAGTGTGTCTCGTCATATCTTAAACAGCTTAAGCTTTCTTGAAGAAGAAGAATAAAGGTAAGGACCCCTCGTGGGTCTTTTTTTGTATTAGACAGGATAATTTATCCTCTCTGTTTTATTATAACATTTTATACAGAAAAAATCAAGGGGTGCTGAGTTTTAGGAAAAAGTCCTGGCTTTACGAGGCAAGCCTTTAACGGGGAAAAAATCTAGCGTGGTGGTCGACATTAGGCTGGGTTCCGGCCGTGCACGACCGGCCAAAAAATAACGTCCCATTATGAGAGAATTCTAATTTTCACAAATTAAAATAACAGTTTTGGGATTTTGGTTTTTTATTCATGTTATTGAATATTAATTCAGGAAGCTGAAAAGCCCATCATATCAACGTTTTGGGACGGTGTTATTTTATAAATTAAGTTTTTTCTGTTATTTTATGTTTTTTTAATAACAAGAGAATTTTAATTTTTCACAAACTATTATTAAAAAATAACAAAAGAATTATTAGAAATCTCTAATTTTACAATTTTAAGAAAAATTTGATTTTCAGAAAATTTCATGAAAACTTTCAAAAATATTTTCATTTTCATAGATTAAAAAATAGTGAGATTTCTCTCACTATTTTCTCATTTACTAATTTTGAAAACTTGCTTCAAAATCTTTCATGTTAATTTCAGAAATTTTTTCGGAATGAACTTTTGTAGGGATACGCCAGCACATTCTATTAATTTTCCGATTCATTTTCTTGTGTTGTTTATAGCACCATGCCATGATTGCCGTTTCTATATATACATCTGCCAGCCCCGTATGTTCTTCCACAAAGTCGGTTGTTTTCATCATCCAGTTATAGGCTACTTCTGCATTTGTTTTCAGATTGCCAGCTTTTGAGTAGTAGCCATTTTCAAACGCCCACGTTGGGAAACTTTTCTGGGAAAAAATTGTTTGGCAAGCCATATGCCAAATACAATTTATTTCTAAATTTTTCCCTACTTCATAAGGAAAGAAAAATGGATAGTTTGTTAATTCTTGCCATGTATTATTTAAAGCTTTGACAAAATCAAAATAGGCGTTATATGCTGCTACGGTTTTGATATTGTATTTTTCTATAATGTTAAGAATAACTCTTCTGACATATCTAAACGGCTTCACTTTCATAATCCCTTGAGAAATTTTCTCACGATACAAAGGCAATTTTGTATAGTAGTAAGCGCTACGCATTAAAGCATCATCATCAAAAATTTCTGAAATTGCGAATGAATGTTCTTCATAGATATTGCCTTTTTTATCAGCTACGACAAAGCCTACATCGTAACATAATGGATTTTTTTCAACATCGCCAGCTGTTTCCACGTCTAAAACTAAAATGTATTTTTTTCTTTTGTCAATTTTCATTGCTTACCTTTTCCACCTTTTTAATAAAATATTTTTTTTGAAAAAATTAAAGGCTAGGTTTTTACGCCTAGCCTTAGACGTTTCTTAGATAATTTTGTAACCTACTTTTTTCTTGTCGCTTGTTGCGATTCCTTTTTCTAGGATTCCTTCCTCTACTAGACCTTTTAGGCGTGGGGTCATTTTTTGCGGAGTGTAGTCAAACTCTAAAGCTTCGTTTACTTCTTGACTTGTGTAAAATGTTTCTGGATCAGCTTCCTCAAAAAACCATTCTTGAATTTTTTGCATATCGGCAATTTTTTCTTTGTTTGTTTTGCTTTGGCTAGGTTTGCGGTTAGCGTTACGTTTTTGAGCTTGTTCGCCTTTTTCTACCACAAAGTCGATAACTTCTTGCGGTGCTTTTACGTTTGACAAGATACGAGCAACTTCTGCAAATTTTTCAGCTACGACTAGTTTTTCAAATTGTGTTTTTTCCATGATAAATTCCACCTTTTTAAAATTTTGTTAGTAAGTTGTTCCCTTACTACTCTTTAAGTATAAACGATTTTCAATTATTTTGCAAGTCTTTTTTTGCTTTATTAGAAAATTCTCATTTAAGCTTAAAGAGTAACAAGTGAACTTCCCTCTCAAGTATACCATATTTTTTTAAACTTTGCAAGTATAAAGTTTATTTATTTTTCAAAGAACTTTTTGCAATCTCTTTCCTTATCTCTAATACTATTATAGCAAACTTGAAAAGAGATTGCAAGCATAAAGTCCTAAATAATTTTATCAATCGTGATTTTTTTGATTAGTGTTTCAAGTGTTTGTTTGGTTGGTTCTACTAGTAAACGATAATCAGCATGTTTGAATAAACCGAAATCGCTCGCAGTATCTCCCCACGCCTCTATATAACTATATTCGTTTGTGTTTATGTTCCATTGAATGCAGTCGTCTTTTTGTGATTCTGAAAACATTCCCTTAACTTTTCCGGTAAAACAGTTATCTGCTTTTAAATATTCCGTTGCATAATATGAACATCCCAAAAAGTTAGCTAAATGCTTAATTAGAAAATCGCTCGAACCTGTAACGAGAACAACCTCAAAGCCTTGTAAAATTTTTTCTTTTAAATCGGTCAAAGTTTGATACCAATTTTTTTCATTTTCTAAAAATTGAGAAACAAACTCTTCTGCATGCATTTCTTCTTCTGTTTTTCCTGTTATCTCATTGCGATAATTTTCGGCAACGGCAACAATCAGACTTTCATTTTTAACATCTTTTTTCCATGCTTTAAAAGAACCATCGTCCTTGATAATCCCTTTTTCAATTAAAAAACCCGCATGAGATAAAACAACGCTTTTCCTTGTAAGTGTTCCGTCCACATCTGTTAAAATTAAATTTTTCATTTCTTTCGTCCTCCCTTTATTTTATATACTTAGTATAAGGGATAAACGATAAAAAGTAAAGCATTTTACTCATTAAAATTATTAAAGTTTAATGAGAATTGTTTCTAATTTATACACAATTCGCAAGGCGTTATTTTACAATTAAATAACAGCTTTCCTTCTAACACATGTTATTTTATAAACTTGTAAGCGCTTACAAACTGCGTCAGATCAAGCTTTCAACAGATTTTCAGAAATTTTCATTGTTGTTTCAATAACAAGCAAAAATTACATGTGAAATAATTCACAAACATAAAATAACACCCAAGAGGAGAAAAATAACACACTTTGGCTCGTGCGCACGTTCACATTCTCCTGCTCTCTTGGGATGAAAGGGCTATGAAAGCTTGATATAATAGGCTTTCTGATTGTGAAAAATTTCACAAGCAAAATTAAAAAAAGATGAGAAAAATCTCATCTTTCGAAAATATTTTCTAAATCATAATCAACATTATACTCAAATTCTGAATAATCATTCACAATGTCAGAAAAATCAAAAAACTCAAATACCATTTTTTCAGCCGATTCAGATCTTAAATATCCTTCCTTTATTTCATCAGTCAATTTCAATACTTCTTCAATTTTTTTAAGTAGTTCCATTAGTTCTTTTTTGTCATATGTTTCAACCAAAAAATTTTGTCCTGTGGGCATTTTTACAACTACATTTTTTACATTTTTCATTTAATTTCATTCCTTCCTTAACTTTCTATAATTATTATATCAAGGAAAGGGCTGTTTGTCAACCCTTTTCCTCAATTTCTTTAACAATTCTTTTTTCGTCCTCTGGCAACATTTGGATAACAGTTTTTACTACTATGGTTTTATCTGTTTCATTACAAACATATAAACGAGAACCGAAAACCCACAACTTAAATTCATTCTGTTCATTTTTTGGCGTTTTCTTTCTTACGTTCTTAATTTGAAAATCGCTAAGAATTGCCGAACGGACTTGCCTATTATTCATTGGCTCTTTGGCTACTCTTTCTAAGTAGCGTTCTTTGGCGTGTTGTGAAATAATAACTTTTTTAGTGAATAAAAGCATTTGTTACAACTCCTTTCTATATTATTATTATATCAGGTAGTAAGGGGTTTGTCAACCCCTTACCTTATATTTTTTAGGACTTCCACCTAAGTCTTCCAGATATCCTTTTTCTTTCATTTTTTTCAACCTGCTAGGTGTCTGACGGTTTGTGTATTTGTCAGCAACTAACAAATGGAAATCTTTATTTTGAAAATACTCTTTACCACCAAAAGCAATTTTCACTACATTGTTAAATAAGTCGTCAATTTCATCGTCTGTAATTTTTGCCTTTGCATTTTTTGCTTTCTTGATTTCTTTTTGTTCTTTTTCAAAATCTGTTTTTTTGTCACTTTCAAACTTATCAAACTCTCGCAACTCGATAGCTTCGGCAAGATTCAACTCTAATTTTTCAACCATTTCATCAATTAATTTCCAATCATGAGAAGTAATCTTTTCGCCGTTAGAAAATGTTTCTTGCATATATAACACCATTCCTTTCCTTTACTATATATATAGTATAGCACGAAAACTTTTCTGCGTCAACTATTTTCACTTTTTTCATAAAGATAATTATCGCATGCCTCAAAAAGGCTGTCTAAAAATTTTAAAGCTTCAAAAAAAGGTTTTTGCATATAATCTTTATAAATAGGATTTTCGTCAAAAGGCGTTTCCCAATTAGAAACATAATAAACTAATCCTTTCCAATCAGCTTCATAATAAAAATCGCTAATTTCTTCATCTGTAGAATTTTTTAAAATGGTATTAATATCTTTTTTCATTTTATCCATTTTCGTTCCCTCCTTAACTTTCTATAATAATTATAACAGATAAAACTAAAAAAATCAAATAATAAATACATGAGTTTTAGGATATTTTTTCTCATTAAACTTTTAGAAAAATTTTTGATTTTTTTCTTGACATAGACCTAATTTTGTGGTAAAATTTCCGCCCGAAAACGGCAAATTTGCTCACTATTTCACAAGCCTTCAATATAAAAAAGATAGCCTTTTTAGGCTATCCCAAAATATGGTCATATAATATATATAAGCTACCCCAACTATAAACATAAAGAAAAATCAAACTAACTACATTTCTAAAAGTAAAAGCAGATCCAAAATAAAAAGAAAAGGCTGTAGCAATTATTGGCGTTAGAATAAAAAATAATATTATCAATAGAATAATCCCACCAACGACCCCCGCCACGATTTTTTCCTTCTTCTCTTGGGCTTTTCTTTTTCTTTTGTAACTTCTTGTTATTAGCATATAATATCATTCCTTTCTATAGTTATATTATATCAAAGAAAAAGAGTTGTGTCAACTCTTTTTCTTATTTAAATTTTCTTCATTTACAATTCGCCACGCTTGAGGATTGATAGAATAGGCATGAATAGGAATTTCTTTTTCTTGATTCAATAAAGCATGTAAAATTTTTGTTTCATCTATGCTATCCTGTAAAGCAGTATGTTCTTCAATGTAACTTGTATCATTAAACAAAAATTTGTAGGTTGATTCTGCCCCTGTTTGATAATTTCCTTTTTCTGTCAAAAGATTATGAGTTTTTGCGAACTCTTTATATTCTGGCGTATTTAATACAGTATAAGCGGCAACTGGATAAATATCAATCAAAAAGAAATTATCAAAGAAATCAAAATCTTTCCCCGAAAAAAAGAAATGAGTTTTTGCAATTACACGAGTGTCAAAGCCTAAGTTATAAGCACCAATGTAAGCAACATTATATTTTTTACAGTCTTTTTTAAGTTGTCCGATAATGTTTGCCCACTTGCTAACAATGATTCTTTTTTCAAGTAATTTTGTAAAATATATTTTTCCATCAACTACATTTTCATCAATCAGGAAAGCACGTTTTTTATTCAATGCTTGAAATTTGAATTGTTCTACCATGTAAGAACGCTCTATCAAAATATTTCCCTTTTTGTCTGAAATAGCCCAACCAATATCGAAAACTGATTGATAAGGCATTCCCTCGCCTTCTTTTGTTGTTTCAGTATCTAAAATCAAAAATGTTTCTTGCATGCAATTTTCCACCTTTTCAATAAATTTATTTGTTCCTTAACTACTATTTAAGTATAACAAAAGGGCTTGAGCTTGTCAAGCCCTTTTACTAACTTATTTTAATTTGTAAGCTACTTTTTTATCCTTTACAACTTTTTCAAATTCTTCATTGTCGACTAGTGGCTTCATGATTGCCGTTAGTTTTTGAGGTGTAGCGCCAACAAGCCCAATTAATTCAGAAATTTCGTGCAACGTTAAGGCTGTTTCTGGTTCTAGGTCAAGAAATGCTTTTCGTACTTTGTCTATATTTTCAGCTTTTTCTTTTGCTGTTTTGCTTACGCCTTTTTTGTTACGTTTTGCCTTGTCTTGTTTAACTTGTTGAGCGTGCATAGCTTCCAATTTGTTTAATAATTCAATATCAACTTTTTCAAATAAGTCAGTATTTAAAAATGTTTTATCCTCGATTGCTTTGCTTACTACTTTGCTTGCTAATTCCAATGCTTGTGCTTTTGTAATTTGTTTTTCCATGATAAATTCCACCTTTTTAAAATATTTTTTTGTAATAATTTCTTATTACATTCTTAGTATAAAACATTTTGATTTGTTTGTCAAGTGTTTTATACTAATTTCTAACAAGAAATTTTTTGTTGTTTTCTTTATACTCTTATTATAGAGTATTGAGAAAGGCTTGTCAAGCCTTTTCCCAATTTTCTTTTAAGAAAGTAACAACGCTATAACTTGTAATAGTTGTTAAAGCAATAAGCAACAAGCTTTGAATGGAGAAAAAACCAGTGTATAAAATAGCTTGGTAAGTGAAATAGAACGGTACTAAGATACCTCCAGCGACCAAAATTCCTACAAAAACAATTAATAATACTAATTCAGATAATTTCATTTTAAAACTTCCTTTCCTTTTCTATATATTAAGTATATCATTCTTAAAATGTTTTGTCAATACTTTTTGTTAAATAATTTCAAATTTTCTATTTTTGTATTCTTCTTTGAAATCTTGAACAGCTTGCTCATAAGTATCAGCTTCAACAAAAATTTCTTCAATTTTAGGATAACCACTATCCAAACTAATTTCATCTAAGAATTTAACAAGTAAAATATATTTATTCATTTTTTTCATCCCTTTCCTTATCTTGATTCTATTATAACACGACTTAATTCATCTGTCAACACTTTTATCATTTTATCAGCTTTTTCTTTTCGGTCAATTTCTTTTTCTCTTTGGTTCTTTCTAGCAATCAATTTCAATCTTAAATATTTGTTTTTCATTTCAATCATTCCTCTTTCTATAATTCTATATTAGCAAACCTCAAACCTTTTGTCAAGCATTTTATCAAATTTATATTTTTATTTTATTTGTTTGTTCCCTCCTTAACTTTCTATAATTATTATAGCATAGACCAAGAGGAAAGACAATAATAAAACACTGTAATTTTAATTAGAATTTTCTCATTTTGTATAACAGATGTAAGCGCTTTCATTTTATGGTTCCCTCCCTCCTTACATTTTCAGTATAACAAAAAAATAGGGGTTTGTCAACCCCTATTTTTATTTTTCTTTTAATTCTACTCTATAAGTTGTATTTCCGCCAATCATAAAGAATAAAACCTTTGCTATTTTAGGATATTCGTATTTTGTAATAATTATTTTATTTTCTTGCTGATTCTTTTTAAAGCTCAAGATTTGATTTGCTTCAATACTTTTTGTTCCTGTTTTAGTTGCATAAGTGAAAACTGTTTGACTACTATTCATTTTATGAACTTCTTCTGAAAAATTTCCACTGATAAACGTTTCTTGTGTGGTACTAACTTCTGTTTGTTTATCACTATAGAGTATGATACCACCTAAGAAAATCAAGCCACCTAACATAAGACTTCCTAAAAACTTAAATCCCGCATAGGTGTCAAGCTTCCAATCTAACCAACACATAGCAATAAACATAATAATATAAATCATTCGTATAACCTTCTTTCTTTTATTTATATATTTATTATAGCAAGTAAAAAAGGATAAGTCAATAGAAAAGCGCCAAAAAGTTTAAAAATATTTTTTCAATGAAAGCGCTTACATTTCTTTCCTCTCTTGGTACAATATTATTATAGCATAAAAAAAGGACTTTTGCAAGTCCTTTATACTAATTCTTTTTCGATTATATTTCTTTCTAATACGTCAATTATCTATCCTTTTTCTTTCCCAGAAGTATTTTTCAAGAAAATCACAAAAATCTGTTTTTTCATCAATTTTCCAAACTATTTTAATTTCATTGATATTATTAAGTAAGCAAATTCTTTCAGTTATAAAACCGAGGAAATCATGAAATTTATTTGTATCACTTGCTCGCTGTTTATTTCTAAAAAACTTTTTAGGAAGTTCTACGTAACTACATCTTTCAGGTAATAAGCTAGTATAAGCTTTTAAATATAAACTTTTTTTGTTATCATGTCTAAACATTTCTTCATCATATTGCGATTTTGTTATTACTTGTATAGGATATTTCTCATTAGTTTTTAAATTGACTATTTCAATAATCTCTATCATATATTATCATTCCTTTCTATATATCTAATATACCATAGTTTCGGGGTGATGTCAATAAATATTTTCATTTAACCATTTAACAAAATCATTATACACTTGATGAATATCAAATCTATTTTGGAATTGCATACCAAAATCATATTTGTTTCGTAACCATTCACTAAGTGCATAGCTATCAATTAAAGGGCTAGTAAGTTCTTTCTTATATTTTGATAGGTACTTTCGTTCTAGGTCATACTCTAAAGCAATTTCTAAAATCTCAATAGCTTCAAGAGTTTCATTATTCATTTTAAATACCTCTTTCCAGTAAGTTTTAGGGCTATTCATTTAACCCCTATAAATAGTATAATATATAAAACCCTAATTGTCAAATGATTTTTAACATTAGACAAAATATTTTTATATACATTATGTATGTATATATGCATTTGATAACAGATGTTATTTTAATAGACTATCGAGAGATGTAAGCGCTTACAAAAGATTTACTTAAACAGATGAATTGAAAGCGCTTTATTTTACGTTTTAAGAGCTTTTCATATTATTTGGCATAATTATCTATTAAGCATTATAAAACCCAAGAGAAGAGCAAAGAAGTGTATTGTGGGCGCTATTATTATCTTTTATTAAGGTGTTAAAATAAATAGTCTTATATAAAATAACATTTATCAGTTATTATAACAAGTGTTATGTTTGGTGGCAGAGATGCGATGAACTAATACATTGTGAAACATTTCACACATGTACAATCATTCATATAATAATTTATTCATATGTATTGATGAACAGATGAACATATATTCATATGTACTCACTGCTAGTCTGTGAGCATTGTCACAGATGTAAGCGCTTACAACTCATTGACGCAAGGTGTCAAGCAAAGATACTTGGCGCACATATGTTCGGTTGGCTCCCAGCAACTTGATGAATAACAAAGGTTATTTAATTTTATAGTTTGACATTTAAAATAACAAGTGTTATTTAAATATACTTAAATACTTGAAGAGATGTACATGTGAACATATATTCATATATTGTGGCAGTAGACATAGATGGACTAGACCAATCACAACCCTAAACGATTGTGAAATATTTCACAAGAATTCCACTCAATGTTAGAAATTAGTTGATATTATTAAATAACAAGTGTTATTTTTGGTGGTAGCAACACAGATGAGTGTTATTTAATTAATAAGGAGTTTGGTGGTAAAGGATGCATAGGTCGTTATTTAATTAGGTCAATAAGTTTTTACAATAATAGTAAAAGGCTTTTTATCATTAAGGTTTGGGCGTTTTCAGGAATGGAATTGAGATTGGAATTGGATTTACGATTGTTATTTCAGCCTATGGGGGGTTGGGTTAATGCGGGTCTTACAGGCTGTTATTTTTTCTGAAATAGCTTTTGGTGGGGATGGTTTTGGGATTCGTGAAAATATTCACAAGTCAATCAGGGAAGCCGCGGCAACAACACTTAATCAGAGCTTCAGAATTGAAAATCGCATGACTGTCTTTTTTCTACGGCGTCTCACGGTTGGGGTAGATTTATCTATAGTTCTGCCCAGTTTTTATATTGATACCAGAGTAAATGTAAATAAAGGAGGAGTTCGACATGGCAAAACACGTCATAGAAGAAGAGCTTCTGCATGGTTCGGGCTTTAACGTCGTAACTAATGGAGAAGTAGAAATTACAGCTGATAACGCCGAGCGGATTTTAAAATTTATTACCGATGGCACGATTGATATTGACGTTGTTAATCATAATATTAAATTTAGCTCTCGAGTTCCAGTATTCACAACATTAGATTGGTAAAGGAGGATGTGAATAAATGATTAAGTTTCACAAGGTTAGCGGTAAACCCGCTAAAGTAGAATCTGGCGATGAAAATATTTGGTTTTCTTATCCAAATGGTATTTATGTTGCTGACAACCAAGGCAATCCACGATTGATTTCCCCAGGGAAAATGATTGGCGATGCTGTTCCTGTGGGAGTACCAAATGAGCCAGGTCTATTTTATTATAATACATCAAACAAAAAGAATTATATTTCCACCGCAGAAAAATGGGTTGAAATTGGTACCGGCAGTATTCCAGGAACAGGTGGAGGCAGCAACATCGCTGGTAATGTTTTAATCAATGATGCCGCCGATAATTATACCTCTGTAGATGTTGAAGGTGCTCTTGCTGAAATCGCCGAAAAATTCCCATGGTATTTTGGTAGAATGCAATTAAAAGATTTTAATGGTGACGTTAATTCCCTATTAAAATCCACTGAAAATTATATTACAACTACCGCCGCAAATCGCCCCAATGGAAAAACAGGCTGGCTCATTCAACGTAAGGCTTCTAATAACAATACCTACGGGTTAGTTATTGGAGATGATGGCACCGCCCAAACAAGAGTCAACAATAAGTTCACTCCACTAGCGGCCCAAGCCGACCTCGCCAAACTACAAGATACTGTTGATTCCTCTCTTGGGGAATTAAAGGTAAATGTAGGAAAAGGATTAGCTTCTGATGGAAAGACATTAGCAAATAGACAAACTATTTCGTTGGCGCAAGATATTTTAGATAAGATTGATGCGGCCGGAGCTGGGGCTAATTTTGTTAAAAAAGCTGGAGATACTATGACTGGTTCTTTAGTAATGAAAGCTGGTTCTGGACAAGTTTCTCAAGTACAGTTTAGTAGTACAGGTTCTGCTAATAATGTAGCAATATTGGATGACCCAAGAGGAACGTCCAAGAATTCTCTTTATGGGGGAAAAGAAGGCGGCTCTCGTTTTAGAATCGCTAACGTGAGGAAGAATGTCGATATCATGTCGGCTTATAGCGATGGTTCGGTTGATATTCATGCACATGGTCCTCGTGCAGTATTTGGTAATGTAAGCACTAATGGGCGGACTACTATTTTGAATAATAATAATAGTGGTGGGACTTCAGTTGATATTGTTGCGCCTTTTAGTGACGTTCCATTATTTGTTAAGGGTAAAAATGGACAACTGCATTATAAGGTTAATGGTGGAATGAACAGCTTGCTTTCTGGCAACAGTAGTAGTGGTCGTAAAAATTTACGTATCGCTGGTATGGGAAGTAATTCTGAATTAGCTACATTGTATTTTGAAGCATGGAATACAAGGGCTAAGGGTAAAATTCATTCTGGTTCAGCTATTAATGTTGGTTTTAACCATGAGACTTCTAAGGGTACCGGTGATGGGGATGTATGTTTACGTATTTTTCCAAGAAAAGCTGGGCTTAATGGTGAGGCAAACGCTTTGAGAAACTATGCTGTATTGTATTATGAGCAATATAGTCAGACTTTAGTCGTTGACTCATTCAAAGGTAATGCAAACTTTACAAGCAACGAACGTAATAATTTTGTACGTTTATCTTCTGATGGTTTTATTACACGTTCTTCTGTAAAATATAAGAATCCTATTAAGAAATTTGAAGAAGATGCTTTATCAAAAGTTAAAGAAGTTACACCTGAGTTATATGCCTATAAAAATGATCCAAAACAAAGTACTCAATTAGGATTTATCATTGAGCATGGTCTTCCCCAAGAGGTAGTAGAAATGGAAGGGCGAGGCGTGAACGCTTATGCGCTGACTGCTTACTTGTGGAGAGCGACGCAACAATTATCTCAAGAGGTGGATTCATTAAAAGAGGAACTGGAAATTTTAAGAAATAATTAAGATTAAAAAGAGAACTTGAAAAAGTTCTCTTTTTTTACTTGACATTATTTAGTCTATATGATATAATATAAATATAGAAAGACATAAAACATTGGAGGAATAAATATAGATGGCATCATTACAATTAAATAATGCTTTGCAAACCTATGAGGAAAGATTAGAATGGGTCAACAAAGAGATAAAAAGAATTGGAGAAGATAAATTAACTCCATATCAACGAGATAAAATTGCTACATATTTAATAGATGGGACTAATCCAGAATCTCGTGGAGAAATTATTACCGCTAATCGTTTAGTTACAGTAAATAAAAGAGAAACTTCAAGAGAAGGATTAATGGAAAAACTTGAAGGAGGAGAAAGTGCCTTTCATCAATTAATTAAACAAGATAAGAATGTAATTTTAACACCAAAAGTAGAGATAACAGAAGAAGATATTGCAGAAGTACCTGGTTTAGCACAATTGAGAGAAGAAATTGATAAATTACAAAAATATTTAGACGAAAATCCTGATATGCCTAAAAAATTAGCCGGAAAAATTAAACAAACTATTATTGAAATGCGTAGAGACCAATATGTCCTTAAAAATTCTCATCGTCAGCCAATTTTTGGAAGAGGCAACACTGGTAACATTGAACAAGATATTCATTATGATACTATTAATTTACAACAACGAGATCAGGTATTATCATTACTAATTAACTATAGTAGCTTAAAAATTGAGTTTAAAGATAACAATGATTCAGATATTAAATGGATTTTAGAAGATCTTGATAGATTAATTCAAAAATCTCTTGCTGAAAAACCTACTTTACTTTATATCTTAAATGAAAAAATTATTGGATCACGCAATGATGAAATTAGAGAAGGTTTAATTGAAATTTTTGGTGTGGATCATACTCAAGAATATATTTCATCTTTATATAGAAATAAAATCCCACAAATTATTGCAGACGCTGCAACAGAAGAGTGGATCGATTACATGTATATGAACAAACTTAAAGGAACTTATAAACGTTGTTCACGTTGCAAAGAAATTAAAATAGCAAATAATCGTAATTTTAGTATTAACAGAACATCTTCATCACAGTTTTATTCAATTTGTAAAGAGTGTCGCAACAACAAAAAATAACGAGGAGTTACTTAATATGACAGATAAAAAACGAGTAATTTTGGATACAAATATTTTGATGGGTACAAAAAGAATTAATAGTTTAATTGAGGAATTTGAAGATTGTGATTTATTAGTTACACTTGGAACTTTAGGAGAGTTAGATAGACTCAAAACTGCTGAGGGTCAGCGGGGATTTGAAGCTAGAAATGGCTTAAGAATGCTGCGAGAAAATGAAGATTTATTCACGATTATCGATACAGAAAACCCAGAAAGACCCTCTTATGATAAATCTACTGTAGATGGGGATATCATATTCTTGGCGCAAAAAGAGAATCGTTTGCTTTCAGAGATCGAAGTAGTAACTAATGACCTGTCTATGGGGACAGTAGCTAAAGCAAATAAGGTTAATGTACGAACCTTCTATGAAGATGCAGACAAATATCGAGAAGGATATACAGTTGTTGATGTCTCAGATGAATTAGAAGATGATACAAATGCAATGTTATTTGCCCTAGCTAATCAATATATCTTCTCTCTTGGGTTATTAGAAAATGAATATTTAGTATTAGAAAAACATGGAGAACCTTACTTCTTTGTTGTAGAAGAAGGTCGTGCCACAAAAATCTTTGATAATAATCCAGTAAGACACAATAAACATATTAAAATATGCTCTTCTGAATTTGGCACTTTAAATCCTAAAGAAAAAGATTATGCTCAGTTTTGTGCTTTTGATATGTTGGGCAAGCATGATATTTCACTATTAACTGGTCCTGCAGGATCGGGGAAAACTTATCTAATGCTTGCAAAGCAATTTGAAATGCTAGAAAAAGAAGAGATTTGTAAAATTACAATATTTGTTAATCCAGAAAAGGCTCGTGGAGCCAAAACACTCGGTTTTTATAAGGGTGATAGAAATTTAAAATTGATGCAAGAGTCTATTGGGGGAATTTTAGCTTCAAAAATTGGTGAACGAGAAAAAGCAATTGAATACATTGAATCTGGACTTATTGAAATTATTCCTATTTCAGATATTCGAGGTTATGAAGTTACAGAAAATTCTTCTCTATATATTACAGAAGCTCAAAATTTAAATAAAGATTTAATGCAATTAGCTTTACAACGTGCTGGAGAAGGAACCAAAGTTTTTATTGAAGGAGATCCAACAACTCAGTTGGACTCATGGGCTTATGAAGGTGATAATAATGGAATGCTTAAATTAATTGAAGTTTTTGCCGGAACTGAAGTTTTTGGTAATATTCATTTAAGTAATATTTATCGCTCACGTGTTGCAGACCTAGCAGAACGAATGACAAAATAATATAAGACATTATGTCCAGCTTTCAATTATTCTGAAGCTGGACATTTTTATTAAATTAAGGAGGTTTAAAAATGGCTCAGGAAGAAAAACAAAAGTCGGTAGTAGAAATGCAAGCAGAAAAAATTCACTGCGAACATTGTAATAGATTTTATCCTGCAAAGGATTTTTATAAAGATAAAAATGGAGACCCAATGAAAAAATGTAAGAAATGTATGGCATCTCTTATTGATTTAAAATCTCCATCAACAGTAATGAAGATTATGGAAGAAATCGATATTCCATATATTCCAGACGAATGGAATTCATTAAGAGAACGATATGAATTCTCAACATCTAAAGATGGTAAGACTATTCGTAACAAAAATGCAAATCAATCTGTTTTAGGGCGCTATATTGGTAAAATGCGACTAGAGCAATATAAAGGTTATAAATTCTCTGATACTCCTCAATTTATGGAACAACACGACCAAGAAATTCAACAAAAACGTGATATACTCCATCAAAAACTAGAGGATTTATTAGATAAAGGTTATGATCCTGACACTGCTATGCAATTAATGGCAGGAAGAATTGATACAGAAGATGAAGATCCTGCACTAACCAAAACTCAAATAAAAGAATTAAAAATTAAATGGGGAACTTTATATAATGAAGAAGAATTAATTCAGTTAGAAACTTTTTATGGAGAAATGCACGAATCTTATGATATCACTTCTGCTTCTCACGAAGATTACTTAAAACAAATCTGTAAAGTTTCTTTACGTATGCACAGTTTAATTGATTCAGGAATGTATGATGAATACCAAAAATTATCTAATACCTATGATAAAATGATGAAATCTGCTAAATTTACTGCTTCCCAAGAGAAAGAGGAAGATAAATTTATTGATAGTATTTCTGAAATGGTGCGTTTATGTGAAGAAGAAGGATTTATTCCTGTTTATCATACAGATGAGCCACAAGATATCGTAGACGTTACATTGCGAGATTTCACAAACTATGTGCGTAATTTAGTTGAAAAAGAATTAAACTTAGATTCTCTAATTGAAAAAGGCTTAGAACAAATTAAGTTAGACGAAGAAAAAGAACAAATGTCTGCAGATGATGCTCTATTTGTGGAAGAAGACATGGTTTCTGATGATGATTTATTGTTTGAAGCTGTTAATACTGAGGTTCTACCAGAACTTACTGATGAGGCTAAGTTATTGGGGGTAGAACTTGATGGCGAAGAATAAAAAACATGAAGATAAAAGTACAACTCTTATTGATATTAAATCAGATTTTATCAACTCTAAAAAAAATCGAGAAGTATTTTTAACAGAAGAGAGGGTGCGCGCAAGCATTCCCACTTTTACAGAATACGTCTCCTTTTGGAGAGAATATCCAGACATGTTTATTGATATGATAAAGGGTCCAGATAGCAAATTTAATTTTTTCTTTTACCAAAGATTATTTTTACGTGCTGCTATGAGGCATAAATACTTTTTTGGTACTTTTACACGTGCCTTTTCTAAATCTTTTTTGTCTGTTATGTTGATGATGGAAAAATGTATTTTATATCCAGGAATTAAAGTATTTATTACCTCTGGTGGTAAAGAACAGGCTGCTGGTATTGCTGCAGAAAAAATTAATGAAATCTGTGATATGATACCATCAATTAGAAAAGAAATCAATTGGGCGCCAGGACAAACGAAGCTTAATGGTAAAGATTATGTGCAGGTCGTATTTAAAAATGGAAGTCGATTTGACGTAGTAGCAGCTAAAGAAAGTTCTCGTGGTGGACGTCGACATTCAGGACTTATTGATGAGGTTATTTTGGTTGATGGAGAAAAATTCTCACAAGTTATTTTACCTATGATGAACGTATCTCGTCGAGCTGCTAATGGACAAGTAGACCCTAATGATAAAATGAATAAATCTCAAGTCTATATCACCAGTGCGGGTTGACATACAAGCTCTCACTATAAACACTCACTCTAATTGCTGGGAAATCCTTATAGGACAATCAGCAGCCAAGTATTGTGGTCTTAAGAATTATATAGCTTGATTTTAAAGACCATTTATGATATATTTATTATATTATAAATGGAGGAATTTAAAATGAAAGCAATTAGTGTATATAATCTTAAACCTAATTATTATTTTGCAACAGAAAAAGGACAAATTATTAGTTCTTACCAAAATAAACCTTTAAGTTTATCTTTAGATAAAAATGGTTATTCACGACCATCTTTTAAAACTGAAGATGGAAAAAGCGTTCGTATTCATGCTCATAGGTTAATTTTGGCAACTTACAACCCTATTGAAAATTGGGAAAATTTTGAGGTAAACCATATTGATGGTAAGAAATTAAATAATAAACCATCCAATCTAGAATGGGTTACTACTAAACAAAATATCCTTCATGCCTGGGAGACTGGATTAGCTCGTGGAGGAGAATTTCATGGAAGAGCTACAATGACAGAATCTATGGCTGTCGAAGCTATTTTCCGACACAAACAGGGAGAATCAGTTACTAATATAGCTAAAGATTTAGGGGTCGGTAGGCAAGCTATTAGCAAAATAATAAATGGAGATACATGGAAGTATCTACCACGATAAAGGTTCAACGACTATTCCGAAAGGAAGTACATTCAAGTGAATGGAAACGGGTGACTCCTGAAAAGGGAGAAGATATAGTCTCTTCTATATGGTAACATATAGCAGTTCATAAGAGAACGCTGCAAAATTAACGACTTTGCGGGAAGATAAAGTTTAAAGATCATTTTAGTTATCAAAAACAAATTCAGTTATTAGTATGGCAATTAATTAAACCTGGTACCGCTATTATTATGGGGGGAACTTGGAGAACTCCTGTTAAAATGGGGTTATTAGATCCAGGTTTTGTCAACGATCTAAAGTCTGATGGTACTTTTGATGAGGTATCATTTAACCGAGAGTATGAATCTGTTTGGGCTGGTTCTGCGACAGAATCATTCTATAATGGAGACGTTTTTGATAGATGTAGAATTTTAAAACAGGCTGAATTTACAAGAAGTGGTCGAGGAAATGATGAAGCTTACTATGTACTTGGAGTCGATGTAGGTCGTAATGGTTGGCAAACTGTTATTACAGTAGTTAAGGTTAATCCTCAGCGTAATGGTGTAGGAATTAAATCTGTAGTTAACATGATTGTTATTGAATCGGAGCATTTCGGGATTCAAGCTAACGAAATCAAACGTCAATATTTAAATTATATGCCTCGTTATGTTGTAGTCGATGGTAATGGTTTAGGGATTGGATTAGTCGATTATTTAGTCATGCCTTCTTCAGATAGTAAAACAGGAGAAAGTTTTTCTGCTTTTGAGGTTGTTAACGATGATAAAGGTCTTTATAAAAAAATTGATAATCATGGCGATAGTTATGGTAAAGTTTTATGGATTGTTAAAGCCGATTCAGAATTAAACTTTGAGGGTTATACTGCACTACTTCAACAAATGGGTTCTGGTAAAATTCGATATTTACAAAACGAACGTGATGCAAAAGGTGATTTAGAAAGTAAAAAAGCATATAAAACAATGTCAGCAGGACAAAAAGCTGATGCTATTAGACCTTTTGTGTTGACATCTACGCTAAAGAATGAAATGATGAATTTAACTAGACCTGAAAATAATAGTACTAAATTTAGCTTAGATAGAATTAATAAAGGAATGGGTAAAGATAAGGTTTCATCCTTAATGTATGCAATTTATGTAATTAAGTTACAAGAGGATAAAGAGCGGAATAAGAAGAAAAGTAGTCTTGCTAACTTTGCATTCTTTAACTAACGAAAAGAGGTGGAACAATGAGTACATTTTCTGGAGTAAGTAGAGGGCATTTGAGAATTCGTCATATTTTAGAAGAAAATGGTTTTAATTGGGAAGAAGAATATAGCTTCCCTGATTTAGTCGCTTCTAGCGGCCGCCAATTAGCTTTTGACTTTATGGTAATGGATGACGATGGAAATATAGATTTTGCTATAGAAGTCAACGGTGAGCAACATTATGAACCAGTTGCTGCTTTTGGAGGAAAAAATAAATTTAAACGTCAACAATACAACGACCATCAAAAACGGTTATATTGTCATAATCATGGCATCCCATTAGTAGAAATTCCATATTGGGAACTTGAAATTGTTGATATTGGATATCTTTTGGAAAAAGCAGGTATATAAAAACTAGAGGCCGATATTGCATAATATCGGTCTTTAATATATAGTTTTATAAGGAAAGATTTCATTTTCCAAGAGATAAAATAGAGAAAAGGAGGAATATAATTCATGTTGGACAAATCAAAAAGACAGAGAAGAAAGCCAACTCCAGTCAAAAAAGAAGAAAGAAAACTTTACGAAAATAAAAAACCTTCAGTAGATTTTTCTTATTACGCTGACAGAAGCTTCACTAATTTTGGCTTCGGGTCTTATACTTCAGAATTAGGAGAATCATTTGTAACAACTGACGACATTCGTAAAGCTTTGGATAAAGCTTTTAGACGAAAAGATGTTAAGGGCATTAAAACTTTGTCAAGACATTTTTATAGAGTTTCTGGTGTATATTCTCGTGCGGCTGAATATTTAGCTTACCTTCCAACTTATGATTATATGATTACTCCTCGTGTAGTAGGCACAAAGATTAATGAAGATACTATTGTACGAGAAGTTGTTAATCAACTATTGTTCTTAGAAAAAGCAAAATTAAAGCAATCTCTGCAATCAATTTCCTTAGATGTTATTGTAGATGGAGTAGCTTATGTATATTTTAGACGTAGAGGGAAACAAGCAGTTTTTCAAAAATTGCCAACATCATATTGTAGAACTAGAAGTGTTCTAAATGGATTCCCTACAGTAGAATTTAATTTAGATTATTTTGAACAATTTGGAACAGAAGAAGAAAAAGCTATTAAATTAAATAACTTCCCACCAGAAATTGTACGTGAATATAATATTTGGAAAAATGATAATCATCGAGGAAGAAACAGTTCTAAGAGACGTCAAAACCAAAGTTTAACTAATTCTGGTACATGGATCTTATTAAACCCAGATACTTGCACAGCTTTTTATTTTAGTCCTTCATTACAACCTGTACTAGCTAATAGTTTTTTTGCTATTTTAGATGTAATGGAACTAAAAGGAATTGAAAAGAAAAAAGCTGAAAATGAACTATATAACTTAGTAGTTCAAAAATTTGGCTTCTTGGATGATGGAGAACCTATCTTAGAATTACCTGAAATGCAAGCTTTCCACGAAAGTGCCAAAAAAATCTTTGAAAACAGTAATCAAACAGACTTACTTACCACTCTTGGAGAAATCCAAAATGTTAACTTAAATGAGGCTGCTGCTGATCCGATTGATTTTGAGCCTTGGACTAAATCTATCTATGCAGAACTTGGTGTTTCACCACAATTATTCTCTACAGAAGGTAACATGGCTTTGGAAAAATCTGTAAATATTGATGAAGCTATGATGTTTACCCTTGTGGAAAAATATCAAAATTGGTTAAATTTCTTATTAGATAATGAGTTCTTAGAAGATGATGATGATATGTTTGATACATCACTTTGGTTCCCACCAATTACAATTAATAATCGTAATGAATTATCTACAAAATATAAAGATATGGCAACTTTAGGATATTCAAAATTATTACCAGCTCTTTCGCTAGGTCAATCACAACTAGATATTATGGCTTCACCTATCTTTGAAAATTCTATTTTAAACTTAGGAAGTATTATGAAACCATTACAATCATCACATACAGCATCAGGAAAGTCTAATTCTTCAGGTTCGAGCAGCGGTGGTAGACCACCATTGCCAGATTCACAAAAATCTGAGAAAACAATTCAAAATGCTGGAGGATAAGGAGGAAATAAAAATTGAAAGATGAAAGACTATTATTTTTTACAGATATTCAATTCTTAGAACCTGTTGCAATTGAAGAAAATCCAATGCTTTCTAAAGTTAAAATTAAAATTGCACAGTCAGGGATTAATAGAAATGGATATGATATTCCTAAGGCAGTATTAGAAGATGCTGCAAAAACAAGCTTAGGTCTAACACCAATTGTTGCTTATTATAATCAATATAAAGGAGATTTTGGTGAGCATGGAACCCAAGCAGTATATAATCAATTAGGAGAATATGTGACTACAGCTGATACACAGGCGGTGGGTGTAATTCCAGAAAATCCTATTATTTATTGGGACGAAGACAACTATTTAGTAACTTATGGTTATTTATGGACAAGCCGATATGCAGAATTAATTGATGCATTAGATGGACGTCCTCAATCAATGGAATTAAGCTTTGAAAACACAGTTATGCACCAAAAGGGCAGAATTATGGAAATTACTAAGACTGCTTTTGTTGGTTTATGTATACTTGGAAATGATGTTACGCCTGCTTTCGCTGATGCCTCTATTGAAGGAGTTAATTTCTCTTATCAACCATTAATAGAACAGGAAGATAAAGTAGAAGAAGGAGTAGATGAACTTATGAACGCATTAAAATTTGCCTTAGATAATAACTTTAATGATTCTACTCTTGGTACTCCTCTTGTAGTTGATACAGATGGAGAAGAGAGAGACAAGGTTAATCGTGAAAAGATTACTGAAGCTGTTGATTTATTAGATGAAGCGGCTGATTTAGTTGAGGATGAAGAGGCTAGAAATAGAATTGATGATGCTATTTCAGGTTTAGTTGACGCAGAAATTGATATGAAACGTGAAGCTGATATAATCCCTGTAACAGAGGCAGCTCATCGTGGACTACAAGGTCAACCAGGCTATAAAGATGGTATTGTTAGTGTAGAAAACCTCAATTATAAAAAAGCAAGTAATTCTTTATTGAAAAAAAATGAAGACGAAAAAGAGGAGGAAAAGGAATTGGGTATCAAAAAGAAAAAAGAAGAGGAAATTAAAAAAGATCCAGTTGCTCAAGAACCTGTAGAAAAAGAAACAAAAGTAGAAACTGAAGTTAATCCTGAAGATAAAACTGTTGAAACTAAGCAGGTAGAAGAAACAAAAGAACCTGTGAGCGAAGAAGAAGATCAACCCAGCAAAGAAGTTCAACCTGGAGGACAGCCTGGAGCAGAACAGACAGTTGCTGAACCAGAGAAGACAACAGTTGAACCAGAAGCAACGGGAGTTCAAGCAGATACAGTTGAGGAAGAAGCAGGACAGCCTGGAGAGGAAGTACAAGAAGACCCTCAAGGAGCAACCGCTGCTACAATTGCAGAAGAACGTGAAACCGCTAAAGATAAACGTACGAGCGCTTTACTATCTGATGTTGGCGATGATGAATTATTTGATTATCTTATTGAACGTGTAGCTGCCGCAGATGAAATGCGTACTAAACTACAAGAAATGTTAGGAACAGCTGTACCAGAAGGGTTACCAGAAGGTGGAGATGTAACAGTCGAAGGAGAAACAACTGAAGAAGACTTAGGTACTGAAACAGTAAGTACTCCTACAGATGCTACAGAACCAGAAATTGATGTTAAATCTGACAAACCTGATTCAGAACTAGCTGCTGAAGGCGAAGATATGACAGATGAAGAAACTCTTCAAGAAGATGGTAAAGAAGTTGTTAAAGCCGATAAAACTATTGAAGTTACTGATGGTGGAGCAACTGATGAAGGTGGAGAAACTTCTCCAGCACCAGAACAGACAGAAGAAAAATCTGAGGAATCTACACCAGAAGATAAAACTGTAGTTGAAGAATCAGAGGAAGAAAAGAAAAAGAAAAAATTAGATTATAGTTTAGATTTTAAAGCTATTATTGCAGAAAATCAACAATTAACAGTTGAAAACGAAAATCTTCGTAAACAAAACGAAACATTGCTACAATTTAAACTAAAAGCTGAACGTGAAGCAAAAGAAAGCTTATTATTAGAATTTAGTCTTTCTGATGAAGGGAAAGATAAAATTCGTGCTAAATTTGATGAGTTAACTTTAGAAGAAGTTGAAGCTCAAGCAGCATTAGCTCAACATCGAGAATTTAAAGAAGCTCATGGTGGTCAAAAAGAGTCTGGTGAAGGTATTCAATTTTCACTTGAATCAGAAGAAACTGAACTAGATGCGTTAGATGAAGAAGATAGTTTAGCGCTTTTCTTAGAAAAAGTTTCTAAGAAAAATAAACGTTCACGTTTTTAATTTAAAATAGGAAATTATTTCTATCAAAATATTGCAATCAAGGTTTACTTATTTTCATTTGAAAATGAGTAAACCACGCAATATTTCAAAAATAAGGAGGAAATAGAAAATGGCACAACAATTATTAAAAAAAGTCGGCTACGGACAAGTTGAGAAAAACCGTATTCAAGGTATCCGAGCTGGTCGAGTTTTAGCAGACCTACCTGTTAAACCAGAGGTTGTTAAATCTAGCGGAGACCGTATTGAAAATGGTATGTTCTTAGATGCAGTTTATGGCACAGGTTTTGAAGGAAATTTAAAAACTGGTCAATTAGAATTGCCAACAGCACAAAGTAAAAATGTTGGTTTGGTATATAGTGAGGTTAAATTATATAGTGAATATACTTCAAATAAAGATTTTGCTTTATTTACAGTAAACCCTTCTATTAACCAAATGCGTCAAGCACCAATTTATGACAAAAAAGAAGCTCCAAAAGCTACAGTTATCCCTCGTTTGATTTTCCCAACGCCTGGTGATATCTTTACTACTAATTTAATCGAAACTGAAAATGGTGAACTTCCAGAAGTAGGAACAACATTAAAATTAAATGATAAAGGTATTTTATCTACAGCAGGAACTTTAAACGTTGTTATTGCACAAGTAGTTCAAAAAACAACAATGGCTGATGGACAAGTTGCAGCAAAACTTGCTATCGTTGAAGTAAATCCAGCAGCTACAGGCGCGTAATTAGATAGGAGGAAATGGAAAAATGAATTTAAAACCTGAACAAATTAGAACTTTAATGTTCCAAGCAGCAGACATTCAAACTGGAGAATCTATTGAATTCTCAGACAAATCATACGATTCTCATACATTGAATGAAGCTCTTCGTGAAGAAATGAATAGTTTAATGGGAAATGGTGGACACCGTTTCACAGCTAACCGTGAGTTAGTTTATGCTTTATTATCAGAAGTCGTTGATGATTTACTACCTAAACGAGTATTTGATTCAATGAATCGTTTCGCAGAAATTAAAAATGTTGCAGATGGAGACAAAGTAACATTTAAACGTCGTAAAGGTAACATTCGTGGACGTAATTTTGTGACACAAGTTGCTCATGCTGGTCTATACGAAGTATTCCGTCTAGACAGAGAAGTATTCGATATGCCAACAACAGCTTATGGTGCTGCTGTAGGATTGGACTTAGAAGAATTCTTAGAAGGACGTATTGACTTTGCAGAATTAATCCAATGCATTACTGAAGGCTATGAAGAAATTCTTTATAAAGAAATTCTTCGCCACATGGTAGCGCTAAACTCTAATACAATTTTACCTGCTAACAACATCTATAGTGTAGCTGGTTGGAGTCCACGTCGTTTTGCAGCATTGCTTGGTATTTCAAGTGCTTATGCAACACCAACAATCTTTACTTCATATGTATTTGCTGCTGAAATGATCCCTGAAGGACATTTAGCAACAGAAAAAATGAAAGAAGAATATAACCGTAATGGTTTCATCGGAAACTATAAAGGTGCTAACATTGTTGTACTACCACATAGTTTCTACAACGAAACAAACGAAGCAGAAGCAGTAACATTACCATTAGGTATGGCTTGGATTCTTCCAGATGTAGACAACAAACCAGTTAAGATCGCTTTTGAAGGCGGAATGCAAACTAAAGAAGTAGATTTAGACGACTGGTCTAAAGAAATGCACTTCTACAAAAAAATGGGTACTATGTTGATGGCTAACCCAGCTATCTGTATCTATGAAAATACTGCTCTTAATGAATGGCCTGTAGTCAACGGACCAATTATTAAAGAAACAGAAGACGACGTTACACCAACATATACACGTTTGGTTTAATATAAAAGTCCGAAGAGGTTCGAGTTTAAAACTTGGGCCTTTTCTTTTTGCTCTTTTGGGGCATATTTGTTTAAGTATAGTTTAGTTAGTTCTAAATAGATTAGAACAGAGAAAAAGGAGAGAAATAAATATGAATAATTCATACCTAACTATTGATTTTAGTTATCTTGTTGAGGGATTAAAAGGAGATACAATGATTCCTGTCTCAAATATGGGGCGAAAAAGAGTTGCTTATATTATTGAAGAAATTGGAGTAACAAGAGATTTTCGTCAATTTCAAGAAGGTCAACGACCAGATACTAAAAATATTCCATTCGGAGAACTTTATGCTTTAAGTAATATGCCTGGAGGCATGCAATTAATTTGGGACAATCTAAAAATTGATAGCAATGATGCTCGTCAAGCTTTAGGATTACCATTAGCAGAAGATACTCCAGAAGTAGAATATGATCGAGAAACTGTAGCTAATATTGTACAAAAAGGTACAGAAGATGAAATCTTAGATATGCTAGAGTTCGGTCCTTATTATATTGCAGAATGGATTAAAGAAGAAGCTATTAATGTAGATAGTTCTAAACGTCGTCATTTTATTGGACAAGTTCTACAAATTAATATTGATGCTCTTGAAGAAAACGTTAAATGGGCTGCTGGGGACGAAGATGCTGGACGATTACAATACCAAACAATTAAAGGTGTTAAAACTAATACTGCTGCAAGAAGTGCAGGACGTCGTTCAACTGGAAAACGAGCAGAAAGTAAAACAAAAACTGGAACAGCAAGCTCAGGTCGTAAACGCAGAACATAAAAATAAGATAAAATAGAATGGCTGGCTTACGAGCCAGTCATTTTTTTAGGAGGAAAAGGAAATGGAGAAACAACAAGTTGGAACAAGTTTTTTTGAAATTTATTGTCGTTTTTTAGATAAAATCACCGATGATATGTATTTAGAATTAAGTCTTGAAGACACTCTAAGAATTATTGAATCTATTTTTATGGATTCCTTACCAGAATATAGTTATCCAAGATTTAGAATTGGATTATACGATCCAGATATTGTCACCTCTGATGCTTTAGATGAAGAAGGGAATCCAGTTGTAACAGGAGCCTTTGTTGATACTTTAACCAATGAAGAAAAAGATATTATTGCTGAAATTATGTTGTTAAACTGGTTAAGACGTCAATTAAATACAACTCGTATTATTCAAATGAGATATTCTACATCTGATTTCAAACAAACTTCACAAGCAGCACATATGCAAAGATTAAATGCAGTTATTTTAGACCAACAAAAACGTATTAAACATAAATTGAATTTATACTCTAAACGTAAAGTTGATAAAGATGGTTATATTGTTCCTAATGCGGATAATCTTTCTGGAGTTGGTCCACGTGCTCGAGATATTATTATCACACAGTTAGGAGTTGTAAAACGTCATGACTAATACAGAATTTAAAAATGGCTTTGGTATTAATGAAGTACCATGGGGAATATATATTAAACAAAAGAAAAATCAAGTATTTAAATTACTACCTCTTAAAGAAGAAAATGGCGAGTGGGAGAAACAATTACAAACTATCCTACTTGAAATGGGAGGAATAATTAATTTATCTCCCCAAGAGGAAGTAGTTGCTATAACAATTATGGCTAAACTAGCTGGGCTCGAAAATGAAAATGATTTTATGCTATATAGAAAAACAGTATTTGAAATTATCTCGCTCTTGGAGGACTGGAAAAAAGAAAGGAGGTAGTTAATAAATGAAGATCACTGATATTGGCAAAGCAAACAAAGTAAAAGATAATCATGACCATCGAATAGAGAGTGGCTATCAAGTTAAACCTAGTGATCCTGTAGATACAAATACTGCTTGGGACTGTTTAAACAATGCGAGAAAACGTATGGATAGTAGTTTAAAATTAAATATGCTAGATAAAAGTTTTCAGCAAGCATTAGATTCAGCAGAAGGAACAGAATTGTTTACAGTATGGGAGAAAGGCGACACTGACGTTTGGAAGGTTATACTTAAAAACCAAAAAGATAATTGGCAACAAGATATTAAATATATTAATGCCTTGAATGGAGTCGGTTTTGAAGTAGGTAATACAATAACTTGGCAAAGATTTGGAATTAGATGGTTAATTACATGGCAAGATTATAATATAAATGAATTTTTCAGAGGAGAGATTCAAAAAGCTGAACATATGATTAGATGGAAAAATGAACATGGACAAATTCAACAACAGTGGGCTGTAGTTCAAGGACCTATTGAAACTCGTGCTAAATATGAACAAACTAGAGGAAATACTATTGTAGGTCGTCAAAATGATACTGTAGAAATATGGATGGGATCTAATAGTCCTAAAGATATTAATGATTTAACAAGATATGATAAAATAAATATTAAAGGAAGATGTTGGAGAATTCAAGTAATTGATGATATTTCTAACCCTAATATTTTACGTTTTTCATGCGTTGAAGATTTCAACAATCCAGTAACAGATGATATGGTAGCTTTAATCCCTAATGGTAAAATTGATTTTGCTCCTAACGAAGAAGAACCTAAACAAAATAAAATTCGTATTGTTGCACCTGCTAAAATTAAAGAAAAATTAGTTAGCAGAGTTTATGCAATTAATGAAGAAACATCCGAAAAAATTAAAGGAACATGGGAAATTTCTGGCGCAACCTTTAATACGGTAGATGAATACGAGGTCGATGTAAAAGGAACGAAAATTGGAAATATAATTACTATAGCGTTTACAGACGAAGAAGGAAATTCTAACATAGTAACAGCTAAAACAGTATCTATGTTTTCTTAATAAAATAATGAGTTAAAGGAGAGATTTTTAATTATGCCTATTTATGATAGTAAAACTAAAAAAACCACAAAAGATATGTATATAAAAGATAGATTTATCACAAGCGGCGACAATTTAAATATTATTGCTAATCGTCTTTTAGATAGTGATAGATTAATTAAATTGCTTACTCGTAATGGTTCAGATGTTTTAACAGATGACAGACCTGTTACAGACGAAGAACGAGCTGAAGCAATGAGAACTAATATTGGTGTTATACCAATTATAGATAAAGATATTGAAGTAAATACTTTTATCGCAGTACAAATTACTGATATTGTGCCTACAATACAAGGATTAACATATAATTTTGTGTTTGATATTTTGTGTAACACAGAAGTTTGGAATTTAGATGGATATAACCAACGTCCATATTTAATAATGAATGAATTAGACCAACTTTTTTCAAATACTAAGATGAAATCTTTAGGGCCAGCAACATTCTTAGGGGCGACTAGCTTGAAAATTAATGAAAAAATGCTTGGTTATACTATGATGTTTTCATTTTCGGAAATACAATAGTAATGGATATTTTAACAAAAGTTGCTGGCACAGACTTTTATTTTATACCTTTTGCTACATTAATTCATCAACCAACAATAAAAGAAATAGCTTTATTAGGAGAAAAAACCCTATTTGATGCCTTAGCAATCTTTGCGGGTTCTTCTCCAGATTATTTTAAAAAACAAGTACTTAAAGGAATACCCGAAGAAGAGCGTGGAGCAACAGAAGTTGAATTAAATTATACGATAACATCAGAGTTAGATGTTTTTTATAAATATTGTTTAGGAACTCAAGAAAAAAGAGTAATTGAATCCTTTTTATTTTTAATTTTTGAATCATTACGAGGAGTAAAATTTATTCCTATAGGAGAAACAAAAATGTTGCTTCAATTATCTTTTGTAGATATTCTTAGTAAAGAAGAAAATAAAATAAATACTATTACTCTTGATGCAGAAAATTTCTCAGAATTAAAAGAAACTATTTCTGATATGTTTACTTATCAATCAGAAGAAGATCAAGAAGCGAAACTAAATCCTGCTGGAGAAATGGCTCAAAAAATTGCCGATAAAATGGCTGCAGCAGCAGAAAGAAGAGCTAAAATTTATGGGAAAAATAAAGCTAAAAAAGATGAAGAGTCTGTAATAGGAACAATGGCTTCAATTTTAGCTACGAGTGATGGTATACCAATAACAGAGGTCTTAAAATTAACATTTCCACAGGTTCTTATTCAGTTAAATCGAACACAAATGTTCCAACAATATCGTACACAGATTACACTTGGGGCTTTTGGAGGTTTAGAAGCAGATGATGTAGTAAACTGGCAACAGTCAGTTTAATTTTACTATCAAAACTTTATAATACAAGCTTGGTTTTTTCTAGATGTATTAGGGAATATAATTCCAAGAACAACTCATATAAGAGGAGGAAAAACAAATGAATGAAAAATTTGGCGTTCGAGAAATAGTAGACGTAGTATTTAAGGCTAAAAGTGCTATGACTGTTGGTAACACTAAGTATAAAAAAGGTGAACCAGTTATCTACTTCGACTCAGCTAAAACTTCAACTTTGGAGTCTACAACTGCTACTGTTTACGCTCAAGGTGGACGTGGTAATGCTCGTTTACTTGCTTGGGAAGGTGACAAAACAGTTACTTTCAATTTTGAAGAAGCTCTATTATCAACACGTAGTTTTGCATTGTTATCAGGTGGTAATTTAACAGAAAATACTCGTGTAAATATGCACGTTACAGAACGTGTAGAAGTTACAAAAGCATCTATTCAATTAAATGAAAAAACTGCTGCCGAAGTGCCAGTACTTGATTTAGCTCCATATCTACCTAAAAATGGACAAATCTTAAGCGCTGCAGATCCTACTTTAGTAACACAAAGTGGAAATGCTAAATATCCTGAAGCAGGTATCTATGTAATGGAACTTAATGAACATGGTGAAATTACTCGTCGTTTTGATGTTACAGCAGGTGCTTTAAAAACAGCTCCTTCTACTCCGGCTTTATCTACTTTGGCTGAATCAGAACAAGGTGAAGATACTGAATTAGATGTAACTAAAAAATTCTATCTAGCAAGCGCTTATGCTGGGGAAGAAGCAACTACAGCTGTTTCAGGCGCAAATGCTTTAGACGAATCTAAAGTTTACTTAGTTGACTTTTATGTAGCTCAACCAGGTTCAAACTTGACAATTACACCAGGTAAATTTGCAGGAAGCTTCTTGATCGAAGCAACAACATTGTTCCGTCGTCAAGCTGATAGCCGCGACTTCCCAGCTCAATTTACTATCCCAAATGGTAAAATCAGTTCTAACTTCACATTCACAATGGCATCTACTGGTGATCCAAGTACATTCCCATTCCAAGTTGAAGCACAACCTGATTATCTTCCATTTAACAAAAAATGTAAAGCATTGTTTGCATTGGATGTTGCTGAAGAACCAATTGGCGAAAATGAGTGCTAATAATTATGAAAGACCTAGTATTTTTGCTAGGTCTTTTTTTTGTAAGTAAATCATATTTTTTATTATTGATAAAGACATACGAGAAAAAGGAGAGAAACATACTATGAGTAAAATATCTTTTAGTAAACTTAAATTAAAGGTTGATGATAGTGTCAACACTGTAGACATTGAAGGTGCAGATGGTACAATTTATGAGATTGAAGTAAAACAATATCTTCCAATTGAAAACAAAATTAAACTTGTTTCTTATGTAATCGCAAAATCTGCGAATGGTGGCGTTATTCGAGAAGATATGTTAGATGCCTATCTTGGTGTAGAATTGGTTAAAGAATATACTAATTTTTCATTTACAGAAAAAATGCTCCAGAATGATGCAGATTTATTTGATGTACTGGAATCTAATGATATTGTAGGCAAAGTACAAGATGCAATGAATCCTGCAGAATTAGAAGACATTATTCGTTATATTAATTCTTATTCAGACCAAATGCAAAAATCTATTCAATCTTCTGTATCAGGATATACTGCTCAAGAAAAAGCTATTGAAGGCATGGTAGCTAAATTTATGAGTGAGATTGTCAGCAACGAATCAGAAACAGTGTCAGATAACTAACATTATACCTTCTTATCACAAGGAGGAATGAGTACGAATGTCTTTATCAGATGTTTTAAATGCGGCTCCTGGTTTGTCAGATTTAACGATTGGAATAGTTGCTATCCTTTTGGTAGTCTGGTTAGTTGGGAAGTTTTTAGATAAACAACAAGAACAAACTATGTTACACAATGAACAAATGGATAAAACGTTCAAAATTATAGCAAGTTTTACCGAAACATTATCTGAACTAGTCGCACTTATCCGAGAAGGAAATGAAAAGACAGAAAACGTTTCCGATAAAGTTGATGAAATAAATCGTAAGCTAGAACACTTTGAAATTCATGACGAAAAAGAGCATAGCGAGAAAAAACAAGGAGACAGGAACGATAGTTAATCTATCTCCTGTCTCTATTTTTATCCCAAAAGGAGGGAAGAATATGGCCGATAATCTGCCAAAAATACCTTATACGTTACAAAACATACGAGACTTAAAATTTTATTCTGTCTATAATTTACAGCCTTTACAATCATACTCTTTAAGAGATTTTAGTTCAGGTGATACAAAGCATAGAATATATCAAAATTATATTAATGCTTATGAAGCAGATTTTACTTCTAGGGCAGGAATGAACGCCGAAGAATTTTCTAAAAAAGCTGGTCTTCATAGTAAATTAGTTACAGAAAATACAGATTTTATTAAAAATTTTAAAATAGCACAAAATAATTTCAGTATAAATAATACAGAGTTAAACAAATATGTTAATGATTTATTATCTGGAGATTCCGATAGACTACAAAAATTAGCTGGCAAAGAAAAAGAAATTATTAAAGTATTAGAGACTTGGGCTAATTCAGTTCAAGAATATCTTGATGTACTTTCACGAGTAGATGATTTATATTATTTTAGAAATATGGATCAAGCTCAGATAAATGGTTCTATTTCTATGGCAAGCGGAAGAAATATTTCTCAAGCCTTTAGATTGGAACGAAGCGCCATGACAGCAATGCAAAATGCAGACGCTTTGATAGTAGGACTAAAACAATCTATTGATAAAGTTAATCAAGAAGGATTGTCTGTTAAACAATTATCGAATATGGTTATTACAACTCCTAGTTATGAAGGAGTTAGAGGACAAACGCCGTCAACAACAAAAACATTGGGAAATTTAAAGACAATGGTTGGTTCATTGAGTAATTTAATGGGTTTTGCCTTTGAAGCACAATTAGCAAGTGGTCTAGAACGTCAAGTTAATGAAGCACTATCAGACATCGCTCTCTTGGGAGGAGCAGAAGGAGTTTCAGTAACTTTAAGTGATGGACGACCTTTTAAAGTTAAACAAAGTAAAACAGACCTTAGAGCAACTGTTGAAGGAGTTGACTTAGGTTTTTCTTTAAAGAATTTATCTAAAAATGGCAAAACTAAACGAGTTTCATTAAATACTTCTAATACAAATCAGCTTATTGCTTTAATAAGTAATAATCAAGATTTTAGATCGCAATTAGCTGGGACATTAATGTGGCGTTCTAATTCTATAAAACGAACTAGTGACCAATTAACAATGTTTTTAGCTTCCTTGTCTGCAGACTATGCGATTGCAATGGGAGGAAATGACCGTATTGATTATATGGTTTTTAATGATAAGGTTATTAGCTTAGGAGAATATTATTCAATTATGGAGAAAAGATTATCTCTTAAAATTCACCCTAGTGCTAGTCAAAATTCTTATCAAAATCAACTTAGAGAGTTGAGAGAGCGGGAAATATTAGCTAATATGCCTGTTAAATTTACAACATAGAGAGCAAAAGGAGAGGAATTAAATGGCAAATAATGTAGACGTTGGTTTAAAGTTTAAAACTACCTACGAAGGTCTTGATGCTGGTAAACAAGACCTAAAAGAGCTAAAAAACTTAATGGATTCCATTGGAAAAGATGGAGTTAAACTTAACTTAAAAGATGGAGAAATTGAACAAGCCAAACTACAAATTTCAGCTTTAGAGCGCTCAATTAGAGAAGCCGAACAAAGTGGTGGAGATTTTGGTAGAATTTTCCAATCTAATTTAAATGCAGTACAAAATGAAGCTAAACAAACTGCAACTAGTGTTTCAAAAGTAGAGAAAGAAATTAAATCTTTAAACCAAACATCTAACAATGGTGGAGGATTTAAATCTATCTCTAACGCTGCTCGTTTAGCAACAAAAGAAATTCAGGGAACGACAGGTCAAATTGACCAGTTACGAGTGAATTTACAACAAGGTATGGGACAAACTATTGCTTTTGGTGCTATTGGGGCTGTGACAGGCGCAGTAACAGATGCTTTAAATGTAACAAAACAATTAGACGAAATTTCAACAGATATTAGTATCGTTTCTGGTAAAACTAGAAAAGAAATGGAAGGATATCGTGATGCTGCTGTAGATGCTGCTGATGCTTTAGGGACTACTACAAAAGATTATTTAGACGCTTCTTTAATCTTTGAACAACAGGGTGGTCAAGCAGCTTATTACGCAAAAGAATTAGCAGAAGCTACTGTAACAGCCGCTAATATTTCTAATGTAGCAACGGACCAAATGTCTGAATATCTTACAGCTACAATTAATGGTTTCCAACTATTAAAAGAAAAAGGTGGAGAAGCTGGTACTTATATTACTGATGTAATGGCTAAATTAGGAGCTGCATCTGGTTCTGACTTAGCTGAAATTGCTACAGGTTTAACACGTACTGCTAATACAGCAAAAGACGTTGGATTCGAATTTGAAGAAATAGCAACAATGATTGCTACTGTTTCTGAAGTAACTCGTCGTACACCAGAAACAATTGGTAATGCGTTCAAATCAATGCTTACTTCATTTACCCAATTGCGTGAAGCTGGAGAAGAAGAAGTAGAAGCTTTTACAAATAAAGTTCAAGAAGCTTTTAAACTTGGCGGAATTGAAGATATTTCTTTATTTGATAATGGAAATCTAAGAGATGCTGCAGATATCTTTAAAGATATTGCTGCTCGTTGGCAAACAATGAATAAAGAACAACAATCTTTAGTTTCTGAAGCTGTTGCTGGTAAGTACCAAGCAGAAACATTCCGTGCATTTATGAATAACCAAGAGCGATACAATGAATTACTTGGTGAGGCTTATGATTCTGCTGGAACATCTGCACAACAACAATTAGTATATATGGACTCTTTAAAAGCTAAAGGGGAACAACTTCAAAACGCTTGGCAGGGCGCTGTAAATACAGTTGTTGATTCAGATATGTTTAAGGGTGTTTTGGAAGATGCTACTAATTTCTTAAAAATTATTGGTGACGCAAAAAGTGGACTTGGTGGTTTAGCTACAGCAATTGCTCCTATTGTTGGTATTGGTGGACAAATGTTTGGCGCTAACCAAATTGGAGAATTATATTCCAACAATAGATTGAATAAACAAGCCAAAGAAATTACAGCAAGTTTAGAAAAATTAAAGGTTGCTCAAGAGGGTAATTTAACAGCTCTACAAGAAGAGTATAAATCAGCAGCCCAAGTAAATCAAATTATGTCTACTCTTGGACCAGAGGCTGCTAAAAATTACGAAGAAGTAACTAAAGAGATTACTAAACTTGATGAGAAATTAAAAGATATTCCTAAGAGTGCAGAAGAGGTAAAAGCTAAAACTGAAGAAGCTGCAAAATCTCTTACTTTAAATGGCTATTATAAAGGCGTAGATGAAAAGAATGTTACTAGAGCGGCTAAAGGTTTGGAAAGTGAAAAAGATCCTCGTATTTTAAGTAACATTAATGAACTTAATAAAGCTAGGGAAGCCCTACAAAAAGCAGAACAAGTGTCTCTTGACCAACTTTCTACTTTAGAGGGAAAAGTTACATTATTAGATACAAGAGCATCAAGTTCAATTAAAAAATTACAAGAAGAACTTGTTGTTTGGGAAGATGATTATAGAGGAGCCCTTTATGAGAATAAAGCTTTGGCAGATAAATTCTCTGCGGACATTGATAAAGTTAGAGAAGGAATAGACCAACAATATGATAGCTATTCTGGACTATTGAAAGTTCGTAAAGAGGCTAAAGCAATTGAAGATCAAATTAGAGATAGTATGAAATCACAAGAGTATGAAGCTCTTGATAATGTTTCTAAGGCTCAAAAAGAACTTGAAAATAAAGCTAAAAAAGTAGTATTAGAAGAACAATATACTAATGAAATGAAAGAACAAAATAAAATTATTGCTGATAGAACGGTTTTAGAAAATAAAGCTCAAAGCACTGCTCAAATTGCAAAACGAACAGAATTAATTCAAAAAGGCGTTAGAGGAATGAGTTTAGCTTATAGCACAATAGTTCCTATTATAGCTACCTATAATTCTGTACAAGAAGAAAGTATTAGTAAACAAGATGGTGTAATTGCTGGTTTACAAACTACTTCTGCTATGTTAATGGCATCTATGAACCCTTGGGGTATGGCTGCAGGAGCAGCTGCTGGAGCATTTTCATTAATAGTTGATAAATTTGATTTATTTAAATCTCGTGGAGAAAAAGCAAAAGAAGTTAATGAACAATTAACTAAAACCTTTATGTCTCTTCAAGAAACAGTTAGTGGAAATATTTCTAACCTAAATGATATTGCAGATACCTATAAACGTTTTGAAGGTGTTAATGCTGAAGCATTTATTAATAATGCACCAGACCCAAGTGACACAGAAGCTTTTGAAAAGTATAATAAAAATCTAGAAGATTATGATAATTTAGCTGGTAAAATTGCTCAAACAAATCCAGAATTGGTTAAAGGTTATGATGATACTGGCAGAGCAATTATAGATCTATCTAGAGATTTTGAGACATTAATGGAACAGCAAAAAACTGCTAGAACTGATAATTATCAAATGCTTTCGGCAAATAGAAACTCATTTATTACACAACAAGTCTCCGACTTGCAAAATGCTAAATCTAATATGAATGATTATTCTGTTGAAGTTGCTAAATTAACCAAAGAACTTGAAAATGCAAAAAAACAGGGCAAAGGCGAAAAAGTAGATGATATTCTAAAAGATTTAACTAATGCTCAAAATAAAATTTCAGAAGTACAAAAAACTTTCAGTGAAACTAAAGCTAATATTCAAAGTAGCATTGTAGTACCTTTTAATGAAGCAAACGATGAATTTAATAAATTAGTTGACAAAGCTCCTGAATTAAAAGAAGCATTTGAAACTTTTTCTGATACTTATATGAACTCTAATTTCCTATCAGGAATGGCATCTGAGAATGACGAAGAAGGAATGAAAAATCTTGTTCAAAATATGGGTCTTATTAAAGATAAATTTACTGAAATCGCTCAACAAGACCCTGGGAAAGCTCAAGAATTCTTAGATAAAATTGCCAAGTCTAGTGAATGGGCTAAATTAGCCCTATATGATGTTCAAGGAAACATTGAAACTCTACAAGAAAAAATGGCAGAAGCTGCAGACCCAATTACAGATGGTGCGCAATCTAGAGCATTAAGTTTTGTAGATAAAGTAATTCCAGAAAAAGATGTTAAAAAAGCTCAAAAACGTATTGGAGAACTTGCTTCAGATCTTGAAGAAAAGGTTGAAGATGCTAATAAAATGAGATTCGACTTTTCTAAAGCAGAAGGTGCTGATTTTACTGGTGATAGAAAAGAAATTCAAAATATTAGTGATAAAATAGAAGACTATAACAAACTTCAAGATGTTATGTCTGACGTTTCTGAGGAGTATTCTAGAACATCTCGCACTATTGAAGGGTTCAATGAAAACCTGGGTCATGTTGGAGATATAGATGCTGCAATGCAAGCATTGGATCAACTTCAAAAAAATGGCTTAGACGATAACCAATTAGAAACGTTAAAACAAAAGTTCCCAGAATTAGAAAAATCTATGAGGGAATCTGCTGAAAAAGGTACAGAGGCCTTTAAAGAAAATGCTTCAAATTTATATGATATTTTGTCAGAAGAACATGAAGCTGCTATAACTGGTATGGTTATGAATAATGAGCAATTTTATGGAGTATGGATGCAAAACAACTCTAAAACGATCAATAAAATTGCTGAAGATTATGGCATTGATGCAGCTAACTATCAAACATTAGCTGAATATAAAACTGCTTTACAGTCATTAAGTCTTGAAAATCTACAAGTTATTGCAGGGCAAGAAGTAGAAACAAATAATGAAAAAAATAAACAAATTTTAGCTGGTGAAGCTAAACACTTTACCAACATGATTTCTTTATCTGATATTTGGTCTAATTCAAATCTTACTTATACCCAAAAGCTTGTAGCATCTTTCCTAAATGCTTATGATGATGTTGCCAATGGATTCAACCAATTATTTGCAAGTATGTCACAAACTTTATTGAATTGGATGAATTGGGCTCACAAGGCAATTGGAGATTTATTAGGAGGGCTTTTTGATAAACTTCCAAAAGGCATAAGGGAAAAATTAGGTCTTGATAAGGTTAATGATTGGGGCGAAGGTGGAGCCCCAGAGACAATTTGGAATAAATTACCTTCTTCTACACTTGCTAAAGATTATGTAAATAAAAAGAACCAAGAAGCTAAAAAAGAGCAAGAGGAAAAAAATGCCTTAATTCAACAAATTCTTGAAGGAGAATTCAAAAATTCTGATGGTACTTCAAATGCAGATTTAATGAAACAATTAGGTCTTGACAAACCACAATCATTAGAAGGTATGAATGCTATTCCTAAAGACGCAGAGAATAAAGATGTTGAAAAAGATGGCAAAATTGAAAAGGAAGACAAAGATAGTAAAAAAGATGTTGATAATTTAGAACTAGAATTAGATAGATATTATAAATTAGATCACATCTTAAGTGAAATTGAAAAACGTTATTCAGAGTTGTCTGATGCTAAAGATGCTGCTTATGGTAATGATAGATTAAATATCATGAAACAAGAAGAGCAATTATTAGCTCAAAAAGCAGGAGTATTAAAACAATATACTGCTGAATTAAATAAAGAACAAGATGAATTAAGAAATAAACTTGCTTCTCAAGGATTTACATTTAGCGCTAATGGCGATATTGATAATTTAAATCAAAAATTAACTGATTTACAAAACACCGCAAATTCTAAAACCGGAGACGCTAAAGAAGATGCAATTGATGCTGTTAAAAAGATTCAAGAAGAAGCTTCACGTTACCAAGATATTACATTTAATTTAATTCCAGACAAACAAAAAACATTAAATGAAATTAAAAAACAACTTTCTGAAATTGCTAGAGAAAGAATTGAGTATACTGTTAAACTTAGAGTTGACAAAGATGAATTCAAATCTGATGTTTTAGATGTTGTTAAAGAAATGCAAGATTCTTATGCAGACCTTGATGAAAAAGCTCAAATTGTCGGCAAAGAAATGAAACAAGCTTTAGACAATGTCTCTTATTGGCAATCTATGATGAGCCAAGTTAGAAATGATCGTGGTTTAACAGATTCTGATAGACAAGATTTATTACAAGAATATAATAAAAACTTGCTTGATGCAGTTTCAAAAGCAAGAAGTGGCTACAAAGAATTATTAGAAGTACAAGCTGATTTTGTGAAACAATCAATTGAAGCCATTAATAAAGTCAATGATAGATACGATAACTTATTTGAAAAAGCTGGACAGTTAGCAGCTAAAACAGAAGAATTATATGGTACAAAAGCTTATGGTAAAATTGTTGGTTATTTCGACACCCAAGAGAAGGCGATTAATGGTCAGGTTAAAAATCTTCAGGAAGCTCAACGTAGAATGATTAAATATCGAAATTCTGTTAAACAAGGATCAGATGCTTGGAATGAGGCAAATGATGCTATTAACGAAATGGCTGATTCAATTAGCGATGCTTTATTGAAAAAACTTGAGTTAGCTCAAAAACGTTTTGAATTATTTACTCAATCAGTTGAGGATGGATTCCAAAAAATGTTTGGTACTTGGGGATTAGATGGAGTCATTGATGATTTTGATAAACTTACTGAAAAACAAGATAAATATTTCAGCAACTTTGAAAAATTTACAAATATCAGTAGCAAAATCAAAGAAATTAACGACGAAATTGCTAAAACACAAGACCCTAAACGCGCCAAAGAATTAGCAGAATTTAGAGATAAAGAATTATCTGCTCTCTTGGCTCAAGATAAAGTTTCCCAAGATGATTATGATCGTGCAATGAAAATGTATGATATTAAACAAAAAGAATTAGCTTTACAAGAACGAGAAAATGCAAAACGTACAGCTCAATTAGTTCGTGATGCTAATGGTAACATGACTTATGAATATGTTAGAACTGAAACAGAAGATTTATCAAGTGAAATCGCAGACTTACAGAAACAAAAAGATGAATTATATGCTTTTGATTCTGATAAGGTAAGAGAATCTGCCAAAGGTGTATTTGATACTATTTCTAAATACCAAGATAAAATAAAAGAATTACAAGATAAAGGATTAGATCCTGCAGAATATAAGAAAGAGTTACAAAAACTTCTTGATGAAGCAGAAGATGAAATTAAAGATAAAACTAATGAAATGAATAAATGGTTAGAAAATGCTGGAAAAGATGGATTAAGTAATCTACAAGGTATGGTTGCAAATGGTACGATTACACCAGACCAACTAGGGGTAGATAAAAATACATTATCAAGTATTTTCTCAGCAATGAAAGATGGTACTTTAACAGTACAAGATATGTTAAGCGGAGACTTTAATGATTTTGCAAGTTCTATTGGTATGACAGCCGATCAACTTAGTGGTACAATGGATAAATTATTAGAATTAATCTTAGGGGATAACATTGATATTGCAGAAGCAATGATGGATGCAAGCAATAAATGGACTTCTACTGCTCAACAAAATGTAAATAACTTAGGAAATGCTTATGCTGAGTATATGTCTCAAGCTACAAAAGTTTTAAATGATTATAGCAGCTCTACAGGAAGATTAAATGATTTGTTAAACCAAACAAATCAAGCTTCTCAACAAGTTATTTCAACTATTGATAAACAAACTCAGGCAATGCTAAGAAGTCAAAGACAAACTGATGCAACATCAAATAGTGTTTTAAATCTTCAAAACAGATTAATTGGTTCAAATGGAAATTCAGGACTGTTCGGTTCAATGGTTCAGTTGCAACGTACTATGAATGAGCAATTACAACCTTCAATGGTAAACACTGGTAAACAAACTGATATATTAAGTGGAAAAACTTATAACTCAGCAGTAAAATATAATGCAATGGGAAATGAAGCTAAATTCGCTTACCAACGAGTTAACGCATTTAGTGACCAACCTACAAAAGTAGCAATGTCAAATATTGATAGAATTACTGGTAAAACCAATAATACTGCTGGAGCATTTAGAAATGTTAAACGTGATGCAAATGAAGGTAGAAATAGTATTATTGACTTCAGTTCAGCAATCAGCACTTTAGCTGGATATGGCTCTTATAAAGTTTCTGGAGGTTCTACTAAAAAAGCTGCTTCACTAGATAGTGGAGGTTATACAGGAACATGGAGTAATTCAACAAATAATGCTGAGGGTAGAATGGCAATTTTACATGAAAAAGAATTAATTCTTAATAAAGAAGATACAAAAAATATTTTAGAATCAGTTAAAATGCAAAGAGGACTAATGGAATCTATTAAGGGCAGAGGTTCTTCTGTAAAAAATAGTATTCAAAACATGAGTTCTAATATCTCTAATATTCAAAATAGTAACAGAATGAGTACAGTTGAACAAAACATTACTCTTTCACCAAACTTCCCTAATGCTAGAGATCGAAGTGAAATTGAAGCGGCATTCGAAGGATTATTAGGTAAAGCATCAACTTATGTTGGAAAGAAATAGAATATAAAAACTAGGGGCGGAAATACGACTATTTTCGCCCTTTCTTTTTAATCTCAATAGGAAAAAAGAGAAAAAGGAGCTGACATGATATGGATAAAAGCCAAGAGCTTTTTGATGCGATTCGATTAATTGCAAGGAACGAAATAGAAAAACAAGCATCTACAGATACTGTGATTGGTACAGTAATTGAACGTGTTGAATCAAGCGACGCTTATAAAGTTTCTTATCAAAATATTGAAATTCTAGCAAGTTCTATGGGTGGACGATATAATGCTGGAGATTCTGTATATGTAATGCTTCCTAAAGGAAGATTAGATGGAGTCAAGTTTATTATTGGTAAAACTAATGATAGGACTCCGACTATAACAACAAATGCAAATGGACTATCCGATTCTACTCTTGGTATGATTCAGGATATTATTAATAATTTTAACGATTTAATTTCAGATAATAAAATTACCCCAGTAGAAAAACAATCTTTACAAGTCCAATGGGAACAAATTAAAAAGTCTTATCAGGAAATTTTAAATAATTCTGCGCCTTATCCAGAAATTGATTTAACTGGCTTAAATTCTAAATATAAAACTTTAGAATCATTAATGAATGTTATTTTAGAAAATATGGAAACTACTACAGAGGTTGATGGAAATACAGTAAGACAAGTTTTATCTAATTATTTAACTGAAGATACCTCAGTAAGAGTTTTAATCCAAGAGGCACTAAGAAATGAAATTACTTATAAAGCTGATATTGTTTCAACAAATGGTGAGAGTTTTAAAAATGGTGTAATTAATACTAATTTACAAGTAATTGCTATGAGAGGTAAAAAAACTATAACTTCATCATTCGAACCAGAAAATATTAGATGGTACAAAATGAAAGATGATGGTTCTATTTTACCTAATTGGTCTAAGACTGGTAGAAGTATCCCTATTACATCAGAGGATGTTGACATTAAACAAGTATTTGTGGTACAATTATATGTAGAAGAAGCAATGGTAGCACAAGATACAATAACTATAGTTGATTTAAATGATATAGAAAATATTAAATTAAGTTTAACTCCTAAGTTAAGTAGAACTCAAACGTTTGACCCAACCACTAAAAATATTATACCAGATTATACTATACAAAATCAAGTCATTCAAGCCAAGACTCTAAAAGGGGCGGATGATATTACTTCTTTAGTAACACATCAATGGTATTATAATGGAGAATTAATTACTAATGATGGTAGGTTTGAAATTCAAAATAACGCCTTGTTTATCAAAAGAAATTTAATGGACTCAGAAAATCCTACAATGATGATTGATTGTAAAGTATCTTATTATAGTGAAGAATATAATTTAACCCTTGAAGATTCTTTGTCTTTAGACTTCTCTTATGTATCTAATGGAGAAGATGGGGAGGATGGCAAGAATGCTCTTTTAGTTAACGTTCTTCATCCATATGGCACAACTATTAAAAATAAACAGCAATCTCTTCTCTTGGTATCATTACAAGCATATTTTGCTGATAAAGATGTTCTTTCTTTATTAAGTAATAGAAAATGGTTCTATGCAGATGAATCAGTTAATTCTTCTAGTCCTTATTATGATAAAGATGGTGGAGTAGGTTGGTCTTTAATTAGCGAAACGAATAATTTGAATGGAGCTTTAAATGGGTATGATACAAATATCCTATCTATTTCTGGAAATGGCTTTAATGGGAGCATTTCTATCAAGGTGGTAGCTTACTTTGAAGAATTTAAAGGAGCTGCAACAACTACTTTAATTGATTCTACCGATCCAATTACAGGTGTTATCTTGGGCAATACGCAATTAAAAAATGGTGAACCAACTTCATTACAAATAGAAGCTTATTTAGGACAAATGAAAATAACAGATACTTCTAATTACACTTTTGTGTGGAATTTAGAATTGATAGATAATAGTTCTAGAATGATTGGTCCAATGGAACCTTTTACTACAAGTACAGTATGGCCTAAATATGGAGAATCTATTATATTAGAATGGGGAGATATCCCTGAAAACGATAATGTTTATGTAACATGTAAAATATATCGTAATGAGTAGATAAATATAGAGATAAAGGAGAGGACAAGATGACATTAACTCAAGTAGGTACAGCCTCTGCTGGTATTTCAAAAGTGATTGATGGACAAAGTCAATATATATTCTGGAGATTTTCAGCAAATCCAGATGGAAATCCTATGACAGAAAGACCAACAGAAGATACAAAATATATGGGTGTTTATACAAGTACAAAAAATAAACCTTCTGAAGACCCAAGTGAATATATCTGGACCAAAATTAAAGGCGAGGATGGTTCAGATGGAGAAAATTCTTATAGCGGTATTTTAACTGATGAATTTATTGCTATTAATACAGATGCAAATGGGGATAATGGTGATTTTTCTAAGGCTAGTACGTCAATTATTTTGTTTGAAGGAACAAGAGAAAATACATCAGAATGGGACATTTCTGTTGAAGTAACTACAGGAATTCAAGGAAGTTTAAGTTCTTCAAAGGATACTTATAAAGTGTCAGCAATGACTGTAGACTCAGGAGAAATAACTTTTATTGCTAAGTATAAAACAACTACTTTGACAAAAGTAGCTAAGATTGCAAAAGTAAAACAAGGAGCTACAGGAATCTCTGGCGAAGATGGTGCTGATTCAATAACTGGATTATTAACAAATGAATCTGTAACATTACCTGCTGATAAAAATGGTATTGTTGAGAGCTTCTCAGAGGCTTCAGGAACGTTTAAGGTATTTGATGGATTATCAGATGTTACTGGTAGAAACGTTGTTTATACATTAAAGAATAAGTCAGGAGGAACCTTTAATATTAATGCTTCTACTGGAGTATATAATATGACTGAAATGAGCAAAGATTCTGCTATAGCAGTCTTTGAAGCTACTTATAAAAATATTAAGATTGAAAAAATATTAAGTGTGGCTAAATCTAAAGCAGGAAAAGAAACTTATACTTATACAAAATATTCTAACTCAAAAGATTTTGGGAATTACGACTACAGTGGGAATCCGAATTTGATAAACAATGTTTCTTTTGATTTATTGAGTAGGTCATCCAGTACTATGAGCCCTGTAGCAGAAGGAGTTACTGACCATGGGGATTATTTTGAGATTGACTGCGATATTGAAGCACCTGCTGTCAGAACAAGTGTATTTATACCATTTCAACCCCGTGTTTTACCTAATGTTCAATATACTCTTTCGGTAACACTTGAATTTGACGAAGCATTTGTTGCTAGCGGTGCAAGTCAAAGCTTTACTTATGGCTCGAATGTCAACGGGACATTAACTCGTCCTGTAACTATAATCGGTAAAAAAGAAGTTGGTAAAAATAGAGTTTCTGCAACATTTACTACTCCTAGTGATTATACTGGGGATAAACAAATCAACCCATTCTTTCAATTTTGGTTTGCTAGTACGTCAAAGGGTAAAGCAAGAGTCTACTATGATATAAAATTAGAAAAAGGTGCTACTGCTACACCATACCAGCCTAATCTACTCAATGCTCCATATTATTTGAGTAAGGTGGCTTTGGGTGAGAATTTGATAACGAATACCAACTTCCCAATTATAGGAGAAGGCAATGCTATTTCTGGTTTTGATATTTCAGAAGAATTAATAATAGGTGACACTTATACTGTATCTTTAAAAGGGACTAAGGCAGCTAATAGAGAATTTCAACTATACTATGGAGACGCACAGAATTACCAAGCAACTTTAAAACCTGTGGAAGGAGTAACAGATGTGTGGAGTGCCACGTTTACAGCCAGCAATTCTACCGGAACGTCAAATTTACTTAGAGTAGCTTTATGGCAAATGCCTAAGACTGTAACAACTAGTAATGTTCAAATTGACTGGCTCAAGATTGAAAAAGGAGGAACACGAACTCCTAACATTGATTCATATAAATATATGGGCGTTTATGTTGGAGGAGAAAGCGAACAACCTCATGATCCAACTCAATATGCTTGGAGCCAGATCAAGGGTAATGATTCTACAGCTTATTCATTATTATTAAGCAGTCAAGTAATGTCATTACCAAGAGGAGCAAGTAAACTAGTTCCAGAAAATGTTACTATTTCTGGCATGGCTCAAACAGGTGACAAATCTATTGAGAACATCAAATCTCGTATTGTTGTAGAAGAAACTACTAATGGAACTACATGGACTACTAAGTATGATACAGACGCATTAACCTATACTTATACTCCTTCTTCATTAAACGTTTTGTCTGCACGAGTTAAAATGTATGTTGCAGGAGCCAAAAATGTACAATTAGATCAAAAGAGCATTAATATTGTTAAAGATGGTTCAAACGGTTCTAATGGTTCAAGTAGTTATACATGGATTCGTTATTCAGAAAATGCTAATGGTAATCCAATGACTACAATTCCTAATAGTAAAACTAAATACATTGGTATCGCTATTACACAAACTTCAACTGCACCAAGCTCTTATAGTAATTATACTTGGAGTAGAATCAAGGGAAGTGGAGGACTTGTAGCTAAAGTTTATTCTAATGGTGGAACAAACATTGAGCAATCTCCAATTCAAATTAATGTAGAAACACAGTCTGATGGAGATATAGTAGAACCAGATAAAGTAACATGGTATATGTCAAAAGATTCTTCGGTAGAATGGACAGCAATTAAAGCTGGAAATGGAATTACCTTAAATAAAAAATATATCATTGTTGAACCAGTAGTATTCTTAGAATCTAATTCAATTAGTTTTAAAGCCCAAGTAGAATATAATTCTATGGCAGCCTTTGATTACATGACTGTAAATAATAAAAGTTTCGATGCAATGAAACCATTAATTTTACGACAACCAACTGCTCCACTTAATCCTTATCCTGGATTATTATGGCTAGATACTTCTAGTGGTAGTGGTGATCCTTTAGATAAAACTAATCCAAGTTTAGTTTATCGTTGGGGTAAATCAGCAATTGAAAGTATAATTGGAACTGAATATGCACACTATGCTTATGCCAATACACCAACTGGATATCAAGAAGATGGTGTTACACCAGACCCAGGTTTTAGTGTTACTTATAATAGTAGACAAAAACCTATGTATATTGGATATTGTGTAACTGACACAGAACCAGATCCAACTACTCCTAGTTCTTATAATTGGAAGTCAATCACTACAGAAAATGGTAGTGAAGATGTCAATGGCGCCAGAGGTATTGCACAAGAAAAAACTGAAACAACTTATAAATGGGGATGGGTTGTTCTGAGTGCTTCTGATTTAAAAATGCTTCCTTGGTTAAATAACGAAGATGGTTCTACAATTATTGACTGGATTTATCAAATTACTCAAAAAACTTCTGATGATTCTATTATTCAAACTGTAGTTGGTTCAGAAGATATGTCGAAAGTATATGCTAAAACTGATGCGGTCGATGAACTAAGTAGTGCCAACCATGAATTATCAGATAAATTAGAAGAGTATAATAAGCAGATCGAAGAGGCTTTTGCTGGAATTGATACAACATATGTAAACAAATCAGAATTTGAACAAGAAATGAACAAGTTTAATTTTGGTATTGATAAAGCTGGTGGGGTTAACTTAATTAGAAACTCAACAGGTTTCCAATGGGAAGATACAGCACCTAGCGATGAAATGTTAACAAATCCTAAATTTGAAGGAACAATCTCAACTACTGGATTAGATGATAATGGTTGGGTATATAATGGTACAGGAATGGGTCAAATAATAGGAACAGAAAATGACTTTCCAGAATATAATATTATGCGTATTGGTGGAACTAATTCAACAGCTAAATATGGCTATAGTAAAAATATTCCTGTTGTTCCAGGTCAATTGATTAATATTTCTGGACAAGCTCGTATCCCCAGCACCATTGGAAATACTCATTGTATTTATGTTGCTATTAGGTTCTATGGAGCGGCAAGCCACCCATCAGCTCATAGTCACGCGAGCACAATAGGAAATGGACAAGGTTTTATCTATTTATATACAGACAAAAAGCACAATGCTGGCTCCATATTTGGAACAGATTCTTACACTGTAAAAACAAATAATATAGTCCAAGATTTTTGGAGCAATTATTCTGTTAATGTCACAATACCATCTGGAGCCGCTTTTATGAAGGTATATTTGTATAATAATTCTACAACTCCTACTGATTATTTTGACTTTAGGAAACCTAGTGTAGTTCTATATTCTGGAATGTTTGATTTCTGGCATAAAAATGATTCAGCCAATGCCCAAATTAGACAAATTTTAGGGGACGAATCACTAGAAGAACTTGGTTTAATTGCTGGTTTTGAATTAAAAGGTTTAAGATATAAACTAGACCAAGATATTCTTCTACCTAACCCAAATACAGAATATACTCTAAGTTGGTATGCTAATAAAATTAGTCAATCAGGAACGAGCAAATATTATGTAAAAGTATTAAATACAAAAACTGGGGCAGAAATAGCTGTTTCAGAAGCCTCTGCTGATACTATTGGATATCAACGAATGTCTGTTACTTTTTCAGTAACTAACACAAGTGCAGTTACTATTAGAATTGGTTTAGAAGGGGAAGGGAACGCAAGTGCAACATTATCTGCAGCAGGATTAATGATTAATATTGGTCCTTATCCTCTCTCTTGGCAATCCCATCACGAAGAAGTATATTCTACAAATGTTCGAATTGATAGTAGTGGTTTGAAAGTATTCAATTCTGATTACGATGGATATAATGTTATGACTCCTAGAGAGTTTGCAGGTTACTATCGTAATGGGGAAGTTTATGAAAGAGTATTTACCTTAAACAAAGATACAACGAAAGTTAAAAAATTAGAAGCGCAAGAAAGATTTATGATGAAACCAGTACAAATTGTATCGGTTGACTCTCCAACTATTCAAGGCTGGGCCTTTGTTGGATACAATGGTGAAGATACTGACTAAAAATAAATGGTCATTCCTAATTATTTGGGAGTGACCATTTCTTATTTCCCAAGAGAGAAGAGAAAAAGGAGGTAATTTAATAATGGCAACAAGTGGAGAGAAATATACTGCTTTCGCTCGACATCGTTTAAATTGTAGATGGTCGATAAACCGACAAGATATTGCTGGTAACTATACAATTGTCACCGGTTTTTTATATTTACAATCTATGGACGCTTATGGGGCTATTTCAGCTTCTGCCGTAGGTCAAGCACAAGTTACAATTAATGGACAAAAACAAACTGAAAATGCAACTTCTCAATTAAGTGCGCATCAAAATAAATTATTATTAGCCAAAGATTATCGAGTAGGACACAATAATGACGGTTCAAAAACGACTACTGTTTCTGGAAGCTATTTTGTAAATGTTACATTCGCAGGAGTTTACTATGGAACAATATCTGTTGGGAATTTTAATGCAAGTTTACCTAAAATACCTAGACATAGTTCTTTGAATGCAGTACCAACATTTACTGTTCCTAATGGATGTTCTTTTTCTATTAGTAGACAATCTAATTTTACCCACAACTTAACTTTTTGGGTTCAAAACAGAGCAAATCCTAATCTATCAGATGATAGTCATTGGACTTATTTAACTAATGTAGATAATGTTGCTACAAGTGGTAAATTTAATTTTACCGATGGACAACTATCAACTATAGCTCAGAGAATTAAACAATTTGCTGGTAATGGTGGAAATATTTTAGGAAAAGTTAAATTGTGGACAAATGGTGTGTCTGGTCTTAGTCAACAACGAACAGTTCAGATTGCTCATCCAGCACCAGCTTCTCCTAATATTGAAAGTTTTTCTTTAACTTCAGGGGAAAAAATTAACATTGGTTTAGACAATTTTCAATCAAATAGTAAATTTAAATATGATGTAATATTTAGATGTGCTGGCTGGAGTAAATCATGGTCTAATTTAACAACAAGTTCTACAGGATGGACGCTAACCCAAGAAGACGTAAATAATATGCTGAGTAGATTTACGGGAGCAACGAACAATGGTTATCAAGTAGAAATTGTTTCTAAACTTTGTGGTTCACAATATAGGAATAGTATGATAAAATATGCAAGTGCGATTGTTAATACGGAAACAGCTTCGCCTTTAATAACTGAAGGTTTTTCTCATGAAGATACAAATCCGGTGTCTATTGCTATAACAGGAAATAAAAAAATACTCTTAGATAAAAATTCTACTTTGAGGGTAACGGTTCCTAGCTCAATAATAACAACTAGAGACTATGGTAAGCCAGCTAGTATTGAGGCGTCGTTTGCAGGAATCAAAAAAACTGTAAATTATACAGAAGGAAATATGGTTTTAGATTTTGGTGTTATTACAGGAACAACAGGAAATCTAACTGTAACAGCTATTGATAGCCGAGGGTTAAAAGGAAGCGCCTCTTATGAAGTTACAGTACTTCCATATAATATGCCTGTAATTAACTTTAAAGTAAGAAGAAATAATAGCTTTGAGACAGATACTTTAGTTTCAGGTACTTCTATTTGGTCTCCTGTTGATGGGAAAAATAAAATTTTATCTGTGCAATACCAAATAAGTGGTTCAGATAAGATAGATATTCCTTTTACTACAGCAGCAAATGTATTAAGTATTACAGCACAAACATTACCATTAGATAATTCTCAGTCTTGGACAGTTACAATATTCATTACAGATAAGGCTGGAACATATTCTAGATCATATAATATTACGGAAGGTAAGCCATTAATGTTTATCGATCCAAATCGTAAATCTGTCTCTTTTGGAGATTTTCCAACAACAGGTGAAGAAAGAGGATTGTCTGGCGTTATAGAAATTGAAGCTGAGAGATACCATAGTACAGGTAAGACAGGAATTCAAATGAATAATAGTGATATATCTGGGTTAAATGGAATATTTTTCTCAAATGATACAATGAATAATTCTGGAGAAGGTTTACATTTTATAAGGTCCGGCAAAGATATCAATTCTCCTAGACATGATGATTATGATTATATGTACATGAGAGACAATGGTTTTTTTGTAAATAGTGATTCAAGACCATTATTTAAGGTAAATAACAACGGCTATCAAACTACGTCTAGTATATACTATTATGAACAAAAAGTGGCAAGTACCGCCAATTTTGAATCAGCTTTTATAAATTATTCTCGATGGGGTCAATTAGTAGTGGCTGCTGTAGGATTTAGTTTACTAAAAGATGAAGGTTGGAAAGTATTAGCTAAACCACCAGCAGGTTTCACACCGTCCAACGGAGGCCCTACTACACTAAGTTCAATGTCATATCGAGGTAAGACTGTTGGTTTATATGTAGGTGGTGAAGGTTTTGTCATAGTTCCTGCTATTGGAGCAGGCAATCCAAACGGAGATTCGTATAGAGGGACACTGGTATACTTTACAAACGATAATTATCCTGTATAGAAAGGAGAAAAAATAAATGTATACAGTATATAAAATACTATCAGAAAAAAATGAAAAAGGAAACTGGTATGAAAAATATGATATACCTATTGGCATTCCAGTTCCACCAGACTGTGTGTTGACTCCAATTCCAGAAAATATAAAAAATCCTAAATATGATTTTGCAAAAGATGAATGGGTAGAGGATCAAGAAGCTTTAATTAAAAATTTAAAAGAAGAAAATCAGTCTTTAAGAGAAAAAATAGAACTAAACGAAATGGCATTGGTCGATGCTATTAATATGTTATCTGATATGATTGTTAAACAACCTTAAAGGAGGTGATTATTAATGTATCCATATTTAGCAATTTTTTACGCAAGTCTTATCATTAAAGATCCAGAAGGCTGGAAAGGAAAAGAAAGCCAAATTCCAACTATGATTCGGGACGATGTTATGAAACTTGTAGACGAAATGGCAAAAAAAGACGTGCCCGCCGAGTAATATTATTTGGTTTAGGAATGTTAGTAGGTTTTTTATTAGCTGTTCTAATCTTTTAATCTCGGCAAAAAAATTAAGGAGGAAATAAAATTATGGCAAGTATTGATATGAATCAAATTCAAGATGTTTTCGCTGCTTTGGTAGCATTCGGTGGTATCTTGGCACCAATCGTATTTTATATTATTCAATTAATCAAACCTTTTATCCCTAGCGATTATACTAAATTAATCGCAGTAGTTTTAGGAGGAGCTATCGGAGCAGTATTAGTGGCAATTGCTCCTGCTCTTGGAATTGTAGGACTTAACTATATTATTGGTGTAATTGGTGGTTTAATCGGTGGTTATATTGCAACTAATCAATTTGACACTGCTGCTAAAAAAGGCTTTGAAAAAGGTCTAGACGAAACTAAAACAGAAAAATAAATAAAATAAATCAATAGGCTGTCATTGCACAGCCTATTTTTTTACATTAAAGAGAGTATTTATAAGGAGGTATATAAATGGCTTTTACAGATGATTTTTTAAAAAAGATAAAAGGTGGAGCTTATGCTAGTTGGAAAAACTATAAGGTCTTACCTTCTGTTGTTGCCGCTCAGGCAGCATTAGAGTCAAACTGGGGTAGAAGTTCCCTAGCGACACAAGGGAAAAATCTGTTTGGGGTAAAAGGAAGTTATAAAGGACAGTCTATTGTTTTCCCTACCCAAGAGTGGACTGGTGGGGGATATGTAACTATTAATGACGCCTTTGCCAAATATCCTAGTTGGGATGTTTCCATTGTGGAACATGGTAAATTAATTGCAGAAAATGCTCGTTATCGTGCTGCTATTGGGAAAACAGATCCTTTAGCCCAAATTACAGCAATTTGGAGCGCTGGTTATGCAACAGACCCCGCTTACCCAAGCAAAATTATGTCGGTTATTAATGCTAATAATTTAAGAGCATGGGATTTAGACGCTTTCTCTGGCGGAGATGGTGGAGGTTTTAGTGGGGATATAGGTGGTGGAAATGGTTATAAAAACTTTTCTGAAAATCTTATCAAGAAAAACGGTGCTACAAGACCAGGTTTTAAATTAGAAGCTATGCAAGCAATTGTTCTTCATGATATTCAAAGTAATTCTAATTTAGGTGGAATTAGAAATATCCTTAATTCTGGGAATGGTGGACAAAAAATGGGTTATCATGTGATTGTCTCAGAAAATGATGCACAATTAGTAGTCCCTTTTACTGAAGGAGTCTACCATGCAGAAAGAGGAAAAAGCTTAGTTGCTGGCATGAGCAACCCAAATAAAAAAACTATCTCTATTGGAATAGTAACAAAACGTTCACTTTCTAATTTTTCTACCAGTCTAAATATTAAATTAGCCTTAGTTATTGCAGAAATATGTAGGACATATAAAATACCTGCAACCGCTGTATTACCAGCTTGGCAGGTAGATGGCGTAAACGAACCCATTAGCTGGTACAATAATCCTTTCTTATATACTGCTTTTGTAGGAATGGTAAGTGATGCTATTGAAAAAGGAGAAGATGTAATTACAAATCCTGACTATAATAGTGGTGGAGGAGGAACTGGCGCTGATGGTTTAATACCAAATGGAGAAGGCGCAATTAAGAATATTATTAAAGAAGCCAATGATTTGCTTGGATCAATGACCTATTCTTGGACGAGACCTGCACAAATAAGAAAAGGCGGTTTTGGAGACTGTTCTTCATTCTGTCAATATTTATACCAAAAACATGCTAAGGTTGATATAGGGAGTTATACTGACGCCCAATGGTTCGGAAGTTGGGGTAAGAAAGTTGACGTTAAAGATGCTAGAGCAGGGGACTTAATATTCTTTGCTGGAACATATGCGACCAATATGACAACTACCCATATAGGTATTGTAGTTGGTGGAGGAAAGATGATTGACTTTGGTTCTACGCCTGGACCTAAATTGAATAATTATAATGATAGTTATTGGGGACCAAAAATTTATGGTGTTAAGCGAATTTTTTCTGATGCAGATTATAACCAATCTCAATCAGGAGGAGGAAAACCTTCAAAACCTACAATTGACCCTAAAGGAACATATGTTGTGAATGTTAAAAAATCAGTTGTTGCAACCAACGCTGATGTCGGTGGAGTATCTCAAAGAAGATTATCTTCCAATGAAGTTTATAGAGTACAAGAAATTGGTAAAACTAGTTTACAGTTAGCTTCTAATGAATTATGGGTGCCTAAGAGTAGTGACGCAATAACAGTTTCACGATTATCCACCCCATCTTCTCCTATTGGGGCTATTTCAACTAAACTACCTACAAAAGTATATTCTGCTCCTACTTATGTAGCAGAACCAGCAATGGAGAAAGGAACACCAAGAATTCTTCCTGAAAAAACAAGTATGAATATTTACGCTGTAGAGAATGGTTTCGCTCAAGTAGATTTAGAAAAAGATCATTGGGCTGTAGCTAATTCTACATATGCGACTTTGAATATTGATTTATCTGAAGAATTTGTAGAGGATATTAATTTTGAACAAGGTATTCCAACTTCAACTACTGTAAGAGGACGTTATGAACCAGAAGACTTTATTACAGTAGAGAATAGTTTACCAATTAAAAATGGATTAGCTATAATTGCTCATCCAGATTTATTAGATATTGGCTCAGTAGTTAATATAGAAATTCCATCAGCAACTAAATATAACAGAAAAGCAGTTGTTGTATCAAATAAATTAAATGATCCAGATGGAAATGTATTAGAATTGATATTTACAAATCAAGGAGATCAATATAATTTTGGGGGAAGGACTGGAATTGTTACATTGCTAGAAGTATTGGACAATGATGTAGATATTACAAAATTTATGAATAATCCAGAAGGTTACAAACAAACTAAAGCTATTCCTCCAAAAACTCCAGAAGGAGGTATGTTAGGTGAGCCAAAGTAAATCTTTAATTTTAAGAGACCCAAAAGGACAGAATTGGTTAGTCCGAGTATACCACGAAGATGGTATCCGTCAATTGTATACAACAAAAACTGACGAAGAGGGAGAAAATTCAGTGAGAATTAAAACCTATCAAGGATATTATAAACTTAAAATAAGTACTAAAGGACAGCTAATAACATTTCCAATTGATTCAATTGGGTAATATATAAAAAGAATTAGAGGGTATGCAATAACAATGTGCTTATCCTCTTTTTCAATACTTTTAGAGCAAAAAACAAAAGGAGGAAAAGGATAATGGAAGGATTTAAAAAACACACTTTTCGTGACCATCAAGGGAATATTATACTTCCTGAAACAGTCTCAGAAATGGTAAGAGAAACACCAGATAGACGTTTTGTAGATAATTCAGAAAAACAAATTTTAACTAGATTTGGTGGTAAAATTGATATTGTTGATATGTTAATTACTAATGCAGAACCTATTCGAGCATTAGCTACGCAAGAAGTTGCTTTAACTCAACTAATTGATAAAGTACCAAATAATTTCGAGGACATTGTTTTAACTACAGATGAACTATCACGTTTAGTTCCTTATATTTCACAATTAATTGAAAACTTAAGTTATCCACCAGTTGTAACTTCTACAACTTCAGGCTTATCTTATGCTTTACAAATTGATGATACAGATCCAGATAATTTAAAACTTAAATTTGCACAACAATCTATTAATACAGGTCAACCACTAACTTATGTTAAGGGAGATAAATGGAAGGTCCAACCAGGAGTACCAGATGTATTAGTTGAATTAGCACCAACTCATATTGCTTTTGATAACTCCAGAAAAACTGTTTTAGTCTTTAACGAAGGCAAAAATTTGGTGGACGTAGCAGAAGATGTATTTACAAATATAGTTAATGGTGTTCAAGAAGAAACTATTGCTGCAGAAGATGATAATATTCCACAAGCATTTGTACGATTTGCGGTTCGTCATCAATTACAGGAATTATTCGCTACTTCTAAAAGTTTAGAAAATACTATTTCAAACTTTACTATTGAAGTATTATCACAACCAATGGAAGGTACAACAAGTGCATTAACGCAAGCTTATATGAACGGTAATGTAGTACAACCAGTGCGAGAAGCAAATAAAAAAGAAGATTATACTGCTAATACTTTCCAAAATATTACATGGACAAATAGTTTAGATACTAACTTTATTAGAGAATGGCTAAATGACTCTGGTGAAGCAGCATTAGTTACTTATGGAAAAGCTAATAATTCTATTAGTATCGCAAAGCCAACATTAAAAGTTTATATTAAAAATCCATATATTGGAAAAACATTAGTTGCTCAAAATGATATGGATGGCAAATTTAATATCTTAGATTGGGCTATTAGTGAAGAAGAATAAAAGAGAAAAAGGAGGAAAGAACTAAATGGCTATTTATTATAATATTTTATATCCACCATTAGTTCCTATTACGCATCCTGCCTTTGAATTAGGAAAACCAACTGATACGTTTAGACTTTTTTTTGAACCAGCAGTTGGTAACAAAATTTCTGATTTTAAAGGAGGATTTATTAGAATCAGAAATGCTGAGACAGAAAAAAGTGCGCTATTACCAGTTGGAGAAGGATACCTAGATGATTTTATTCCTTTTAGAAATCCATTTGCTGAATATATTGATTTAAAAGATCCTTCAAAAAATATAATTCAGCCAACTGGATATAATACTACAATGCCTTATGTACAAAAAAATGCTAATGGAGAATATTTCATTGATATAAAGCAAGAAGCTTTTACTATGTCTGGCGCAGAAAAAGATGTTAGATATAAAATGCAAATTATGTTAACAACAGACTGGCTTTCTTCTACTAAACCAAATGGAAGAGGAAATATTCAAACTTATTCTAGTGATGTACAACAGTATGTAAATATTGATAAAACCACGTACTTTGGAGGAAATTTAATTTCTAAGGGATTATCTGAGTGGTCTACTATTTCTTTAATTTCTCCTGTAAGTGAAGCAATTTATGAGTTGCAATTTGATGGGGATAATATTTTCTCGCCAATATTTGAATTTGTTGGTTCTAATATACAAGAAAATATTAGAAATAATACAATGGCTAATTATCTTAAGGCTTATAGAATTGATATTTATAGAGCTAATGGAGATGAAAAAGAACTCTTTGTTGATTCAAGTGATTGGATTATCGGTCAAGAGCCTTCTAATATTGAAATTCGATGGCAGAATGTAGTAGAATTAGAAGATAAAAATAAATATATCGTTGAACTATCAATACAAACAGCTTGGGATCTAAGAAAAACTTTTACTTATCATGTTACAACACAATTTGAAGGAAGTCTTTTTAGAGGAAATGTTAGTGTTGAAAACGATCATGATAATGCTCGCTCTAAAATCAAACTAAATATAAAAACTCCTCTACAATGGGGACCAAAGGAAAACTTTGAAATTTCTCTTAACGATAGAGAATTTGCTGATGCAACTGGAGAAGTATCTGTACTTGAAGGAATAGACTTCTTTAATAAACAAGCTGCTATAGCAGGGGAAATGATAGTTTCTGGAATTAACCCAATAAAAACTTGGGAAGCGAAAGAAGACCGGTGGTTCTTTAGACTAAAGGGACCAGAAATTTCTACAATAAATCCCTACCAAGAAGAATATCTAATGTATGCCCATACTGCTCCTCTTGGGAAAGATAAAGCTTCTGAAGGTCCGTATGAAGATGATATTATTATTAATCCTGTTATTGAAAGTCCATCAGGAGATATATATCTAACTTACCTAGATAGTTCTAAAACTCCTACAACAGAAGGAGGAATTATTGGAGGTATGGGAGGTATTGTTACTATTCCTAGCGAAGATTTACCAAGTTCGCATACCTTCTTCTATTTAGAAGATGAAAATCAACAATTATGGAAAACAACTGTTACTATTAATGGAGAATTCGTTACAGAACAATCTCATGAAAAAGATCCCACAGAATTTTTAAAACCTGTTTGCTTCTTTGATTCCTACCATAATATTTTAGTAGTTCCAAGAGTAGAGACAGATGGGACAATTATCCTTGATACAGTTTATGAAAACTATGTATTGGGAGAAAACGTTCGTCCAATGTATCTTAATGAGTTTAGATTTGTTAAACGGGTTTACGCTCTTGAGCTTGGAAGAAAAACTCTATTAACTACACAAACTTACAAGGCTTACATGAATGATTTTAATAAGAAGTTAAATAAGTGGGTTAAAATACAGCCAACAAGAAAGTATTATATGTATTTTTCTTGTATTGACGGACAGATAAGATTAATAGTACGAGATTTATCCGCTGATGATAGCCAAAACAGTTTAGATAGATTTACATTAACTTATTCTGAAGGATTCATGAACAGCGTTGGAATAAGTTCTGATATGTTTTTAACAACAACTGGTTTAGGTTCAGATTTCCTACCAAAAGTTGATTTAAGTGGCAAGGAAGTTCCTTATACAATTACAGCAGATGAACGAGGAGTCTTAGGAACGGATGTTGGAAATATCTCTGCTGCAACAACACGTTCGAGAGACTTATTAACCAGTGACATTGAAGAATTAAAGAGTAAAGGAGAAATAGAATAATGGATAAAGTAGACTTAAAAATACAAGTACCCAGACGATTAGAAATTGATCCTCCAGCTAATGTGGGACCTTCTAAATTCCCTAGTGTTGTAGATCAATTAAAAGTAATCGAATATTCAAGTGTTCCTTCTGGGGGGCAACTAGAAAAAGATTTACATGATTATTATGCTATCTTAGCGAATGTATCAAATAATACAGCGTCAGAACAAGACTTTGTAAAACTTAAAGAATTAATGCTGAGAGTTCGTAATTATGTTTTGACAGAAGATGATTTTAACCTAATGGCTGATGCCATTAGAACTACACAGTCTTATTTAAAAGCATCAATTGAAGCTGCAGATGGCAACTATGAATTAATTTCAATTGTTGCTCAACAACTGGTAGATCAAATCAATGAATGGAGTCTATGGCTTCAAGATGAACTAGCAAAAGTAGCAGCCAATAAAAATTGGGGTGCGCCAGTAATTTATAGCGAAAATAGTCCAGGACCTTCTGCTCTTGGATATTTGTGGGCTCAGCCACAAGACGATACCTACATTGCTCCGGCGATTACTTTTAACCCCGATGAAGACTTAAATGATTATCCACAATAAGGAGGTAGATATAAATGGCAGTACCATTTGCTTCATTTAAAGAATATGGTAATGACGACTTACAACTATACTATCCCTTATTAATGACTTCTCCAGCTATTCCACAGGCTGGAGATAGTTATCTTTCTGATATAGCTTTAAGAGATATTTCAATTAAATCTATATATATGGAAGGTGGTCATATGGAGCCTAATTTAGATTGGGATGGTAGTCGTTATGATTGGGCTTCTGGAGTTACAGAAATACAATCAGACTTTGTTGATGCAGGAGGAGAATCTCCAACAGGTAATTTTAACTTGTTGAAAAATACAGCTTTGTCAACTTTTCAAAGTACTCATTGGACTTCAGTTTTTGAAAAACCTTATATAGAAGGTTCTGATGATATTGAACAACCTTATAATTGGATCTATTCTAAATCTGAACCTTCCGACCACAGTAAAATTTGGGTAGATACAAAAGAAGAAATTATAGAACCTAAATATTATCAAAACGGCTGGAAAAATTATTATGACTTTAAACAAGAAGAGTTTAAGGGCGAAGTTGGACTTGTAGAAAATAAAAGAAATGGAAATGCTTTCAGAATTTACAAGGCTCCTAAGATTAATGCTAATATAGGTATTGCTCAATTTGTACCATTGAAAATAGTTTTATGGCAAGGAGATGCTATTACTGTAGGCTTTAATCTTAGTGAAAAAACTGATTCAGGTGGAGCAGTAATTCGTATAGAATTCTATGACAATAATAGACAGTTAATTCAAACAAAATATTCTCCTAGATTCTTTAATAAAACTGAAGAAAGTAAACATTTTGGACATCCTTTTATTTTTACAGACCGAACAAAAGCAGCAGCCTTTATTAGAGTTTCTATTCTTGGAGTAGAAGATCGAAAAAGTGAATTACAAGTAAATAGAATTAAAGCAGAAACAGGTATGGAAGATACAGGATGGAATTTACATGAAGAAGAATTATTATTAAATCTTAATGCAGGGGAAATAGATATTCCAATGCTTAATGGAGAAGTTGATAAATCTAAATTAATTTCTGAAATTGCAATATTACGTTCTGTTTTGGGAGAAGGATTATTAAAATGGGAAGAAGTAACTAGACTAAAATCTAGTTCGGTACAAGAAGCAATCTTATATGATTATTTCATAGAAAATGGTAATTATTATCGGTATGCTTTACAACCTATATTAGCTAATGGAATGAAAGGTGCTATTACTTCATTCTATGATACTGTAACTACTTTTGATGGTTTCTGGCTACTAGGAGAAAAAGATGAACAGTTTTCATTTATTTATAATGGTAAAATTGGAGAAATCTCCTATGTAAAACCTAGAGATGTTATTCAAACTATTGCAGGACAATATCCATATTTTGTAACCTCTTCTGAATTAGATTATAGAACATATCAATTTTCTGGTACTTTAACCTATCACCAAGATGTTCACAAATTACTTACTTCTGATAGTTATTCTGTAGCAATATCTCCAGATCCAACTATTCCTATTAGTTATGTAGAATTAAAATATGGAGATGAAATGTTGCTTAATATGAAGAACGATTTAGAAGAAGTACAAGATGGCATGGTAATGCAAAGAATTTGGAGAAACAAAATTCTAGCATGGTTAAATGATGGGAAACCTAAAATTCTTAAATCAGAAGCTCAAGGGAATATGTTGGTAATGTTGACAAATATTAAGGTTACCCCAAATGAACCTACATTTGGTTTAATTTCTGATTTTGAATGCACTGTCACTGAAATTGGAAAACTTGATGAGAAAGCCTTACAAAAATATAAACTTCGTAAAGCTTCTATTATGAAAGATGAGCTTGTAAAAGAAGCGATGAAAGATACTTCATTCTAATAAATGGAATTAAACTGGGGAACTTGTGATAGTACCCAGTTTAATTTTTTTATATAAAAGAGAAACTTTACATACCAAGAGCAAAGGAGAGAAAATAATGAATGAAAATATTAATGTTAAGCAGTATCCTACTTCTTTTCTAGAAGAACTTTTTGAGCATAATATTCGAGTAGTGCATACTAAAATACAATTGCTTAACTGGGACGAACAAGTTTTGAGAGAAATACAGGGTATTGTAAAAAGTGGTAGTTATAATGCCGATGGAACTAGTCGAGTTAGAAGAAATCTTTCTTTAACTTTTAGTGTAAAAGATAGAGACGATGAACTGGTTTATAAATATTTAACACCAGATAAAAAAATAAAATTATATATAGGATTGGAAAACCAAACTTCCCGTTATCAAGAAGATGAAATTATATGGTTTAATATGGGGATCTTTATTCTAACTGAACCATCTTATTCTCATTCTGTTGATACAGCAACTATATCAATTAACGCGCAAGATAAAATGACTATGTTAAATGGTACATTAGGAGGTCGCCTTCCAGCCCCAGTAAGTTTTGTAGAAAAAAGAAATGGAAAGAATTATTCCTTCTCTTGGAGAGATATTTTCTTAAGTGCAGCAGTAAACTTTGGAAATGAGAATCCAGCAAAGGTTATTATTGATTCTGTTCCAGATTATATAAATGAATATACGCAAGTAAAAAATGTGGCTGGGTTAAAAGATAAATTTATTCATATTAATGCTCCTGGAGATGTAGATGGGGAAAGGATTATTACTAGGGCGTGGAGTCCAACTGTTCCAGAAACAGAAATTAATTTTTCAAAGGGAGATAGAATCTATAAATTGCGTAGATTTGGTCCACCTGATCCTTCAGCAGGAACGGTAAGTACTCAAGAGTCTTATCAAAAGAATGTAAATGAACCATTGACCTCTATTTTTGAAGATATTGTAGAAGCTATGAGCAATACTCATGAATTCTTTTATACTCGTGATGGGGATTTAATGTTTCAACCTATTAAGAATTATGTTAATGAAGTATTTGACCCTGAAAAAGATACAGATTTAGGATATTTTGCTTATGAATTAGATATGGATGATTTTATCCCTAATTATTTAGGTCTTCCTTTTACCTATAATTTTGCCGATAAAAAGACTATTATTAGATATAACAACAATCCTAGTTATACAAATATTAAAAATGATTTTATAGCAACTAGAGAAACAGGAGAAATTTTAGAAATAGCAATAGATCATAAACCAACAATTAGAGAGATTAAGGAATGGTTTATTGGGGTTGCAGAAGATTTTAATATGGATTCTCCAGAAATGGATTTTTTAGCAAAAGATGGAAGAAGAAGAGAGCCATATAATCCTCAAACTAATACAGTTCCTTTTGAATTTAAAGAAGCCACAGCAGGAAAACCAACACAATATATTGAAGTTCCTTTAGATAAAATCCCATGGCAAATTGGTTTAGGACTTAAAAATTATTTTATTAGAAATATCTATGGCGCTTCTACTGCAAGAGTTCTCCCTAGATGGGGCAAAGAATGCGAATCAATGATTTTTAAATGGATTGCATCTGAAGATAAAAAAACTTTGCTGCCAAATACTGGAATTTTTAATCCATCTTTTATTTCTGTTGGAACTCCATGGTTAGCAGGTTATCCTATGGCTGCAAGCGCAAACACAGAAAATGATGTTGAGTCTTTAGATAAACAAAATCCTATTTTTACTGAGAAGGGTGATTCGGCTTATTGGACTTACTTTCTTGATATTATACCAACAGAATCTAAATTAGGTAAATACTCTATTGAATTAATTGGTAAGCGTTCAATTGGTGTTTCTAATAAACAGGCAACTACCATTTTTAGAACAAACCCTAAAGAACTAATTGTTATTACAGAAACAGAGTTACAAGATTTAGGCGGAGATATGATATTAGATAATTTAAGAGCCCAAGGAGAAGCTTATGCAGTAATTAGAGATATACAAGATCAATTTTTTATGCCAACAGCAATAACGAAAAATAAAAATGTTATGCCTTATAGTGCTATGGTTGGAGACCCAGGACGATTTGAACAATTACGATATATGTTTGCAGAAAGTAATGGAACAGTTCATGAATATCTGGTTGGTGGTAAACATACTGGTACTATTGGGACAAATAAGAATATGCAAGACCAAGATAAACCTGGGTATGTTACAATTTCTGCTGGTGTATATACTAATCCAGTTACAAAAAGACAATTTACTCAAACAGATTTTGCAACTATAAATACTCCTTTTGGTAGTGAAACAGACTTAACAGAATATGGTTTTATTGCTTATCTATTAAATAAAAACAGTCGTTGTCCTGATAGCGGGAATCATAATTATTTTGCTGTAGTTAAAAATATAGGTACTCAATGGTACTATGCTAAACAAAATAATGGAAAACCTGCATGGACTAAATTTAATTGGGATAAAACTAATGACTTTTTGGTAGCAGTATTAAATAAAACTGTTTATAAAGGAAGTGCAGATTTTCCTGATTGGTCAAGTGGCAGAATTGATGATTTTCAAGAATTATTTAATATTAGAGATTCTAAAATGGATAATTTATTTACTATTGATGGAGCAGTTGATTTATTTTCTTCTGTTAGAAATTTAATCTATCAACATACTAATACTTCAGATGTAGTAACAATAGATGTATTACCAGTTTATCATTTAGAACCAAATACATTAATTTATGCGGAAGATGAAATTTCAAATATATCAGGAATGTTTATGATAACAGGATATTCTATACAATTAAACACAGAAGGAAGTCCAACAATGAATATTTCTGCAATACAAACAAATCCAGCTATATAAAAAAAGAGACCATATAGGTCTCTTTTTTAGTTCCAATTAATTTCTTGGTGTGAAGCATAATAACCAATCATAATTGCATCTGCTTCGTCTTGTGTTGCAGTAATATCAAATATTTCTAACACTTTAGCTTGAGCATTTCTTTTTTGTTCTATTCTATTTTTACCTTTAATCTTAGCGAATCCTTTCCATTGAGAAGCATAGATAAAATCAAAATGAATTTCTGGATGGGCTTCTAAAACCCCAACAGCAAGAGCGCCTTGTAGTTGAGCTAATTGTTTAAAAGTAGTTTTATTTTGCTGCATTTGAATATCTTCAAACATTATTTTTATTTCTTCTTTAGGATATTTTTCTTTAGTATATTCAATTAATGCTAATACATTTGCTTTCTGTTTTGAATATCTTGAGAAATCATCTCCTTCAGCAGAAAATTTTCCATAGGCAATTAATTCTTGATTCTTATAAACAGAATAACCTGTTACAACTGTTGCTTGGTCTAAACCTATAAAAATCATATTAAAACACCTCCCTACTAATAAATAGTAAAGAGGTGAGACATGTTGTCTTTTTTTGTCCTATATAAGAGATGTATCAATGCTCTATAAAATTAATTATTTTACTCCCGTACTTCCGTGCCCACCAAGACGTTCTCCTTGAGCATTATCGTCGTCTACCAACAAGAATTTTGAAAATACTCCTTGTCCAATACGCTCTCCTTTTTTAATATAGATAGTTTCAGGTCCAAAGTTTAGAAATTGGAACATGATATGACCATCATTATCAGGATTGCTATAATAGTCGCCATCAATAACTCCTACACCATTTGTTAAAACTAAGAAACGTTTTAATGGATTTGAAGAACGATTAAATAAAGCTAAATATTCATCTGATTCCATATAAGCTTTCACTCCTGTTGGAACTAAAACAGGCTTAAATTGCTTACTTAAAGTTTTAATCTCTGAAATAGCTTCATCACTTAATAACTCTTTTAAAATTTCATTGTTTTGATTTTCTAAATTTAGAGTATTAAATAATGCTGTATAAGAGGCAGGGTCTGAAGCTAATTCTTCTAAATCAATACCCTTATCCTTTAAAAGCTGAGTAATCTTGCTAAGGAAATCTGTAACTTTAGAAAATAGTTCTAAAGATTCAACTTCTGTTAAATGTTCCATAACTTGACTAATTGAATCTGGATCTTGTAAATCAATATTAAATCCAAATAGGTCTTTAGAAAGGATACTTGAAATTGATTTCTTATGAATTTCTTTGATATCCCAAACTGAAGGAATCACAATATCATCTGATGCTTCAAAATCATATCCTGCTGCACGAGCAGTTGCTCGAACAGGCAGGTTAATATTTTTATCTTCAAAACCTTTTGCTACTTCAAATCCACGTACTTTTGTCATAATTATTTAATCTCCTTTTTATCTTTTTGTGTAAAATCTTTAATTGACTCAACAATCCAATCATTGCTAACTAATTTAAAATAAGTAACTCCAATATAGAGTCCAAGTTCACCATGAGAAGTATCATCAATATCTCGTACATCCATCATATCAATCATATCAGCTTCTACAATATCATTTTCATTTTTGTCTTTAATATTTTCTTTTGGTTGGCAAAAACTAGAATCTTTTAGATAACCTAAGATATGTTGAGCTACCTCTTTATCTGTAGACTCAGTTCGATCAAAAATCACATTATAGTTAATATCTCGTGAATTAAGCCAAAAATATTTTCCAAAAGATTTTCTAACAAAAGTTAGAATAGCTTGATAAATATCTTCTTCTGATAATTTAGGTGCATCCTTTAAAGCTTGTGTAATTAAATCCGATTTTTTCATTGTTTGTTCATTATTTTTCTTTTTCATATTAATTGTTCTCCTTTAATTTTTCCATAATTTTATCTTGTAAAGCACTTAATGCCATCCACACAAAGGGTGTATCTGAAAAATAGTAAGCATCTGGTTTTCTATCAATTTCAGCATAATCTTTTTTATCTGCTTCAATTCGTCGTTTGATTTCATTTACATCAGGACTCTTTTGTCTACCCTTTGCTCGTTCCATTCTAATCTTTTCATCCGCTACAATTTCTATTAACATAACATTTGTATCATCTGACTTACCTACCCAATCAGCTACTTCAAATGCAGTCTCTTTTTCACAAGTCATTAAATAAATAGATTCTTTATCTCGAGCTTGAGCAGTAATACCAAAGTAAACACCATAATTCCAATTATTAAATACCTTAGGAAATAGAATTTCTTTTTTTTCTACTCCTTTTTGAAAAGCTTCATCAGTTAAAAACTGATAATAAGATTCTTCTTTGTCAGAACGCTTAGGTCTTGTTGTTGGTCGTTTGGCTAAATAAGCATCTACACCAAGAGAGCCAAGTAATTTTCTTGCAATATAATCTTTACCAGCTCCTGTTTGTCCATATAAGATTACTAACATTTTATCTCTCCTTGTTTTAACTTTATAATTAATTATAACATATTATATATTATTTGTCAATCTTTCGCCAAGATCCCAGTTTTAAATACTGAGACCTTTAACGTAAGATAATTAACCTCGTGGACTAAGCTGCCCGTTCTGTTTTTAGAACAATACTTCCATCATCACGAGTTTCAGTAATTAATCCAATTTTTGGAGTTGCTGTATCACTATATGCTCTAGGAATAAATTGGTCGTCCCGTCTAAAACCAGTAATAAACAATTTGTTTCCTCTTTCAAAGAAAGATTTTTCTACAACAGTTTTCTTTCCTGTTGATGTTCTTTCTGAAATTTGTTTATCCCAGTAAGAAAAATCTCCTTTATACATTTTAACTAGAACAACAGTTCCTTCTGGAGTTAAAACATCGATGCTCGCCTTGACCTTATTTTTACCAATAATAGTTCCAACAATTCTATTCAATTTTAACTTAGAAAAACTTGCATAAGGATTAATTTTTTGTGCCTCTCTTGGAAGAAGCTCAAAATTATCAATTCCATATCTGTCTACATCCACACAATTTAATTCATGTTCTGTATAATAGAAGTTCATAGATTCCATTTCCCATCTTGCATATGAATCGTGACCACCATATGAATCAAATAATTCTAACATTTCATCAAAAAATATTTCTTCTAATAAAGACTCTTTATTCTCTCTTAGCCAATTTCTGACAGTATCCATTTTTTTATCATAAAACTTACTCCATCTATCTCGACTCATCACAGTCCAATAACGATCCTCATCACTAAAGGTTTCAATAAATTCATCTAAACCAATCGAAGATAAAAAGTTTTGCGCCCGATCATCAAGTCTAATAATTTGTCCACTCTTGGTTAGAACTTCATTTATATAGCGATTAAACTCATAAATTCGTTTTTCTTCTTGTAATGATTCAGGGAATTTATTAATTTTCATAACCAATGGAACTTGCGTCATTGTGAGATTTTTCCTAAGTCCTGTCATCATTTTAGCATATTTTGCTAAAGTAATTTTTCTATTAGAACTATCTATTTCTCTAAAAGCTCCTGCTTTAATTAATGTTAACATTTGCATTTTATTTGGGTTTGTTTTTCTGACAAAATCTGCTAAAGAACTAAATGGTCTTCCCTCGAAAATTTTCTGAATAAATTCATAACCAATCCCAGTTAATGGTCTTAAACCATAAGAAATAAAATTACCTTCTACACTAGGAGAAAAGTTTGATTCTGATTTATTTATATCTACCATTTCTACTTTAATCCCATGTTTGATAGTATTTCCTAATGCTACTGCCATTTTAGAATAATCTGTTGAAGTTCCTGTTTCGTCTCCTGAGTTGACAATTAAACAACCACAATTCCAATAAATAGATGGATAATGATTAAATAAATTTAATTCTTGCAGTGCAATAATTGTATATCCAATTGTATGCAAAATTGAAAAAGAATCGTGTTTACCCTATATTACTATAGGCACTGACTATATCTTAATTCACAATTGTGAATAATGGCTATTTCGGCATTTAAATGACTTCGTTTCCTAAAATCATACTACGTATCAATAGTAGCCCTACTTCCCTGCTCTTCACTTAGGGAATAGTCGATACAGGTTTTTTAGTATATGGTCTAATAGGATAGGTGTCGCTTAACCCTTTTCTTAGTTTTCCATAGTTAATTTTTTTAACGGTAGAAACACTTATTCCAAGTCTTTCTGCTATTTTCGCAAAAGATAAGTCTGTTTCCTTTAATAGAACAATTAATTCTTCATAATCAGAAGAAGTTCTATAATTTTTAATTAAAGGATAATTCCAATCTTTATTGAAATATCTTAATCCTATATTGATATTAGAAATTAAAGTTTTTGAAATAGAGTATTCTTTGGAAATTTCTGTATAACTAACTCCATTTTCTAATCGTTCTTTTATTTCTTCTACCTGAGAAATACTAAGAGAACCTTCTATAATACTTTCATTCCCTCCACGATGAATATTATATCCATTTTTAGGAGATGTAGTATTATATTTATTTATATAGTATATTTCTCTTTCATTAAGATAATCAGTCTCTTCCAAAACAACATAAACAAAGTTTTCATATCCATATTTTCTAAAAGCTCGATATAGTGGATAATGATAACATTTAGATTTTTCATTAAAAGCCATTGATAAATGCTCTCTTTTTCTTCGTTCTTCGTTGTTTGTTTGACCAATATATCTTTTTCCGTTAAACATATTTATATATGCGTATATATATCCCATTTTATATCCTCCTATTGAGGATACTATACTAAAACTTCCCACGGGATTGCCCCCAGCATTACCTGGTAGGGTTTCCCCGTTAGCACAGTATACTCATTTTGTTAAAACAAGTAAAACTGTACCCCACTTGATTACAGTGGAAAAACCATTTAAGGGCGTTCTTGTTCACCCCATTTGAACACTAACGGCTGAATCCCAGATATAATGAACAGTTTCATTTGAACATACTGCTTGTTCAAAAATCTTAGCTCTAAGCTCTGGAATTTTATCCATTAGTTTTTTACCAATAATTTTACGTGCTGCATTAGCTTCTGTTTCTGTAAAATTGCAAATGTTTTCATCCATCAAAATCAACATTAATTCTTCCTGTGTATTTGGAACTCCATAAGAAGATAAGAAATGTTTCTCTAGGATAGGAATTTCATCTGCTGGAATATTATATTTTTCTAATTCTTCATACCAAAGTTGGATATTATCTTTAAATCTTGCATATTTTTCTAGTGGCATTTCACCATTTTCAGTTGCCATAAGCCTCATTAAAGAATTCAATGCTGCTGCATCTTTAACATCTTCAGGCTTACCTTTTCTTACAGCTTCTTTCCCTACAGGTGTATCAAGCTGAAAAATATCCAAAACTTTGTTATCCCATGTTGGTTCCCACAATTCTTTGCTATAATCTAATACATCAGGATGCAATGTATTAAAATATGTTTCTTTTAAAGAACCCTTCCATTCCATTCTATTATCTTTAATCAACAAATCCATTGTTTGACGAATTTTATCTAAAGCTTCGATGGATAACATATCCATTTTTAATGCTCCCATATCATCACTATCATGATAATCCCATTGAGTTACTTCTAAGTCGTTAGGAGTTTTCATCATAGCATTAATATCTGTATAAGGATGATTAAAAATATAAACTCCTGAAGCATGAGAACCTCTACTTTTTACCATTCCTTCAATCGCTAAAGCTGTTTCTAAATAATTTTCGTATTTGTTAATTTCATTAATAAACTCAGAAACTGGTTTACGACCTTTTTCTGGATTTCCATAAACCATATCTTTTAAATTCCAATCAAAGCCACGTTCATTTGGAATCAAACCACTTAAATAACTTGAAACATCATCACTTATACCAAGTCCTCGTGCAGCAGTAGCTAATGCTGATTTTGCTTTTTCAGTTCCAAAAGTTGCGATATTTAAAACTCTATCATGACCAAAAAAGTTTTTTAACGCCAATAAAATTTGTTCTCGTTTAGAACCTTGTGAGTCTATATCAACGTCAGGCAACTCTGGACGACTTTCAGCTAGATGTCTCCAACTCATATCTCCCACATATGGGATAGGATCTACTTGTGTAACGTCCAACAACCAGTTTGACATAAATCCCATAGCTGAACCACGAGAGACCCCAACCAACGAATCTCCTTCATCCCAAATTAATTCAATAATTTTTTGAGCTGTATTATAATAAGATGTCATAGGTTGTTTTAAACGTTCAGAAATTTTTACTAGTGTAGTAGCTTCAATTTCCAATTGTTCTAAGTATCTTTCATTTAATACATTCCTAATTTCTAATTGGTTTAGACAAGTTCTGCTCCAATATAAATCTTGGTCTTCATCAGAATTTAACAACATTGTTAAATATTTATATTTGCTTAAATCAATATCATTATATGTTTTACTTAATTCTGGTACATCAACAGGAACATATGGAATTTCTTGTTCCTTAAACAAAGAATAATGTTTGATTCCACTTCTAATTTTTTCTAAGTTATCTAACATTTCCTGAAATTCTTCTTCTGAAAAATCTAATAGAAAATATTCCTTAACTTGTTCAGGTGGCATCATATAAGCAGTATAATAGAAATCGTCAACTTCTCGTTCTGCTTGCTTACTATTCAAATAAGCTTTATGAATTTCTCTGTCTGCTTCAGTAAGATAATGACTATCTGTACTAAATACAACTGGAACATTCATTGCTTTCCCAAGTTTCCAAACTCTTCTATTTACATATCTTTGTTCTTCTGAAGTGTTTGGAGCAATTTCTAAATAAAAATCTTCTTCGCCAAAAACTTCTTGATTCCACAAAACAAAATCAACAATTTTTTGTTTTTCTTCTAAGATTTTTTCTTGATTAATTTTTTCTCCAAATGGGACTTCTTCTGCCGCTTTAATTTTCAAAAAAGCTTGAGCTTCAAAACTTCCAAGACAAGCTGTAGAAGATACAATATGTCCTTTTCCATTTTCTTGTTCCATAATTTCTTTTACTTGTTCACGAGTAATCGGAGTTCGTTGTAAACCTCTATCCCAATAACTATTTTCCCAAGCCTTAGAAGACAACATTCTTAAAATTTTGTGTCCTTTTTTATCTTTTGCAATTAATAAATGATGATAATATTTTTGTCCCATTTCTAAATCTTCGACTAAATAAATTTCATCTCCAAAACCAATTGTAAAAGATTCATGGTCTATACGACCTTCTTTTTCTAATTTATCTCTATAATGCATTAATTGAGCATGACCAGATAATCCTTCGTGATCTGTTAAAACATAACCACTTAAACCTAAATCTAAAGCATAATCAACTGATTGTTTAATATCATTAATTGAATCAGCGAATCCTAACAATGCATTACTAAAACTACTATGATTATGAATTGAATAGTATCCCAATAAATATAACTCCTTTCATAATTCCTTATATATTAATTATATCATTTAGAATATAAAAAGTCAAGTAAAATAATTACTTGACCAATTCATTATAATTAAAATAACATTTTCTACATACAGGAATATATTCGTTATCTCCAATTAAAATTTGTTCACCTCTATAAACAGCTTCTCCATTAATTGTACGTAAATTCATAGTTGCTTTTTTATCGCATAATGTGCATACAGTTTTTAACTCTTCTATTTTATCTGCAAATTCTAACAATGCTTGAGAACCTTCAAATAAATTATTTTGAAAATCATTTTTTAAACCCCAACAGAGGACAGGAATATTGCCCTCATCTACTACTCCGGCTAAAGTAATTACCTGCTCTCTTGACAAAAACTGGGATTCATCTACTAAGATAGCATGGACTTTCTCTTTTTTAGCCTTTTCTAAAATTTCTTCTCTGCTATCATTTAGGTACTCTGCCTCAATATTAAAACCAGTTCTAGAAACAATCTTTTTAAAACCGCTTCTAGTGTCTAAATCAGAAGTATAAATTAATACATTTTTGCCTTGTTGAGCATAATTATAAGCAGTTGTAATTAAAGATAAACTTTTCCCTGAGTTCATAACCCCATATTTAAAATATAATTTTGCCATATTTATTTCTCCCAAACTCCACTATTTTTATCATAAGCTAATACTAATTTTTCTGAAGCCCTAGTAACCATTGTATATAACCATTTTCTATGATTTTTTCCATTTAATCGTTCTTCGATTCCTAAAACCTTAGAATATTCACTACCTTGAGATTTATGTGTAGTAATACAATATCCATAATCAATATAATTAATTCTAGCATCACCTTTTGCAAACTGATTTACAATATAAGATTTTTGATTTTCTTTAATAAAAGGAAGCATATCATACTTGATAGAAAACTCTCCACCACCAAATTCTGGAACAAAACGGACTCGAGCGATCTCAATATCTTTCCCCATTGCGTTCCCCATTAATTTTTCACTTTTAAATACGCCACTCGAAAAATTAACTTCACCTAACATACCATTGATAAGAGGAAATCCTTCTTCATTTAAAATATCCCAATTATTATTAGTTACAATGATTTTATCTCCTTCTTGAGGAGTAGGCGAAACAAAACCCTTAGCTAAACGGATTTCATCATTGTAAAGTTTTCTGGTCGCGTTTCTTCCACACAAAACTTGGTCTGCCCATAAAAGCATACCTACAGAAATCTCTTCTTTTGGAACCATTTTAACAAAATCATCAGAAAAAGGTTTTATAATTTCCCCTTCTCGAATCATTTTAGATAATTGAATAATACTATTCCCTTCCTCTTGGCGCATGATTTCATCTAAGAAAATGTGAGGATTTTTTAACATACCATTATCTGCTCCTACAGGAGGTAACTGTCCTGGGTCTCCAAGCATTATAATGTGAATACCTAAATCTGCTATATCTTTCAACAGGTCTTCTGGAACCATTGAAATCTCATCTATTAGAATTAATTTGATTCCTTGATAGTTTTCCACAGGAAGCTTTTGATGAATAAAGTTATTGTTAATTTTGATAGACTTGTATCGCAATTTGTGTAAAGTTTGTGCTGCTGGGAATCCTGTTTGTTGAAGACGATAAGCTGCCTTACCTGTAAAAGCTCCAACCATATATTGTAATGGTGATAACTCTAGTGCATTAATAATTTTTTTTGCTAAAAAAGTTTTACCTGTTCCAGCAAAACCAGCGATTGTAGTATAACGTTCTCCATTTTTATATCGTTCTACAGCAATTTCTAAACCTTGTTTCTGTTTACTTGTTAATGACATTTAATCATTCCTTTTTATTCATTATATTTATATTATACCATTATAAAAATAAAAAGTCAAGTTATTTACTTGACTTTTTATTTCGTTTAGCTTTAATTTGTTCCCAAGCAATTAAAGCATTTTTCATTTGACCTGGGTTGCGAGTTAAATATTCTGAAACAAATTCTTTTTTCGTTATTTTGCGTTTCATATCTATCACTCCTTAAATTTATATGTAGGGGGGGGTGGTTTTAGGAAAAGAAAAATAGGTAGAAGGTAAATATGGTTCAATTCAAAAAATAGCATGAACCATATTTTTCTCCTAGATTAGCGTCCGTAGACGATAAAATTCTTTAACGTTAGAAAATGTATTTTTGCGCTGATTTCAATTCTAAATCTGCAACAAACATTTGTAGGAACGTACGACCTCTAAAGGTACTCATTTTAATAGTTCCAACTACATCAATTTTTGATTGCTGGTTTTTCATAAGTTTTTGCGCTGTTTCAGTACTAACACCCTTAAACTTAATAAACTCCAATCCTCCAGCAGAAAATGTTATCTTATGATTATCAAATTCTCCACCCACAACTATATCATCTTTTTTAACAGGAACATCTCTTAAAACAAAAGTAGGTTCTTCCAAACCTTTTCCCCAAAATGTAGCATAACGAGTAATTTCTGTTAAATTTTCTTTAGACATTTGCTGCCAAGAAATATCAAAATCTACAGAGTATATTGGTTCAAAGACAATTTCTGATAATTGTTTATTAAAATATTCTACAATTTCATCCTTTTTGTCAGCAGCAAAGGCAAATCCGTGAGCCCCTTCATGACCTTCTGCAAATTCAAATAATCCACTTTCTTGCTCAAATCGTTTTAATTCTGGTAAATCAGATTTATCATCTCCACGAGCCGATCCACCAAAAAAAGTTTTTCCATCTTTTTCAAAATACGTTCCTACTAAAGTTGGCTTTTTATATTTTGAAACAAATTGATTAGCAATTAATCCTGTAAAGGTTTTTGGAAATTCATTTTTTGTGTCTAAAATTAGAATCTGGTTGTCGGTTAATTTATTTTCTTCAATTTGAGTTTCTAATGAATTAAAGGCATTATCTCTCAATCTATCTTGCCGAGCTTTAATATTATTCATTTTCCGAACAACTGCTTCATGGAATACTTCTGTATCTCCCTCTTTAGCTCCACGTTTAGTCGAGGGTACATCGTAAGGTTTGTCACTAACCATAGCTTTTGTAACTTCTTTTTTCTCGTCCATTGTTCCTACTCGTGTTACTGCATTAATCATTGGGACAATAGAAAAAGATAAACCAATTGGTGTTACCTGTCCTCCAAGATTAAATGACTTAGCCTTGTATAATGCTTTTAAAAAAGTATTGTGAATATTTCTCATTCCTTGCTGAACAATATAAATTGTTTCTAAAGTATTAATTTCAATCATATCTCCTACAATCCCAATAGCAGCAAGATCATAGTATTTTTCTGAGTGGTCGAAGTCATACATTTTATCATACAATGCAGCAAATTTTAAACAAACCCCTGCACCTGATAATTTCTTATTAGGGTAATCATCTAAAGAAATATTTACCATTGTAGCATATTCTGAAAATTTAGGTGCATCGTGGTGATCTAAAATTACAATTGGAATATTTAATTTTTCTGAAATATACTTATGGACATCATATTCGTTTGAAGAACAGTCAGGAGCTATAATTAAATCTATGTTGTGCTCCCCCATAATATCCTCTACTGTTTTTACAGGAATCCCATGTTCTTTGTTCTCTTGGAAAACAATTATTATTCTATTTGTTATTTCTTCTTTATAACAGTCTTTCAAATAATTATAAATAATAGCTGTAGATGTGTAACCATCTGCATCAGGGTCTTGAATTAATAATATTTTATTTTTTGAATTTACGATTTTGTCGTGAATAATTTCGACAACCTCTTTCAAATTTTTTATTAAAAGAGGGTCGTGCAACGCTGAATCATTTAACCTAAAGATTTTATCTGGGTTTATTCCTCTATTTATAAAAATGTTAATAATGTTGTCATCATTTTTTCCAATTAGTTGCGTTCTCAATATATATCATACTCCTCTTCATCTGTTCCTATGGAATCCCATAGTTCTAATTTTTCTACAAAATTTTCCTCTATCTCTTTGTATGTTTTCCGTTCTCCATATAATTCTGCAAAAACTTCAAAACCACAATCTACTGGAGAATCTTTATATCCTGAAATCATATTAGTATCTAAAATAAAACTTATTTTAATACCATCTTCGTTAGATCCAAATCGTTCTTGTATTGTCTTAAAAATTCCTACTAAGTTATCATATTCTCTATCATACTTCATAGATTGAAATTGTCTATCAAAAGCAAAAATAATTTCTTCTACACCTAATTTTTTTAATGCTTCATATTGATGTCGTGAAAAGTGCATACCAAATGCTGCTACACCAATATTCTTCTTTGGGGATAATAAATCATCCATTTTCATGACCGATTTTTCGCCCTCAAAAACAATGGCTTTTCTTTCTCTTCTAATATTATTAGCATTAAAAAATAAACCGAATAAATAAAATGATAGTGGTGAAGAATATAGTATTCCTTCACGTTCAACAGGTCTATATTTTCCATAACGTTCTATCATTTCTTGATTAGCTATCCTTTGTCGTATCCCTAACAAATTTCCCTCTTCATCTAAATGGGGGAACATTAAACCAGTTGTTGCATAATTATATCTGATATTATATTTATGTTGAGTTTCTGCTGATATACCTTCTCGTTCCCAATCATTTACAATAATTCTAGGATAACGTAAATAAGGTTTTTTGTCGTAAAACATAAAACTTGGTTCTTGATATTCAATATCTAAATCATCATTATGCAACATATCATTATCGCCTAAAGTCATAAACTCTTGTGATTGAATATAAATATCAATAGCCTCTTCTAATAAAAGTTCTTCATGATATTCGTTCATATACATTTTAGATAATAATTCAAAAATATCAAATCTACCACAACCAGTGTAACAATTAAATAATTTTGTATTATCATAATAATAAAGTTTATGACTACCCTCACCTTTATGATTATGACAGACAGTTTCAAAGACTAATTGGTGTTCATCAACCCAATTACCTTGAATACCTTGTCCTACCAAAAAATCATATACTTGTTGGATAGACATTCCAGCTTTTATAGCATTCTTATCACGTCCATATTCTGCCATATACCTACAACCTACTTTTTAATTATTTTTTTATACATTTATATTATATCACAATAAAAATAAAAAGTCAAGCAATTAGCTTGACTTTAAAAAGCACTTTTTCGATCATCTACTGTTTGATTACGACGCTTAACATTTTTTTCTGCTGCTTTTTGAACTTTAATAGAGGTAGCATCAATTCCAATAGGGATATTATTACTATCTGTAATAAACAAACCCTTACATCTACATGTTCCCAAATCTACGTCACACCACAATTTAACACCAGCATATTTACCTCGTCGTACTTTATAAAAGCTAATAATATAGTTTGGACGGAAATATCCTTGACTTACAAATGTTTCTACAGCTTGTTCGTCAATAGGTCTAATTTTAACTGCAATCATTCCTACATCAATACGATCCGCAATAGCTTTAGATCCACGAAGCAAATTTTGATTAAGCTCTCCCTCAAGATAATCTCCATTTACCTGAGTTCCTGACTCAATAAAAATTCCTAGTTGATTTGCTAAATCTTTTAATTTAGTTGACAGCATAAATAATACCTGGTCCTCACGTAATTTCATACCATTTGAAATAGAAGCAATTTCTGCTAAAAATTTCATAGATGTATGAATATAATCAAAACGGAAATATTTAACATCATGTTCTCGATAATATTTTCTAATAGTAGCTTCAATTTCTGTAACAGAGAAATCTGAAATAATTTCAAAGTATAACGGAGCCTCAGACATAATTCTAGCTCCTTCTCTTAATACTTTTTCTTGGTCTTCGTCAAATTTACCATCTAAAATGATATCTTCAGGAATCCCTGTAAGAAATGCTAATGCCATTGTTTGACATTCTTCTGAATCTAACTCTGTAGAAATAAATAGAGAACCTTCTGCTTCTCCGTTGTCAACCCAAGCTTGTTTATGTTGGTCATAAATTACAGGAAAGGCAGAATAACAAGCTCGAGACATCATAATACGAGATTTCCCATTTCCTGTTGGAGCTGAATACAAATAGAATTTACCTAATCGATCTCCACGAGTTATCGTATCCATCATTGCAATTGGAGAAGGTGAACCAAAATCTGGGGCTTCTTTAAAAGAATCAATTAAATTTAATAATCCTTCACCAGCTTGAATACTTTCAGAAGCTACATTACTTGCAGAAGTATCCATAATATGTTGGATATTATCTGAAATTTCATTTGCCATATCCTTCAAAGAAGTATGTTCAAACCAATTTTGTTGATAGGCAATTAATTCTTGATTCTCTGTATCCCAATCATAAAACTGTTTTACAGATACGCCATTTTTCTCAAGAGAGCGAAGTAGGGTTAATTTTTTAATTGTGTCTAGGGCTGGCTCAAAAGCTGTTGGATCTCCTACTTGTGATAGTTTATCAAAGTAATATTCACCTTGTCGAGCATATTTTCCTTCAGCAATTTCTATCTCTTCATCAAATAAAGTATTAATTTGCGGACGACCTTGAATATAGCTTTCTATTACACCTAAGCTAAATTTTGGGTGTCCCATTGAATATAAATTATACATAATTGCATAAGAAACTTTTTGTAAACTATCAACAAAATCAGCTTCATTTACCGCAGCCATCTTAGGATGATCGAATAATGTTGGTTGTACATATAAAGCTCCTAATAACATATTAGCAATGTCTTTACGATAATACTTCATTTTTCTACTTCACTCCACTCATATCAATAGTAATTCTTTTAGTTTTATCTTCTTGCAAATCAGAAATAATTGTATCAAATAATTTTTCTAAATCGTCTTTTTCTTTTCCCTTAATAAAAATTAATTCTGTCTGATTTGTATCTACAGTTATATCTTTTACATAAATTCGAAAACATTGCTCAAACATTTTTATTTTCCTCCTCTGATAATAAAGAATCTAAATCAATTAATTTTTCTAGTCGTTTAGTTTTTTGTGGAGGAACAACAACCTCTTTTGTCTTATATTCTATTTTAGTAACCTGTTCTAAATGTTTTAGTCCTTTATAATAATCTCTTGCCTCATTATAAAAATAAGGAACTAAAGCTATACCACTTTCAGGGGTTAATCGTTTCTTTTTAATATCAATTAAATAATAAAGTGTTCCCAAGAGACCAGATTCAGTGTAATTAAATTTTTCAGTAAATTCTTTAATCTGTTTTTGAACGAGAGGATAATTAACCTTACCAGGCGTTAACTGTTCTAATAAATCAGTTATACCTGCTCTCTTGGCTCTTTCTTCCTGCATTGTATCATAACAAGTTTTATGATAATATCCCTTAGAAGTATGCTCAAATAATTCTTCTTCTCTGCTAAAATGTTGTCTACAATACTGACAAATAACTTTTCTTTGCTTAGCCATTATATGTATCCTCCTTAAAAAAGAAAAGCGAGGAAGTTATTTCCTCCTCGCCCATCAAATTAATCTTATTGTTGTGAAGCAGCTAAATCTTTTAGATTTGTAATTGCTAAGTCTACTAATTCAGCTTGTTCAGGTGTAGCATCTGCTACTTTATTATCATGACCTAAAGCTTCGTTTACAATTGTACGAATACGAGGACCATAGAAATCAGCATTATCTTCCATTAATTCTCCAGCTAAATTATTGAATGTTTCAATTAATTCTTCGATAGGAGTATCAATTTTATTGTATTTATGAACTGTAGAAGAATTATCTGTTACAGAATCAATCCCAAATTGTTGTTCTAGATGAGAAACTGCATCACTAATTGCTCCTACTAAATTATCATAATTAAACACAATATAATCAGGAGTGCTATCAAAACGAGAACCAGCGACAAAACGAGGTGTTCCTCGCATATATAGACGTGTTTCTAAACCTTCTTCTGTATTGACTGCTCGTGAATAACCAATGATGTCAGCCATACGAGTAATAATTTTATTTCCACGTTTATCTAATGTTGGAATAATTTGATTATATTCTTCACCAGATTCATCTTTAAAGACTTTATCTTGAGAATGAGAAATCATAACTAGTCCATAATCTTCAGCCATAATAGAACGTAATTGTTCATCAAATTCTTTTTCTACTAATTGATATCCTTTACCATAAGGTAATTTCTTTTGATCTGCAATATCTGACGCACCATGTTGGTTAACAATAAATTTTTCACATAGTCCGTATGCAATATCTACAGTATCAATAATAATATTATCATACATTTCTTTGGCTTGATCTGTTTTTAACTGCCGTAGAACTTTTTTAAATTCAGACCAGCTGTTAATTGGCAAAGCTCTTACGCCAGGAATTGCAGAATAACCTTTTTCAAAAGCCAATAGCAAAGACTTAGGAAATCGTGTTGCTGTAGTAGTTTTACCTGATTTAGGTTCTCCGTAAAACATTACTGCATATCCTTTTAAATCTTTAGAAACTTTATGAGGCTCAACATTAAAAATGTCAATTGTATTTGCCATTGTATCACTATCCTTTTCTCTTTTTTATTTTATTTTATTAATGTTTCCAACTAGAAAGAGAAACCGAAGCTTCTCTTCCTAAGTAGAGCATTAATTAGAATTCAAAAGTTTTTGCTCTATCAACTTTTGGTGTTGTATCTTTTTTAGATGTGTCAGCTGCGAATCCACTTTTACGTTGTTGGTTGTCTAAAGCCGCAATTGAAACTTCGTAAGCTTTACGTCCATCTTGAATTGTTTTAAATAATTCATCTGTAATTTCTTTTGGTTCAATTGCTGCACCAGTAATTACATTTTCTCGTTTTGTACTTTCAAAGATTTCAATACGAGCATCACCAAACGCTGATTCTGTTTCACGTTCTTCATGAATTAGATTATTAATCACTTTACCCCATACTTCAATCAAAACTGGGTTTGTTTGACTTGCGTCAAGCTGAACGAAATAATCATAAGCAGCTTCAGTTTCAATAATAAATTTAGCTGGGAAACAAACATCACGATAATCAAAGATATTTGCATTCAATACATATCGTCCAGTAGGCTCATCTTTATAAATTTCTTCTACAGGTTGAGCTGTTAACAACAAGTCTGTTGTAAATTCTGCTCGAGGAACACCTGTGTTTCGATCATTTAAGAAACTTGCTCGAATTTGAGTTGCTTCAATCAAATCACCAGCTTGATTTTTAAAAGCACTTGAACTAATAGAAGTTGTTGTCATATAATTTTTTCCAATAAATGCTTCTGGATTTTGTAACCAATTGCTGATAGTTGAGAACTGTTGGTTTGTAGAACCATCTTTGTTCAATTCACGATAAAAACCTTGAAGATTTACAGATTGGTCTCCAGTATTTAAAGTTAATGATCCAACCATTGCATTGTAAGGTTCACCAGAGCTTTTATCTTTATATTCCTTAACTGCGAAATCGAAATCCTCTAATGTACCTGAAATTTTTACTTGATTTTTAAAAGTTGCCATAATTTAATTTCCTCCAATATTTGTTTATCTTTTATATTATATTAATATTATAACCTATTTAACTAAAAAAGTCAAATTTTATTTTTTAGGACCAGACTCTTTCCAACGTTTTAGAGCTACTTGTAAACGATCGTTAATTTCATACTCTTGGTAATATCTAACTCGCTTGCAAACAAAAATATCATTTCCTTTATATTCAGCACCGAAAACTGGTGAACTATTTTTAAAAGATTCTTTAACTAAATCTTCTAAGTCTTCACGACTAAATACTTTATAATATTTATCTAAAGCTTGGATAATACTTGTATAGTCTTCCCAAGTAGTTCCACCATCTGGACTAATTTGGACTCCAGTAGTATGAACACCTTTTTTGATTGGAAAAATTCCTTCTTTTTTAAGAAAGGCATTCAAGTTTCGAGAAAAACTTTTAAAAATTTTCTTTTCTTGTTTTTCATTTTTTGTCATAATAAAATCCTCCATAAATACTTTTTAATATTTCTTATTTAACTTTATAATTAATTATATCATGTTGAACATAAAAAATCAAATTTTTAATTAGGAATAACAGCCTTACCTACAATGGCTTTCCCAACCACTGCGGTTGTATTATCTTCAGTTCCATCATCAATTGTTCGTTCAACATACCTAGTTAAATCAATATCTTCGCTCATTACTAATCCATGTTTTGGACAATATAAATCTCCTGACTTATCATCTAATTTACGATATACATTTCTCATAACTTTTTCTTCATCATAACAAATTGGACAAAAATTGTCAAGATTTAAATTTACTTTCATCATAAATGATTCCTCCTTTTCTTGTCTTTATAATTTAAAAAGGAGAAAACATCCATTATTATTCATCGTCCTCAATAACTAATTCTAATTCACTAGGACTACAATTACAATATTGTTGAAAACCATGATATTTACAATTTAAAGTTTTTTCTCCATGTTCATTTTTTTCAGAATATAAACGAACTAATTTATCCTTTTCCCGCTTACATACTGGGCAAAAATATTTTCTAGAATAATATCTAATCATATTACTCACCAAATTCTCGTTTTAACATCAAATTAATTTGTTGAATATTAAAACCAGTTGTTAAAACTGTTCCATCTTCTCGCATTAATACTGGTAATGATAACACATTACCTTTTTCTACTAATTCTTTATACTTTTCTGGATCTTTTTCTTTATGAACACTTATAATATGTTCGTTATATTTTTGCATATTTTTAGTTTTTAAATAACCTTCCAATTGATTACAATATGGACAATTATCTTTTGATAGTTTATAAATCAAATTATCTCACTACTCCTTAATAAAATTATTAAATATTTCTAAATCTTCTTTATGCTCTTCTGGAATAAAAGTTAATTCAAACTTAATCTTAGGAATATCCTTTTCTAAAATAATTTGAATATTATCTAATGCTCCACAGAAATGAGTATAAATTGTAATTCCACTACCAAATAATAAAACTGGTTTGTTTATTAATACATCTCTATTAGAAATTACAAAAGATTTAATATTTTTAGGAATCTTTCCGTTACTCCATGTGTAAGTTCCTATAATTATTTTATCATATTCTTCTAAATTTGTCAAGTTATCTTTTGTATTTTTTATAATAAAATTAACATTTGGATAAGCCTTTACTATAAAATCAACAAAAGTTTTTGTATTCCCAGATAAACTCTCATAAATTACAAGCACCTTAGGTCCAAGAGAGAGAGATTCTATATGAGAGGGAATTGCTTTGGGAGGAGCTAATTTTACTCCACCCGTGCAAAATGTTTTTTCGTTATTATCCATTATAATTCATCCCAATTATTTTTGTCGTCTGTTGCCTTAGAATAATTTACTACACGATTTTCAAAGAAATCTGTTTTTGTGTTATTGATATTATCTGAATCGTAAGTCTTAATCCAAATCATTGGATTAGTTAAAGCTTCAGTATAGACTTTGGTTAAGCCCAAGTTTTGTAATAGAATATTAGCACGCCACTCAATATAGTGTTCTAATTCTTCCATATCTAAAACGGTATAATCTTTATATAAATCTCGAGCTAATTCCTGCTCAGATTTAACTACTTTATCAAAGAACGCATAAACCCAGTTACTAAAATCTTCACTCTCTTGGGGGGAAAGATGTAATTCAGACATAATTTGTCGTACAACTAACGTTTGGAAATAACTATGTTGTACTTCGTCACGTTGGATCAACTGAATAATTTGTCCTGTTCCCAACATTTTTTTGTTTCGGTTTAATAAATAAAATGGAGTAAATCCATTTGTAAACCTAATACCTTCGAGTGCTGCCATAGCTGCTAAGGCTTTAGCCATATTTAGTTTTGTTGGGGTTTCCAAAAATGTTTCAAATGTATCCAAAATCATTTCACTTGAGCCAAGAATATATTTATCTGTTTTAGGAATTTCAAATACTTCCTTCGCTTCTTCTTTCGTCATAAAAGTAGTGGCAATATAAGTATAACTTTCATTATGAATTGATTCTTGAGAAGCGATATAAGCCATAATAGCTTTGATAGCAGGATTTTTAATATAAGCTGCCAATTGACCATCAATAACAGTAGAAATAGAATCTAGTAATACTAATTGAGAAATAGCTCGTTTATAAAAAGTTTTTTCAATGTCGCTCATATTATCTCGCCAATCTCTACTATCAGTATTTAGCCCCACTTCTTGAGGAATCCAAAAATTTTGTTTTAGTTCTGAATATACATCATACCATACAGGATTTTGTTCGTCCCAATATAATAATCCAGAATGTTCCCCAAAAATTGATTCATTTGTATTTTCTGCATCTTTATTAAATAATCTAATATGTTTTTCTAACATTAAAATCTTCTCCTTTATATTACTCTGAACGATTTGTCCATTCATCAATTGAATCTAACCATTCAGAAAAATCATTTGTTTTTCGATTTTCATCAACAACAAAACAATCATGAAGATAGCTAATAACTTCATCTTCAGTTTTATATCCTTTACTTTCAGCTTCCTCAGTAAGGTCATATAAATTTTGATATAAGACCTTACCATTTTCTGTAAATTTTGCTTTCATTTTTTACAAATCCTCTACATTAAAATGAATGTTCTTTTGCTTCTTGTAGGCATCTAAATAAATTTCTTCCTTGTCTCCATTTAAGGTTACTTCATAATACATCCCATCAGAAATTGCTGTAGACAAAAGTAATTTACTATTTTGTAGTACCTTTGTGCTCCAGACAATATATACATCTTCTAAAGTATAGTCTCCCTCTAAGTTTTCGTTAGAATAATCTAAGACCAATTTTTTAGCTGCTTTTACAAATAATTCATGTTTCATTTATTTTCCTCTTTTCTTTAACCTTATATATTTATTATATCATAATAAATAAGGAATTTCAAATAAGAAATTCCTTATTTTAAATTTATATTAAGCTGAGCAAGCAACGCAATCATCTACACGAGAAGCATCATGAGAACGAGTATAGTAAGAAGATTTAATTCCTCTAGACCAAACTTCCATATGAAGACGAAGTAAGTTTTTAACCTTAATATCATCCAAGATATATAAGTTAAATGAAGTAGATTGATCTACCCATTTTTGGCGTTCTGCGTTGTGGAGAATAGCCCACATATGACCTAAATCTTTTTCTCCTTCATATTCCATCAACATAGTTGGTTTATAATAGAACCATGTTTCTAAACTTAATTCTGGAGCAATAACAGGTGTACGAGAATCTTTCTTACCATCAAAAAAGATAGTGTCATAAACTGTGTCTGCCGCTGCAGTAGAACCAGCTAACAAAGAAGTAGAACCTGTTGGAGCAACTGCTCTTAAATATCCATTCCGCATACCTTTTTTAGCTTTGTAATAAACCTCTGCCCGATAAGCATCCTCAATACGATCTTGACAAATTCCTCGATGATCCAACCATTCTCCTGTATTCCATTGGCTTCCCTCAAATAAAGGATAGCTTCCTTTCTCTTGGGCTAAATCTGCCGACGCCTCAATAATATTTAGCATGATTCTTTCTTCTAGCCGAGCAATTAATTTAGTTGCTTCAACCGAATCAAAATGGATTCCTTGTTTAGCCAAAACTGCTGCAATACCTTGTTCACCAATCCCAATAGCACGATAACGATTATTTGTATATTGAGCTTGTAAAACAGGTAAATTATTAACAGTAATAACTGCATCAGTAGCACGAACTTGAATACGTAAAACCTGTCTTAATTTTTCAAACGCTTTAACATCATCGCTAGTTTGTGGTCCTTCGACAGAAAGAGTAAAATCTTTCAAAACATTGTTAAGAACAATAGAAGATAAATTACATGTTACAAAATCTCCACTTTGCTTATGGACAATAATTTCTCCTAGTTCATTAATAGTTTCTTTAGTCATAATTGTCGGAGATTGATTTTGTACAATCTCAGAACACAAATTAGAACAGTATACCATTCCTGCATGATTGTTAGGATTATCTCTATTTGCAGTATCCCGATAGAACATATAAGGTAAACCAGTTTCTAGTTGAGAACGCATAATTTTTTTCATAATTTCAATAGCTGGTAAACGTTTCTTTAAATGTAAATCATTATTATCTACAGCTTTAAAATAGTGATAAGAGAAAGCATGACGATCAGGATCTAGAGGTGATTTTCCATCCCATTTTTCTTTATCGTAGAAATCTTCCAGAGAAAAACCTAATACTTTTTTCACTTCGTGAGGATCAAACAAATACCAGTCTCCTCGTTTTTCTACTTGTTGCATAAATAAATCAGGAATAGAAGCACCTAAAAATAGTTCATGCGCTCGTTTAGATAGGTCTCCTGTGTTTAAACGCAACTCTAAGAAGTCTTCTATATCATAATGCCAAACGTCCAAGTACGCTGCAATAGCACCACTACGAACTCCTAATTGGTCTACTGAAACAGCAGTATTATTTAATTGTTTAAGCCAACCAACAATACCTCCTGCAGCACCGACATTTCCTCTAATATCTGAACCAGCAGCACGAATTTTACCTACATAAATACCAATTCCTCCACCAGCCTTGCTTAGGCGAGCAGCATCTGTGTTATCATCATAAATCCCTTGTAAGCTATCTTCTGTCGTTAAAATAAAGCAACTAGAAAATTGTGCATCTGGTCGTCCAGCGTTTGCAAATGTTGGAGTAGCCATAGTAACTTCTTGCTTAGATAGCACATCATATAATTCTTTTACATGTTGTAGTCTATCTTGTGTTTCTTCTCTTAATAAAGAAATCGCAATTGTCATATAACGTTCTTGTGGTAATTCAAATACTGAACGTCCTTTATCTTTAGCTCGAATAAGATATCTTTCAGACATATTATATAAACCAGCGTAAGTCAAAAGTAAGTCTCGTTCTGGTTTAATATATTTACCTAATTCTTGAATTTCATCTTTAGTATATTTTACAAAAATTTCTGGTTCAATAAGACCTTGTTCACCAAGAGAAGAAAGAAGACCAAAATAGTCGCCATATTTTGAATCGACATCATAGCTTCGATTTTTTGAAGCTCGTTTATACAACGAATTTAATAACGCTCTAGCTGCGACAAATTCAAATTGTGTATTGCCTAATTTATCAAAATCCATCATTTCTCCATCTTTAAAGTCCATGATTCTATCAATTGCATTTTGAATAACAACATCATTGATATCTCGGAAATCAATTTCTTGTCTACCCTGAATCTGTTTAATAACACCCTTCTTATATGCCTCAAATGTATCTGGATGAACATCCAGTCCTTCTTTAAAGCTATCTAATTTATTAATTAATCGTTGTGGATCAAATTCCAATTTTCTCAATCCATTATCTTTTACTACTACTGTCAAATAAATCTCTCCTTTTTTAATTCTGTAATCTTTATAAAACCCAATATATAGATATTTATACGAAATAAACCACCTTATATAGAAGCATATTTAATCAAGGCAAGTAAGACATCTATCAATCCATTATTACAATCAATAAATACTGATTCGGCTTTTCCTTTTCGTCCTATTACAGAAACCTCTTTTTTGTCTATATCTACAATCATAGCTGTATATTTCCCTGTGGTAGAATATAAAATAAATCCAATAGCTTTTCCATCTTTATCATGTTTAATATATATTTCATCTTCTGTATAACCTAACGCATCTATGATATAAAAAACTATAGTTCTCATATTTGTTCCCACTGTTTCTTTATCAAAATATAAACTCATAGATGATATAAAATCTCTTTCATCAGAATGACGATCATAAAACATTAAATTTAAAGAATCTTTAGTTATTATAGGACTTACTTCAATTCTTCCCTTTGGAGAATATATTTTGCCCTCCACTCTTAAAACTTTAGAGCGGCTAATTTCATTTACAATTGCACTTACCTCTTCTAATGGTTTCATATTTTTTCTCCTTTTAAAATCATTATAAAATAAAAATCCTTACTATATAAATTATAACATAGTAAGGATTTTTTGTCAAATTATTTAATTTTAGTACCAGCCATTAGCCATCCAAAAAGCTTGTGCCGCTTCCCACGAACCATAACGTTGAGCTACATAATTTTCTGCAACACGTTCCTGGTTTGCTGGAGAATGGTCTCCATTTAGATAAGCTGAATCTAGTTGATAACGTCCGATGTAACGACCATTTGTTGCTGAGTATGAACCACCTGATTCACGTTGAGCAATCCATTCTTTTGCTGAATTTGTCCCTGCTGAAGGAGTTTGTTCAACAACAGGTGATTGTTCTACTACTGGGGCTTGTTCTACAACATTTTCTTGCACAACTGGAGCTTCAACTACCGCTGCTGTTGCTGGAGCCTGAACCTCTCCATTGGTTGGAATCAATAATAAATCTCCAACAAAAATCATATTAGCATCACTAACTGTATCAAGGTTAGATTGATGGATCAAACTATGATGTAATCCATATTTATTACCAATAGCAGATAAAGTATCTCCTGCTTCTACTTCGTAATAAGTTTGTCCATCTTTTTGAATTTCTGCTGCGTGAACACCTGTTCCACCAATAAATAAAGCTCCTGCTAATAGTCCTGCGATAATAATTTTCTTCAAATTGTTATTCTCCTTTTTCTTTTAGTTTTTCGTTAAGCAATGAAGCATATCCATTTGCTTCATTAAATTCTAAAAACTTAATTTTGGCAACACTTAAGCCAGTAAAACAATTTCGTTGAGAATCTACTAAAGCTTCTCGTTCAAATTGTGCTGAATTAAAGTTGTCTTTTACAAGGTCGAAAAATGGAAAGATGATATCCCCATCTTCTGAAAAAGGAACATCTAATAGAAAAGCCTCGTAAACCCAATCATCTAATGATTCCAATTTCTTATTTACAACTTTATACGCCTCTTTACCAAAAATAGTTTTTGTTGCTTCAACGATGTATTCCATATGAAATTCCCCTTTTCTTGTTTTAATAAAAAAGACCCTATTACAAAATTATTACAGTTAAATTACATTAAAATAACCGCGATTTTTTCTTTGTAATTTTTACTGAAGTATGAATTTTATTATCATCTTCCACAGTAATTTGATTATTTTTAACTACAACAACAGGGTATTGTTCTTCAAGTTTTTCTGCTAATTTTTCTACAAAAGGATTTAGTTTTTTAGCCACAACAACTTCTCCTTCTGCAACTTGAGGACTTTTATGTCGAGTTACTTTTACCTCATAAAATGTGTCGCCATCTTTAATACCAGCAATACGTTTTTGTGAATCCAAAAGTTTAAATTCAATATCTTCATCCTCTTGGAGAAAGCCGAATGCCATATTCGCTAATCCCCACTTATCTGCAGTCATTTGTTTTGTTGGAGTAGCACGACCTGCTTCGATTAAATAATCGTCCCAATTTTTCATAATTTCATATTCAAACTCTTGATGCTTAGGATCTGGTTTCTTTATGCCGTTTTTCAAATTTTCTTTAAATTTTCTACTTGCGATAATAGAATTATAATACATAGACATAAATTTTCTATCCTCTGTAGTTTGTTGGAATGCACCGTATTTGTTTTCCATAAAATAAAAACTCCTTTTAAAATTCTTTTATTTCTTAACTATATATATATTATATCATTTTTAAATAAGTTTTTCAAATTAAATTAAAAAAGGCTGAGGAAAACTCAGTCTTTTTTAATAGAAATTATTCTTCAACCTTTTCTTCAATCTCTTTTTCTTCAGTTGTTGCAGGAGATTGTAGTTGTTGAATAGCTTCAAGTAATTGTTTATTTGCAGTTTCTGATTTAGCCAATAAAACTTCTTGCCTTGCTATTTCACCCATTGCTTGGGTCAATAATTCTTGTGTTCCAGTTAACTGTTGCCGAGCAACTGCTAATTCAAATTCTGCTTGTTCTAACAATTGTTCAGTTGTTGGATGTTGACCTGTTTTATTTTCCATTATTGTGTTACCTCCACTGATGTTTTTCCATCTTCTGAAATAGCGAAATGTCGAACTTTATTAGTCATATCTCCAGTACGATTTGCTCTAATACGTTCATACATAGCTGTTTTTCGATCAATAAATGCTTGGATTTCATTTTGTAACTCAGACTTCATTTGTTCTAAAGTTTCAAAAGTTTCATAATCCATTTTGAGATCTCCTAAGTTATTTAGAATATCAATATAAGAACGTAATAAAGCAATACGAGTACCTACTTTTTCTGTTGCCATATCTAAATCATCTGGATGAGTTTGACTAACTCCGGTGCCTTTGACTATATTACCATCAATCAGTTCTGCTGTAGTAATAACAGTCACTTTAGATACGACATTGATACCATCTACTTCTACAAACTCTGGAAAAGAATCAGATGTTATAATTCGTTCTAATACATTTTTAACTTCCACTAAAATTTCCTCCTTATTTAACTTTATAATTAATTATATCATCTTTAATAAAAAAAGTCAATAATTATCTCGCCAAACACCTTTTATTTTTTTTCGTGCTTTTTGTCTAGTTAATGGATACCATTGTTCACTTTTAGCTTTTTTTAAAATTTGAGCTTCAATGGGAATCCATCTACCATCACTATCTTTTCTATATATTAACATATTACTCTCTCCCTGTCAAGTAAATTAAATTTTAATCCAAATATCTCCTTCTCTACCTGCTTTACCTGGATCAGTAACACTAAAGAAAATTCTAACTCCTTTAAATGATATATATGATTGTTCGGAAGATAATGCAGTATCTGTTAATAATTCACCATCACTCATTCTTAAATAGTGATAATATCCGCTTTCTGTTGGTTGTCCACTACCAGCATAATTTCTAGGGAATAAAATAGCTGCATCACGACTACTAGAATAATTTCTAAAAACAAGCTGTCCAATACCATTCATTGCTCCACCATTAATATCAATTGCTGGTTTACGATTTAAATTACCTACATAAGTTAAGTTAGGTTCAGAAATTTTTAACGCTGGCATACCTAAATATCGTTTAGTATCTCCAATAGTCATTTGACCCGCAGGAATATGAATTCGTCCAAAATTCAATGTTAAAGAACCACCAGTATTTCCATCGACACCACCAAAAATAATATCATTTAATTCTGTTCCGCCGTTACCACTTGCCGCTATAACTAACGAATCTGTTGGGCTTGTTGGAAATTGAAAATCTAATCTTCCAAAACTATTCCTAATACTTAATGGGAGTCCTGAACGGTTCGTATCTAATACAAGACTTCCTGTCATAGTTTGATTTATAGTTTTATCTAAATAATTTTCATGTTCATGATTTACTGGGGCTAGATTTGTATGAGTGTGGTTGATAGGTGAATATTTTGATTTCATTGTTTCTAACAAAGTTTTACCAGCAGATGCTGCTAATGCTCTATCAGAAGCTGAACTATCTAATGTAGAAACTAGTTCATCTTTTCGAACATATTGACTGAAATCAATTCCACCTTCACTTGGAGATGCACCAGTCACTTCATAAGGAACAAAAGTACTACCATTCCAACCAAGCAATGTATTAACTTTTAAATTTTCTCCCAGTGTAACATCTTTAAGTTCTCCAATAGAAGAGTTGGTTGATAATACTGATGCTCCTCCTACTCGTAGTGCTCCAGTAAAATTGTTCCAATCTCCTTCCCACATATTGTTTCCACCCTTAAGAGCTATTAAGGCTGCTTCTATACCTTGATCTTGAACAATTTTTGTAATCTCTGGTACCAAATCAGAAAAATCTGATACTGTATGTTTGTGACCTTTTTGAGAAACCTCGTTCCATGATTCATTATTTTGTCCTGTAGCGACCCAAATAGCTCTAGGATTTGAACCTGTATCAATATAAGTTTGTCCATAATATTCAGCACTAATAGTTGGTTTACCTGTGCCGTATAACATATTTCCTCTGGTAATATGAATTGACATTTATTTGTCCTCCTTTATAATCTTTCTCTTATGTATATTAAAAAGCTTTTAAACCTAATATAAAAAAAGAACCCTAAAAGATTAAAGGGTTCAAAAACTTTCTGACGTTTTTAGAAAAATAATACCATTGGAAATAAATTTCTGTCCCCAATAAGTATCTTCTATTTCTTTATACTCATCTTGATTTACAGGAATTGGTAATGTACTTCTTACAATAGTTTGCTGTTTCATAATCTCTTTTTTTAAACGTTCCCTTTTTGTATATTTGGCTACCATATAAGGCAATATAAATATAGCAGGGAAAACTAAAAGCATTGAAAGCAAAATTATAAGAAAAGAACGGAAAGTAAAAATAGAAGCTACTCTATCTTCTTGCTCCCACCTTTTGGCTGGAAGTATAATTGATTGCTCATCAAAATTCCAGCGTTCAATTAATAAATCTCTTTTTTCGATTGCATTTCGAGCTTTTTCTAGCTCTACTTGGTGCCGAACTAAAACTCTACTATTGAATAGCTCCACTTTTAACCCTCCTAACCAATCAGGAATCCTGTGTTTTTCTATAAAATTCTTTAACATGCGAAAAACAAACTCGTCCTCCTTTATCTATCTGGTTTTTTAAAATAATTTAATTTGGTGTGAAGAACCTCTCACATAATTTACTACTAACATAGCTAATTTACCAGGATCTACATAAATAGAATTTAATCTATTATAAATGAAATTTATTTCGGTTAGATTTGAATCTTTTGGCTCGTTTAATAAAAGATTATAATTTTCTGACAAGTAGTATCCTAATCCAGAAATGTTTTCAATAAAGACCGAAGTACCATCATAAGTATAATCAAAATACTTACTAGCAATTTTATCAAACCATAATACATCTTTCTCTGCTAATAAATACATATCTGGATCTTCCAATAGCTCCATCAAAAAAATAATAGAATCCCTTGCGACCTTATTCCCTGCTTCTCTTGGGGCAATATTGCCATATATACTATAAAAAACTAGATATAAATCTTCTTTAGTTTTTATAGAGCAAGCTTCATTGTCTTTTGCAGCATACTCTATTGTATTATAGTTTATAAATGAATTTAAAATAGGTCCAATAGGTTTATCAGATACAAAAAATCTAATATCTTCCATTGAACGATTTTCTAAATACTGATTAAAATATTCTGTATAGACCAAAGGCCCGCTACCAAAGATAGCAGGCTGTCCGGTAAAATCTAACATCATAAAATTCCATCTCCTTCAGATTCTACATAAGCTTTAATAGCTGAATAGAATTCTGATGGTGCCTCAAAACCAGCATAATTTGCTACAACTAAACATTGTTGTACATAATCAATAAATCTATCAAAAATCTCTGGATTGTCCTTAAAATATTCATCAGTATCCTTTTCCATAGTAAAAGCAAGCTTTGCTTCGCCCTCTTCTTCTAAATATTGAATACCAACTTTTTCATCAACAATTAATTCAAAGAAAAATTTATCATATTGTATATTGTCCAATTTTATCACTCCAATTTCCTTCATAGGTTTTTAACTCACAATCTCCACATATAGGCATATCAGAAAAAGCGTTTGTTTTATTACAAGATAAACATTTTACTACAGATCCATATTTTAATATCTCAGATTCTTTTGGCTCTCCTATATATAAATTCTCTCTTTTCGATTTTATACCTAAAGTAAAATCATTATATACTTGACTTAAATTTGTTTTATAAGTCTTTATATTATCATCATGGACTGAAATAAAATTATCTCCAAGAGAAGAGAAGAAGGTGCCTTGTAGAGTATTTATTGTAAATTCTTCAATTCCATTATTTTTGTAGGGATATTGTGTAGATAACATCGCTCCCTTATAATCTTTTGAGAAAACTCCCAAGCGCCTATAAATTTTTTTATCTACGTATTCAACATCATTAAAATTAGGTTTTTCTGTCATTACATAGGTTAAAAATGTATAATTATCTAAGGCTGCAGAATATCCTCCAGTATAATGTTCTCCCATTGGTTTGTAACATGTAGTCCATCCTCTGCCAACACCCATCATTATAAAATCATAAGGATGAACAGATATAACTAAATAACTGGATGGAAGTATATATGAATTTTTTATTTGAGAATACATTAATACAATCTCTTCTCCTAATTCTGGCGTTTGATTAATAACTTTAGATAATTTTTTGCCAGAAGAATGTTTATTCTCTATTAAATCTGAATCATTTAATAATCCCGCTAATTTAAAGAAACCAGCATCTATTTTTCTGTTTTCTTTATATCTTTCCTTAAATTCTTTTTTGAAATCTCTTTCTGCTTGTGTTTTTATAGCTTTTATATTATCTATTTTAAAAACTAGTCTTAGATTATTATCCATCATAGCAATTATTTCTTTTTTCTTTTCAGTAACTTGACTGAAAAAATTTTCATAATTATTATACGAAAAGAGACTAACCCCTTGAGAGAGGTTAATCTTTTCGTACTGACTTTTCATATTTTCTGTCAAATTTCCACCATCTTACTTTCCGTCATTATTTATAGCTTCGGTATAACGTTCTTTTTGTGATACATCTTCCAAGTATTTTTCTCGACATTCATCGCACAAATGTGACAATACTTCATTATCTGTATCAGACCAGGGAACTGTCCCTTTGTCTAAAAAGCAAAATTCACATTGTTCAACTTCTTTTTTTTTACTGCGACTTTTATAGGGAATAAAACTCGTTTCATCATCATTATAGTTTAGATAATCCGATTCATCATAAATATCTTCATCTCCCCAGT